GCGCGCTGATCAAGATCCGCAAGCGCGAAGCCACGGCCGTTGAAGAAGAAGAAGCGATGCTGGATGTCTACCGGCGCGCCTTGGGAATGTAGCCGCGCCTATGCCGCCTGATCAGGTTTGACCACGACCACGTTCTGAGCCTGATCAGATGGCACCGCATCCAGGCTATCCTGTACATAATGGCGCTCCTTCTCCAGCAGTCCGCGGATCACGTTCATCGTGTCGCGCTGGGCCACCATGAGATCCATCATATACTGAATCGTCTTCCGCTGCGCCTCTTCGGCCTTTTCATTTGCCATGATCAGCATTGACGTTGCCAACGATGCTTCCACCGACAGGAACAGCGTCAGTCGGCCGAACATGCTGTCATCGAAGTGCGGCAGGAACGGCAATTCGTTCCATGCAATCCAGAACGCACAGAAGCACGTCAGGATCAGCAGGAACGCCTTTCCTGTGCGTAGCTTGGTGTACAGCGTCAGCCAGCGGCCAGACCGCTTGAGCTTAGTGGTGGAGGACGCCGAAGACAATGGTAGCCGCCACACTGATGACGCTGATGACGATCGCGGCTCCCATGAGGAAATGCGTTGTTCTCTGCGGAACGGCGTTCAGCGCGTCACGCAAGAGTCCGTTGAAGGTGCTGTCGATCTTGGAACTGATATTCGCGATATCCAATTTCAGGTTGTTGACGTCATCCTTCGTGGCCGTTGTTGCCAGTCTGGTTTTGATGTCAACGATATCAACATCCATGCGCGCGACTTGCACCGACAGCCTTTCAAGGCCGTGCTCAGCGATAGCCAAACGTGCCTCCATACCCGCAGTTGAATCGCTCATATTCGTTATCACCCGTTAGCTGGCGGCAAAGCCTTCAGTTGTTGACGCATGAAATCAAACGACGCCCCTGACGGAGCATAACCGTTCGACTTCACCCACAAGCGCGACAGAACAGCATAGGCTTCCTGGAAATATGCCTGAGCGAATGCGCGAGTCATGCGCATCAGCTTCCCCCAGGAAACGAAGTACAGCCAATTCGCATCTGCACCAACCACGATGATGCAGTGCACCCCCCAACTACCGGGCTCCAGATCGGTGATGCCGTCTGGAATGGTCCAATCATCCGACATCGCTTGGGCGTAGAGGGGTAGCGCGAGAACGAGGAACGCGTTTCCGAACCACGCAGCGGACCACGTGATGAGGGCGGGAGTCAGCTTGGCGAAACCCTCGATCCGCTCGACGCCGTATCCAGTGTCCACGCCGGTATCACGCCAATACGTCAGAACTGTGGCGAGATACGCGCCGTCCTGCCCTGGTGCCTTGGTCGCGGCGAAGAACTCAAGCGTCTTGGCAACGCTCATCATTTTCGAGACGCCCTGCCCGTACAGGCTCCATTGCTGGATGGCATGGGCCACGGCGGCTGACGTGCAGTCGCCCGTGTTGTCGTTGTCATCCATCGGCCATTCGGCCACCGACAGATCCCACCGGATGACGGCTGGGATGTCCAGGCTCAGCGGCCCGGCCGCGGTGACGAGATCGGCGCCGGCAGGGGAGGACGTATCCTCACCCTGCGGAACCAAGCCGCCCAGTTTCTTTTCAGACCAGACGGCACGCATCGGCTTACGCCTTCACAAGCTGGCAGATCACCGCGCCATGCGTGATCTGGGGAAGCTTGGATGTGGCACCGGCAGCCGGCGCTGACAACAGCGGTTGCAGATTGGCCACCAGAACCTGGAACGCAACGGCGCCGACACGCACCGCGATAGGCAACGCCGGAATCGCGTTGACGATGGTGACGATGCTGTTGGCGATGCTCAGCGCGGTGGACGCCACATTGGACAGGTCCAGGGTGGCGATCGAACCGATGGCCGCGTTTGCCGCCGATTCCGCGCTCGCGATGTTCGCCTGATCGTCCGCGCTGATCGCACCAGGATTGCCGGTCAGGTACACGGTGACGGCGCCGGACACCGCATCCAGCGTGGTCTTCGCCTGGGCCGCGATCATGGCCGGCGTGACGGTGACCGTGGTTCCATCGGCCTGCTGCTTGGCGCAGGCGGCCAGGGCGCCGGCCAGCACTGCGCTGGCGCCGACGCCGATCGCGGCACGGCGTGCCGGGTTAAAAGCTTGCAACATTACTTGGCTCCGAGGTTAGGGGATACGCGCGACGGCGCTTGCGCCGCCGTTTCTGCCGGTACCGGCACCGCCTTGACTGACGCGTCGGCTGGCGCCTGCGCAGCCTGATCAGCACCGGGCTGTGCCGCGACCACAATGGGCGCTGCTCCGCCGATGAGTTGGGGATGCAGTGTTGCCACGCTGGTGGGTGGAACGATCTGGTGCGCGATAGCAGCGCGAGCCAGAGAGTTGAGAACGGGACGAACAGATTCAGCATAGTCAGCCGGCATTTTGCTGGTGAAAGCCTGAAGCAGCGACACGGCGTCCTGTTCGATCGCCGTTGTGGATCCAGCGGATTGCGGCATGAACGCCATCGCTGCACCCAGGATGATTTGCGCATCGCCGAGATAATGGGACCATGCGTCGGGCGGGATGAGATCCGGAATCACTGCGCCGACACCTGCCAGCACCACGCCAGCGTAGGTTGTCCATTCTTTGAGACGATCCGTAAGCTTGTAGGCCATGGTTGGGTGTCCTGTTATGTTCCTGCTAGTCTGGCAGGCCAGAGTGCCATATCACGTGGTAGTTACGCGGTTGACATGCTCAACTGTACCTTACGGGAGTTTTGTTCGCCATGGAGAAGTTCGTACCAGGGGCGTACCAAGATCCAACGGCGGCCTTGTGCCAACGTTCGACGCCGATCGGCTTCATGGCCTTTTATGAATTGATTTTCAGTGACATGGCATGGGACTACCCGAAGCATCTCATGCCTCTGTCACACGGGCTCTGCGACACCCGTATCAACAAGTTGATGTTCATTATCGGGCCGGGCTCCGGAAAAAGTCAGGCGATTTCAATCGCATACCCAGCATGGCGCATAGGCCTTGATCCGAATATGACCGTTCTGGGAATCTCAGGCGGTGAGGCGCTGATGCAGGGGTTCCAAAAAGCTGTCATGGCGGTGATCGAAAACTCCAAGCACTGGCCCCGCATATTCCCAGGCGTGCGCGCGGACAAGTCAGCCGGGTGGTCAACCGAGGGCGGTGCGTTCGTGACCGGGCGCCGGCCCGGCATCCCAGACGCGAGCTATCTCGCCTGCGGTATCGACAGCAAATACCTGACCGGTAAGCACGGCCGCACGATCATCATTGACGACTTGCACAACGAGGAAAACTCAGCCAACGCCGAGCAGTGCAAGAAAGTGGTCGAGAAGTACGCGAAAACCATCGTCGGCCGCGCCGATCCGATGGGCGCACGCTTTGTCATGGCCGGGCGACGATGGCACCAGAATGACATCTATGGCGTGCTGAAGGAAAACGATTGGGTGGTGCTGGAGCTTCCGGCGGAACGCGACGGGGCTGAGATACTATATTACGATATCTTCATGCCAGACGACATGGAGTGCGTCTTCACTGATGGGATGTGCCGCATGCCAGATGGAACCATGTGGCCGGTGGATGAACCATGAGACACGTCAAATACCCCTATGCGCATGACCCGAAGAAGCAGGGGTTCTACTGGGCCGACTCTGAGCAGAAGCGCATAGACTACTTCGGCATCAAGCGGCTCACACCGGACATCGCGGAATCGGTCTATCAGTGCCGGCCCGGCGCGCGCACCGGTTCCATCTTCGTCCAGGCTGACTTTTGCTACTACCGAGCCCCGCCTGAGTTGGAGCTAGGCATGCACTCGCCGCACGTGCGCAAGTTCGTGGAAGCGAGCGGCGGCATGATCGGGCAGGGCTGGGACACCGCGCTGACGGCGACGCCGGACTCCAACCACACGGTGGGTGTCACCGTGCTGATGGTGCCGTGCACCGAATATCACCGCGGCGAAGATCCGAACGAAGTCGGCCCGTGCGATCCACATTTTGAGATATACGTTCTTGACGTGTACCGGGACAAAGTGGAGATCGGCGATCTGGTCACCAACATGCGGCGCCTGCACCGGTTGTGGAACCCGCACATCATGGTTGTAGAGAAAAAGGCCAACGGCGCCGCCGCCCTACAAACGTTGACCAACACCAACATACCGCTGGAGGGCGTCACACCGTCTGAGAACAAACGCGACCGTGCCGTCAACGGCGGCGGCGGCGCGGGCTCCACGCAAGGCTGGTTCCGGTCCGGCCGGATCCACTTTCCGACCTATGACAGCAAGGTGGACAACGCGATATTCCTGCCCTGGCTGGAAAAGTTTGAGATCGAACTGAAGGACTTTACCGGCGATCGCGGCGGCACCGACGATCAGGTGGACGCTCTGGTGCACATCACAAACTGGGCAATCCGTGAAGGCAGCGCCAGCGGCCTGATGCCGACCGGCTATCAGACGCCAGAGCAGGTGGATCGCTCCATGATGGGTCACAACGGTGGGCCATCCATGGGGAACGATGCAGCGTACGCCATGGGCGCCGTTGAAATGGGTGTGGCGATGGAAGAACGCATGTTCGACATCGGCAAGCTGCTGGAGGACGGACTCGTGATCAACCCATTTGATGGCACTTGCGGCACCTGCACGAACTTTGTGAATCCCTGCCTGTGTAAAGCGCACAAACGTGTTACAACCGCGATGAACCCTGCATGCGATAGGTACGCCGACCAATTCCTGATGTCGTTTCCGCGCTCTTGAGGACGCAAATATGAGCCAACCCGCGCAGAGACCCGAGCCTTTCAATCCGAACGGCGGTGAAGCCGGCGGCTTTCCTGTCTACGAGCACGCCTACGATATCGACAGCTACGCGCGGGCCTTCGCCGGCATGAACCTGCCGGAACCGTCCCAATTCCAACGCTGGGTCACCGGGCTCACCGACGACATCGTTAAGGCCAAGAGCGAGGGGATCGCCAAGGCGCTGACGATGCCGCCCGAGATGGTGTCATTCGCCCGCATCAGCATGCTGCCGGAAGTGCACAACGGCGGTGTGCAACAGTGGCCGGGCATGCCGCCGGAAGCGCTGCGCAAGGTGGTGCGGGAGAACCTGATTCCGCAGACCATCATCAACCTCCGCGTCGGCGACGTGCTCCGCTACCAGAAGCTATCGAAGCATCCGTGGAAGCCCGGCTGGCGCATCACACTGCGGCAAGCCGATCGGAGCCCCGGCGAACAGGATCTGAAGGACATCCTGGCTGCGCAAAAGTTCCTACTGAACTGCAACAGAGAAACTGAAAACGCTCGCGAGCGCGACAAGAAAAAGCTGACGAATTTCGCTGGGTTTTTGTCGGAGGTGGTGCGCGACAGCCTGACCTATGACGGCATGGCGGTGTGGACGGATCGCGATCTCATGGACCGCGTGAAATCGTTCAAAGCGTACTCGGCGTTCAACATGCGGCTGTGCGGTCCTGACGGTTACCGACAAGATCCGAACGTGTTTGCCGTGGCGATCGATGAGGCCGGGCAGGTCATCCACAAGTTCACACGCGAGCAGCTTGTCTTCTCGGTGCGCAATCCACGAGCCGACGCCGATATCATGGGGTACGGCTACCCTGAGATTGAGATGACGATTCGTCTCATCCAGGCATTTCAAAACGTTATAGATATGAATGCCGATATTTTCAATCGCAACAGTATCCCCAACGGCTTCCTGACCGCGACCGGCATGTGGAACCAACGGCAGTTGGATGTGCTGACCAGGATCTGGCAGAACCTGAAGCGTGGCATCAGCAAATCGTGGGCACTGCCTGTCATCCCGATCCCAAAGGATGGCAAGATTGAAGTTGTCGATTTGTCCCGTTTGAAAGAGAACGAGACATACTATGCCGATTTCATGAACATGGTTGCCGGTCTGTTCTGCGCTATCTACAAGTTCCCGGTCACCCGTCTCGGCTACCATATCTCCGGTCACACCCGCGATTCGAAGCCCGAGGTACCGGCGACGGCAGCGCCCGGCATTGACGATTACGATCCCTACCTGTCGGTGCTGCTGGACCACGTCGCCACGCTGATCAATGAGTATCTTATTTGGGACACGTGGTCGCACCTCGAATTCGGCTGGACCGGTTGCAGCCCGAAAGAGGACGCCCGTGAGTACGAAGCGCGCGTGCTCGCATCAACTGTGGATGAAAGACGTGCTTTAAACGATGATCCGCCGCTCGAATCACTCGGAAAAGATGAGGACGAAAAGAAAATCCTCCGTATCATGGGCAAGGCCCCGGTAGATCCAGCGCTCACCAATGTGTTTCAATCCATCGTGCAAGCAGTCCTGGCGCCCAAGCCCGCGCCTGGAGAGGGCGGCAAAGGTGCGCCGTTCGATCACAAGAAAGACCCGGCCCGAGCAGAGGACCACGGGCATACGTCAGGCGTGCGTCGCGACAGCCGGGCTGAAAGTTCCAAGGCGGCAGCGCCAGAGATATTCGAGTCGCAGCTTGACCCCGACCCGAACAAGGATGTCCAGGATATTTTCATTGGTGATGCCAGACCGGGCAACGCAGCACCGTCTTAACGAAAGCAGAGCGTCGTTGACGCGGCGCTCTGCCGAGCCATAATCCTTCTTCCCTTAACCCTAAAGGAACCTCCGCATGCCGCGGCTAGACTTTTCCACGAGTGCGCCTCGTGTCCTGATGCATAACGGTAACGTATTCGGTGGCGGCCAATACCGCATCCTACAACCGGCTGCTATCATGCGCGGTTCCGGCGTGGCGCTCGCCCAGGCCCATCCCACAATTTTGGACGATCACGTACTGACGGCCATGGCGCCGGATGTCGTGGTGCTCCAGTTCCAGCAGACCGACACCCAGATCGAAGCGATGAAGCGCTACCGGAAAGCCGTTCCGGATGCATTCATGGTGTACGAGATCGATGACATCTTCTGGCGCGTGCCGGATGAGTCCATTCACAAGGCCGGCGTGCCTGCGGACGTGAAAGAGCGAATCGAGCGCGCCGCCAAGATCTGCAACGCGATCACGGTGACCACGCCGTACCTCGCGGATCAAATGAAGCGCCTGACGCGCAACGTGGACGTTCGTATCATTCCGAACGAGTTGCCGCAGTGGTTCATCAATGCCGCGCGTGAGGGGCGGCGCAATGCCAAGTCCACCGACAGCAGCACCAAGCCGCGCGTCGGTTGGGTTGGCGGGGTTGGCCACAGCGGTGACCTGTCCATCCTGCCGGACGTCATGAAGCGTCTGGGCGACACGGTGCACTGGGTGTTCATGGGCTGGGCGCCGGGCCAGAAACACGGCCAACAGATCAACATGGACTGGGTGCCGGAAGGCGTGACGGCCGAGTTCACGCCCGGTGTGGATTTCAAGGACTACCCGGCGGCCATGGGCGCGCTGCGCCTGGATCTGGCCTTGGCACCGCTCCAGGACAATATGTTCAACCGATGCAAATCCGACCTCCGAATTCTCGAGTACGGAGCCGCTGGCTTCCCGGTTCTGGCAAGTGACATCGTCACCTATGCCGACTGCCCGGTCATCGCCCGCGCACCCTGGAATGCACAAGCCTGGGCCGAAGAGATCGTCAGCCTGTTGGGCGACAAAGAGCGCCGCGACAGCTTGGCTGAAAAGCTGCACCTCTGGGTGTGCGAGACGCGCTGCATGGATCGGAACATCGCCGATCGCGTGCAGAAGCTGCTGCCGCGGAACGCCACGCGATTCGAGCCGGCGAAAAACTTCAACGCCGCGGACACCCAGGGCGTCAGTGTCGTGTGCACGACGTCCTGGACCGGCGGCATGGATATCGAGACGTTCAGTTCCGTGGAAGCGGCGCGCATCGCCCATCCCCACAACCATGTCCTCTACATCCGCGACAACACCAAGCTGACGTCGCGCCAACTCATGACGTTCGTCGGCAGCCTGGGGAACCCGAATGTTGCGTCGGTGTCCGCTCTGACCAATGACAGCCAGTACCCGGACCCGCAGCGGTTCGTGGACATGACCGACTCTGTCGCGGCCGACCTGGATGAGTGCTCCATCCTGCTGGACGCCAAGCCGGTGATTCTGCCGTTCCCGACCGGCCCGGCGGTGCTAATGAGCGACGCGGCGCTGTCTCGGTTCGGCCTGCCGGACATCACCTCATTCGGTGGTGACCTGGAGGGTGCCATGATGGACTGGGGGGCTCGCTGCGCCGAGCTAGGACTCAAGCACATCCTGACGGCGAACGCCTTCGTGCACACCAAGCGACGGGTCACCCGACCGAAAGAGATGACCGAGCATTTCGTCAACAAGGTGTCTGCCTGGATGCCGATGTTGACGCCAACGCTGCAAAATTTCGTTCGGTCCAACCCGCTAGGCCCGGTGCGCGAAGAACTGGAACTGGCGCACAACCGGCACTTCTACCGGAAGCCGCAGCACGACAGCAGCTACATGAGTTGGTCTCGCATCAACGACACGCCCGGCACCGCCGATTTCGCCGCCATGGACGCCATGACAGCAGAATGGGAGTCGAACTGCGGTGGCGGCGACAACCTGCCGCGGATCAACATCGTCATGCCGTTGTACAACACGCCGCATGAGTTCCTGATGGAAGCCATCGAAAGCGTGCTGGCGCAGAATTATCCATACTGGCGCCTGCTGATCGTGGATGACGCGTCCACCGATTCGGAGGTGCGCAAGATCGCGGAAGGTTTCTGGAGCCGGGAGCCCCGTATCGAATACAAGAAGCGCCCGGAGAACGGCCATATCTGCGTGGCCAGCAACGACGCGCTGGACATGGCGGAGCACGGCTGGGTGGTGTTCCTGGACCATGATGACAGGCTGCCGAAGCACGCGCTATGGATGTTGGCTCACACCATCCTGACGAACCCGGATGCCCAGTTCATCTATTCGGATTCGGACAAGATCCAGCCAGTGGATCCGAACAAGTCTGTGGAGCATCCGGACCGCAACTTCCCTTACTTCTCGCCAGACTTTAACTATGAACTGCTGTTGGCGCAGAACTACGTGACGCACATGGCGTGCTACCGCCTGGAGGGTATCCGGGCGGTGGACAACCTGCGACCCGGGTACGAGGGCTCCCAGGATTGGGATCTGGCGCTCCGCTACATCACCCACACCTGCGGCAACCCGCCGGACAAAAGCAAGATCGTGCACATTCAGCACGTGCTCTACCACTGGCGCATGAGCCCCGACAGCGTGAGCATGAACATCAACTCCAAGCCGTACGCCTTGGCGGCCGGGCAGCGCGCTGTCATCGATCATCTGGCGCAGACCGGGCAGCGTGCGATCGTCGGGCCGAACCCGGTGTTTCCGGCCTACACCATGGTGCGTTGGCTGAATGAGCAGGATGCGCCATCGGTCACCATCATCATCCCGACGAAGGACAACAAGGACGTGCTGGCGCGCTGCCTTAACGCCGTCCTGCAAAAGACGATGTACCCCAACTTCAACATCGTCATCGTGGACAACGGCAGCAAGCAAAAGGACACCTTGACGTTCCTGAACACGGTGCAGACCCATAAGCAGGTGACGGTCAAGCGCCGGCCCGGTCCGTTCAATTTCGCTGCGATCAACAACGAAGCGGTGCGCGACACGACAGCGCAGTTCGTCTGCCTGCTGAATGACGACACCGAACCGCTGGAGCCGTCATGGCTGAGCGACATGGTTGCATTGGCCAACCGACCGGGCGTCGGCGCGGTCGGCGCCAAGCTGCTGTACCCGAGCGGCCATGTGCAGCAGAACGGCATCATCATTGACTGGAGCGCGCCGCCGGGCGGGAAGTGCCTGCATGCGTTCCAGCGGATGGGGCAGAACGATACCGGGCAGGCCGCGCGCAACCTGATCACGCAGGAATGGGTAGCGGTGACCGGCGCCTGTTTGGTGGTGCGCCGATCCCTGTACGAGAACGTCAACGGCATGGACGCTGACGCCTTCCCGATCGACTACAACGACGTCGATTTTTGCCTACGCCTGCATGCCGCCGGCTACCGCAATATCGTCTCGGCGCAGGCCTTGGTGTTCCACCACGAAGGCGTCACCAAGCGGCAGCACCTCATCGGCTACAAGCGGGAGACGATGATAGCGGCCGAAGAACGGCTGATGGCACGGCACAAGAGGATCGTGGATGGTGGATGGAACAAGAACCTCATGTTCCACCCGCATTTGACGCAAGGCACTCAGAACGCCGTGCCGAAGCCCTGGACGATCGATCGCAAGCGCGTGCTGCTGGTAAATGGCACCATGGTTGACGCCCTGGCGCAATGGGACGCCGGGCACCTGCCGCTTTGTGTGACGTTGAATGGCCACAACTGCCACCTGACGTTCCCGCACGCGACGCACGTCCAGCCGATCGATATCCGTGGCAGCGCGGATAATTTCATCGGTCTGGCCCTGATGTTGGACATTCAGAAGGTCATCTTCTGTGGCGTCGGCAACGGTACGGTGGGTGCCATCGGCTATTTCAGGAAGGTGGCAGAGACGATTCAAACTGAAGTCGCGTTGACCAAGGAAGCCGACATCCGAGATCCGCACGTGCCGGCGGATGTATTTGACCTGGGCATCGGCGCACTGATGAACCAGAAGCAGGCAGCCTGAAATGAAGAGACCGCACCTGGAGCCACCTCCAGGTGCGGTCTCAATGCCGTCGAATACCGGCTTGCGGCCCGGTCAGGACAGGCATGTGCTGACAGTATAAATCGGGTTGCTTACTGTCAATCAGGAACTGACGGGGCGACGAATACAAAAGCGCGACGGGTTGCAGCCTGACCCGCCAAAGTTGTGACGCTGCAATACACAGAATAGTCAGTATTAGCGCAGCCGCCGCCCATCCAAAAGATGACAGCCCCATCGGCTATGCCCGGCGCGCCAATGACCGGTAGCTCCCCCGACGCCGACGTGACGACTGTCGTTGTCAGGAGCGCGTCATTCGGCGCCAGCCATTGACTCCAGTCGAACTTGAACGGTCCGACGTCGCCAACGGCCATGTCGCCAAACCGAAGCGTGGTGGTCCCGTAGCTGCCTGACATCAGTCTTTACCCCGCGGAGGTATGACCACCTCATTGACGTATGGTGCGACACTAACACAACGCGTGACAGACCACACGAACCTTGCGGTGATGGCGGCGATAGGGCGCGGCAGGCTCATCGATCCCTCGGTACTTCAACGGTTCGGACATCGGGTTGCACGACGACCGTGTCAATCGCACCGAAGGACACGGTCAAGGCCTGGATTGTCGCTCGCGGTACCGGTACCCGAGAGAGAATGGACGCCGTGACACCGGACGTGCTGAAGGCTGTTGCGTGCGCACCCGGCCGCGGTATCCTGGCATTGATGCCAGCCATTAGCGTCAGAATGCTGTTGACGTCGTCAACCGCCGAGACGCTTTCTTCGATGCTGATATGGTAAGCGTTCGCCGTGAGGCCCAGGTGATCGGAGGCTGTCGCACCCTCAACCACCTGGACCCGCATGCTGGCTTGAAGCAGGACAACTTCACCAGCGGAGGTAGTTTCTGATATTCCCGTTTCTACCGTCAACCCGGCAGCGGTTATATCCGATGTAACAACCAGTTCATTGATGCCAATGACAATAGGCAGGCGCGCAGCTACAGAATCGTTAGTTGTTACAGTTTCATGAATGCTCAGATGAAATACGCCAGAACTGACGGCGTCTACCTCATCATCCGTTGTGGCAGTCTCAACCACGCGCGCCGACATGGCCGCTGCGCTGTCGATACCGTCCGATGCGCTCGCGGTCTCCGTGATAGCCGCTGGCGCTCGCGCCTTGGCTGCGATCGTGTCGGACACGCTGGCAGTTTCATCAACACCGAGCACATAGTTAGTGGACGTGCTGACGGTATCCTGGGCGGCCGTGCTTTCTGCGACAGCCGCTGTGCCGTGCATCGTAGCGGCCGAGCTATCTGCGGTCACCGCTGATTCGCTGATGACGCCTACCGCAAGCAGAGAGGCACCCACCTCATCCGTGGGATGGACGTGCTCCGACACGCCCAACTCGTAGGTGGTGGATACGGCAGCGTCGGCATGGGGTGTGGTGCTTTCCGACACCGCGGCCGATGCGGTCATGCCGCTGCCCAGAACGTCGGTCGCCGCGGTGCTTTCTTGGATCGTCCAGGTCGCCGAGCCATGCCCCTGCACCGCATCCGAGGCGGCCACGCTCTCCGATATCGAGAGGTGCACGACAGATAGCAACGCCGATATAGAATCAGCGGTAGCTAGGCTTTCCTTTACGTCTTCAAAGAACTCACCAGATTGTACACTGTGAATTTCTTCAGATACGGAGACACTTTCCGATACGGACAGTGCTATACTTATGGTGTACGCAATGTTGTCTGTCGTAGCTACAGATTCGCTGACGCCCGGCACCGCTGTCAGGGCGACGTGGTCCGATGTCGCGGCCGACTCCGCAATGGCAGTTTGGACCGTGACCGCTACCAAGTCAGCCGGGTTCACGGTCTCCGCAATGGCCTGAGCACCCAGGCTGATCGCCACGCTATCCGCAGTAGTGACCGTCTCGGAGACGCCGGCCACGCCCTGCATCGTGGCCGCCGGGTGGTCGGTCGTGGCCGTGCTGTCCGAAAGCGCCAGCGCCGCATGCATCAGCGAGTGAGCGGAATCGGATGTCGCCGCCGATTCGCCGATGAGCAAGCCTACGCTGATAATCGCCGTCGATTCCGCCGCCGTGGCCGATTCCGCAATCGCGCCGGCCGCATGCATCGCCGAGCCGATCGCATCAGACGTCGCCGCTGATTCGGACACTGACAGGCTGGCGTTGCCTTCGGCATTGACGACGTCCGGCGTGTGCACGCTTTCCGTCACGATGCCGAGCGCCTGCATGGCGCTGGCAATGCTGTCCGAACTGGCTACCGATTCCGACAGCGCCAGCGCATAGTTTATGCTGGATACTACGTGATCAGAAGATGCTGTCGTTTCCGAAACATTTGCGACCGCACGCATCGTCGCCTGAGCAGCGTCCGATGTCGCCGTGCTATCCGACACCGACAGACTGAAGTCAGCACCGATGGCGACGGTTTCGTTATCGTGTACCGTTTCCAACACGGCCGCTGTGCCGTGCATGGCGCTGGCCACGGAATCACTGGTCGCGGCGGACTCGGAGATCCCCAGGGTGATGACGACGCCAAGCTGGATCGCGTCCGCAGCGCTTACGCTTTCCGCCACGGCCGCAGCGCCAGACATGCTGGCTGCGATGGCTTCGTTGTCGTGCACCGTGTCCGACACAAACGCTGTGCCGTGCATGGTGCTGGCCACGGAGTTACCGGTCGCGGTGGACTCGGAGACCGCACCCGCGGATTTCGCTGCCGCCTGCACCGTGTCGGCGGTGGCCGCGCTATCCGACACGCCACCTGCCGCCAGCATGGCGGACGCAGCCGAGTCTGACGTGGTCGTTGATTCGGCTACCGCCAGAGCGGTCGGCGCGGCGCTGCCGTTGGTGAAGATGATCAGGCCGGCAGCGCTGGCGCCTCCGGTGCGCGATGTGGAGCCATGGCCGCCAGCGCCGCCACCACCGCCGGGATACCCGCCCGCGCCGCCGTTGACCGTTGCGCCGATGCCGCCGCCAGCGCCGCCGCCGCCACCCTTGGTGTTGGACAGACCAGAATGGCCATTGCCCGCCGCGGTACCGGTACCGCCAGCGCCGGCACCTGGAGACGAACCGCCCGCGCCACCGGTTGTGGACGAAGACCCACTCGTGCCGGCTCCGCCGGTCCCCCCAGCAGATCCGGCGCCACCACCACCGCCGCCACCGTCAGAACCCGAGAACCCGGCCGCGCCCGCACCGCCGGCAACCGACACGTCACCCGTGCCGACTGAACCGCCTGCGCCGGCCGATCCTCCCGCCCCAGATCCACCGGTATGGCCGCCGCCGGCCCGCAGGATGGTGGTGATGGATGAATCGAGGCCTGACGCGTTGCCGACGCTGATACCGCTGACGGTACCGCCCGGCGTGATCGCCATGGCGTTCAGCTTGCTGTAGCCGCCGCCGCCACCGGATCCACCCGAACCCGTTGTGGCACCCGCGCCGCCGTCGCCGCCGTTGCCCCAGGCTTCCACAATCGCAGTGGAGTTCCAGGACGTCGGAATCTGGACTGTCGAGATGCCACCCAGCACCATGATCTGGCTGGGATCTGTCCCGGTGTAGGTGATCTTTATGAGGCCGTAACCGCCGCGGGCGAATGTTGGACTCGAGGCGGCTAGGGTTTCACCCGCGCCACCGCCCGGCGTGCCGCCATTACCGCCCTGCGATGATCCGCTGGCGCCGATGCCGCCGCCGCCACCACCACCGCCGCCGTTGTCATAGTCATCGCCGCCGTCGCCGCCCTTGTTGGCCAGGGCACCTGAAGATGAACCCGCGCCACCACCGCCCGAGCCAGGGCCGCCGTTCGCGCCAGATGTCCCGGACGCACTGCCACCAACGCCGCCTGTGGCGCCGCCGCCGGTACCGCCCACACCACCGGACCCAGCGTTGCCGACGCCGTTACCGTTCGATGCGCCACCGCCTGGGCCGCCCGAATCAGAACCGTTGCCGCCAGCACTGCCAGCGCCTCCAGGGCCACCAGCACCGCCACCAGCGCCACCCGAGCCCGGCGGGTATAAACCGCCCGCGCCACCTGCGTGGATGTGAGATCCAATTGACGTGCTTGAACTGCCGCCGCCCTTGGCCAGCGCGCCTTGCGACACGGATGTTGGCTTAGCACCCGTGTCTGAAAGCCACGTGTCACCGCCGGGCGCCGTCGCGTTCGCAACGCCTTGGCCGGGCGCGCCGATGGAAAAAGAATAGTTGGTGCCGCCGGCCGCGGCGAAACCACTTACGGTAGCATAGTCGCCACCAGCGCCGCCGTTGCCGGTTGTGTCGTCCGGGCCGGCGCCAGCACCCCAACACTCAATATTCCACGTCGCAGAAGACGGCGCGGTGATGATCCCCGCGCCGACTCCGACGATGTAGATGGTTGTTGTGGTCACGGCGCGCCCTCTGGTGCGCCTGAGAGTTTACGTCAGGCTGAGCGTGTATGTCATCGTCACAGTGTTGCCGCTGATAACCGGCTGCGGCGTGCCCAATGCTGCCGCTGAAATCAGCGTGCCTGTCGTGTTGTCCACCGTGCCGGCATTGGCGCCGATCGCGGCGAAGGCACCCTGCACCGTGCCGGCGTTGGTGAAGATGTACGTTGCGGCGCTGGCCGTGTTGTTCGTCACGCCGCTGACCGGGGCGCTCAGCGCCAGAGCCGGACGGCTGGTGCCGTACACCGGAGTCTGCGCACCGCCGGCTTCGATCCAACCCGGATGGCTGGACATGGTGTCCGACACCGCGGTGACCGTGCCGGAACCGATGAGTCCCAAAAATGTGTCAGTCGTACCAAGGCTGACGATGCCGCCGTTCAGAAGCTGATTCTTGCCGGTGTAGACGACAACGTTATCCGCGCTTTCTTCCCAAAGCACGGTGCCGTTCTCGTCGGTGCACACCAGATCGTAGTGGCCGTGAATGCCGCAGATCTCATCCGTTGCGTTGCCCGCGCTCATGCCGGCGTTGATCAACTCACTTACGTTCAGAATTTCCATGAGAGGGTTCCTTTCACGCCTCTGCGATTTGCGCGTTTGTTACCACAACCGGACCACCGGCCACTACAGTTGTCGAATTAATGATAACGCTGGCACCAGATCCTGCCAATCCAACATCCAGGTCTATGATTCCAGCGCCTAGCGCCGCCACGATAGCTGCACCCGTGAGCCCCGGACAGTTGGCCGTGCTGAGTGTCGGCGCAGCGCTGTAGGTGCCCATGTTCTCGATTTGGAGCGCGGCCACGGCGCCCTGGTAGACGGTGAACGTCGCCTGCAACCCAGCACCAGCCCCGCCGGTCGCCGTCAGATCGTAGGTGCCATCCGTGCCGCCCGAGCCCACTCCGGACACCGCAAGCGCGAGCCCGGAGACGTTCCGCAGCTTGCCCATGCCGATCACGCCGCCGGACACCGCGTTGGCCGTGGCTATCGCGTTCGCCGTGAGCACCGCGGTGAGTGCCGGCGCCGCGGACGCGCCTGAGCCGCCGCCACCGGAAAACAGTGCCGTACCAGACGCGCCGGCAGACGTGTACGCCGTGCCCGGCGTCAGCGCCTGGACGGCGGCAACCGAGTACCCGGGTACGTTCAGGCTGGCGTTGACGCCAGCGCCGTTCGTCTCGCTGGCCAAGGCCCCAAGCGGCAAATCTCCCGTGAACTGGCCTGGGTCCACCAAGGTGGATGTCAGGATCGCCCCGCCCGGCCCGATCGTCGCCACGCTGAAGACCGCCTGGAACGGCGCACTCGCGGGAGCCCGGATCAGGTCACCAGGGCTGTAGTTGTTCCCGCCCGTGAGACGATAGGCCGACGCGTCCACGCCCATCACCACGTTGAAGCTCGCACCCGTGCCGCCGGTCGCGCCGCGTAGTTGGAACGCCGGCACCGACGTGTAGCCGGTCCCGCCGTCCACGATCTCAGGCGAATCCAGGCCGAATGATGTGGATCCGAACGGCGCACCGCAGGTGAGCGTTGCCAGTAGAGTCCCTGGTGGTGGGGCATCCGGCCCGGCCGGCGGTTCGCCCGTGTAAAAATCCAAGGCCGCACCGTTCCCAAGCGCGGTGTTCAGGAGCGCCAGACGACTCGCCTTCAGCGCGACGTCAAGATTGAGATACCCCATTAGGTGCCATCCTTCTTTTCGACAGCCTGAAGCCGCCGATCCACCTGCTGGATATAATCGACAATAGACGGCATCGCGGAGAGCCAATCCACCTGCATCATGATGTCCTTGCCGGTGTCAGGGTCAACCTCACCGCGCTTACCGGTCACGGTCCACGGCGCAAGCGCTTGCATTTCATGCGCCAGGATCATGGGCTGCACGGCACGGCGCGGATCTTTGTTGTAACGACCGCGCCAAATGGGAAGCTTTGCTACCCATGAGCCATCGCCTTTTCCGAGGATGGTTTTGACCCGTTCGTCAGATGTCTGATTGAACTGCACAGAACCGCCATTCTGTGTGATCGAACCGACGAGGCCATTGCCAAAAAAGAAACCAATCAAGGTACCGACGATACCCATGCCGATACCGATTGGATTCTTATTCACGGCGTAAATCTGAGATGACCCATCGCCCAGAACCTGGAACCCACCATGTTCATTCAGGATCGGGTTAGAAACACCAGCAACGAGTATGCCGGCTGTCGAATTCAGCGTACCGCCCGCGTTGACATTGCCCGCTGTGGCAGTGATGCTGCCAGTCGTGCTGGTAATATTACCCCCGGCCGTCATCGATGTACCGGCGGTTACCGCAAGATTGGCTTGCGCATTGCCCGTCGTGCTGAACCCACCCGCACCAGCCGACACCGCATTACTAGCGCTGACATTCCCCCCGCTAGACGTGATGTTGCCGGCAGCAGTCAGACCGCCCGTATCGGTCATGGTCATGACCGCCGCGGTGAACGCGCTGTTAATGAACTGAAGGCTACCATTCACGGCACGGATGTATTTATTCGGCGTGGTAGCGCCATTCCCGAGCAGGCCCAGAACGGCGCCGTTGGATGTTCCGGTGATAGTGACACCGCCTCCGCCGTTCAGATCAGTTGCCGTGATGCCTTTGTTGAACGCGTTTGTACCGGTCCACACGTTGTTCGCCGCCAACGGTCCGTAGCTCACGCCTGACACGCCGATAATGCGGCCGTCTGGTGCTACCTGCACCGTAGCGCCGACATAGGTACCCGACACAACGCCTGTCGGATTAAGGACAGAACTCGCGTATTTCCACACGGAACCACTGACGATAGAGTTCTGCGTGATGATCGTCTGGCCAACCGACAGCGGCAGAGATGCCAGCGCAAACGTCGTGTTGTTGTTCGGCGGCGTCAGGCTCGCCGTAATGACGATCGTGTCCTGTGCATCCGTGTAGAAGGTGAACGGCGCAAAATCCGGATCGTAATCAGGATGACCTTCTGGCGGCCCGATGACCTGCACCGAGTCCTGCCCGATCGTTCCATATGACGCCAGTATATACGCTGTGACAGGAGCGCCGGACGATGGCACCAGCGACGTGAAATCCAGGGCGTAAGTGAACGTCGTCGCACCACTGACGGTGCCATGCGCGTCCACCAGGGAGCCAGATCCGAACAACACCGCGAACGGCGACGGCGCGTTGATCGTGACAGACAGGTTAGACGGAGACGCCGCGGTGAAGGTCAACGATCCCGGATTCAGCAGGCCTGGAGAATGCAAGCCAGAACCCAGGAACGCGAAATCATCCTCAATCAGCGTCATCGCGTCATTGAGAAGCGAACCGTTTACGAACTGGCCGTCAACAAACTGAGGGATCTGCATCGTCATAGACCTGGGTTGATTGTTGGGTCAGTCAGGAACAGCGTCGGCAGGGTAGGCATGTTGTTGTCTGTCGCCTGGGCGATGGTCGGAATGAACGAACTTACCGGCGTATCGAGATAGGCGCCGGTCACTTTCGGTGCGTCCAGAAAATCAACGGTGCCGATATAGAGCCCACCTTGCAGCGTATTGAACGGCAGGAACGGCACGCCGGCCGGGCGCACGTTCACAAGGTTCGTCGCGATGTTGGCCAAGGTGGCGTTGTTCAACGGCGCCGAAAATTGAATGTGGAACGCCGTGTTGACGAAGTCTTCCTCAATCGTGGCCTTGTACCCGAGCAGGCCCAGATAATCCACGATCGCGACAGGTGTGCACCGGCCTGACAACAGGGTAGACGTGATGCGGTTTCGGTACGCGCTGTCAGACTCATTCGCGTTGCGCGGAATGCAGAACAACTGCCCCCACACATTCAACCACGGTCCGACCGCCTGACTGAAGGTAAGCTGCGTGATAAGGCCGTCCACAGCGTTCGTATACCGAAACAACGCCGCAGTCTGCGCGTTGTCGAACTTGCTGTACGTGGAGCCCTGCCGCTTATATGTCAGCGGCAGATCATCCAACCGGTTTTTGACTGCGGTGAAATCCATCAGATGCTAGGCCCGGTGAAATTGATGACGACAGCGCCTGGGATGATGCGCTGCGTTGGCCCTGTCGGGATGACGGATTGCGAGTTGCCGTTCGCGTCCAGAAGCGTGATGCTCAGGCTGCTGGTGGATGCTTGCACCGCGCTCGCGACATCAGCGATGATCTGGCTGAGTTGCGCCGCGTCGCCGAAATTGAGCGTCGCATAGTAGTTGTTCAGCGCGGTTTGCGTGCTGGATGTCACCGCCGGCACCGCGCCCGGCTGGATCACCACGCCAGATACAACGACGCTGGCGAGGACCGGCACAACCTGTTTGACCTGATACGGCACGCCTGCCGGACGATTGCCCAACAGGTTCAACGCGAAATCACCATCCAATTTTGCCGCCACAGCCGCGAGCAGGTCAGACGACGCCGTGCCGCTGCCGTTGTCCACATAGACCTGAAAGCCGGCCGCCGGGTTTTGCACGCCGGCCATAAGCTGCGCGATCCAGGGCTCGTAGCAGGTGGCGTATCGAACCGTCTCGCCCGTGCCGGACACCGTGACGCCGATCGCCGCGTTTGCGACGGCAACCGGCGTGCCCAGGCCGATGGAGCCCACCACCGCGGTGAACCGCGCCAGCGTCGCCGCCGGGGTTTCCGCATCCGCGCCGCCGGTTGCCGCCTGGAGATTGTTGACGACAAGCGTGTAGGGGATAGACGACAGGATCTGGGTAATGGTGCCGATGGCGACGTTGCCGGCGGCGCCCGCTACGACAGCCGCGGCTGGTACCGTGACACTCGTGCCACCGGCCGGGATGGTGGCGTTCTCCAGCGTCTGAAATTGGATACCGCCCACCGTCTGGGTGATGGTGCCCTGGGGGATGCCGACAGCCACCGGTACCGGCGGCGGATTCGCCCCTGCGCCTGTGCCGAATGTCAGCGTCGTGGTCGCCGGCTGCGCCGGGATCGGGAAAACCTGGAACGCAGCAAACGCCGAGTAGACCAAGGCCTGGAATGCCAAGGCCTGGGCAGAGACGGATTCGGTATCGACAACGGAGCCAACGGCTTCGGCGAAGGTGCGCACCTGCGAGCCCTCGTTGACGTCGGTCACCACCTCGTTCTGTGCACCCATCCAGCCCAAAAAGTCCGCGGCGACTTCCTCTGTCGTCGGCGGCGAGGCAACGGTGATGGTGGAGGCTTGCGATCCTGACATCAGATAGGCCCTAACACTTCGTTGACCGTCACGTCATTGGCACCCAAGCCGTTCGGCTGCACAACTGATTTTATTTGAAACGCGTTGTCTCGCTGAATGGAAACATCAACGCTGACAATCTTATCCACACGCGGGTCAGATTGCAGGCAGGATTCCGTGTACGCTTCCAGCACGCCGGCAATCCTGGAATCCGTGATGGAGCCGATCTCAGGCGGGATGCGTGACCCAAAATTGAGATGGTAGATCAGTTGCTCCAGCGGCGTTTGCAGGCGCCGCCCGAGCGAGAACGAAAGGTTCTGGTAGCCGCCAATGACCTGAAAGTCGCCGGCCCATGGCGCCATGTCCGAATTGAGCGGCCCCAGGTAGAGATCCACACCAAGGTAGTTGTTCAGATAGTTCGGCGCCTGCCCCGTGCTTGTGATTGTCGCGCCGGGCTGCGGAATGAACAACTGATCGCCCGGCCCAGCGACGCCCAGGCTCTTGACGTTCGCCACGTACGGCGGCGACAGATTATTGAGCGTCGCGATGTCGCGCCACGCCTCGAAATTGCCAAGCTCCCGACTCGCGATGTCCATCAGATTGTCATTGCGCCGCACGGTTGCCAGCCGCGGCTGGCCCACCACGACGGAGGCCCGCATGGTGACGATCAGGTTGTTCACTTTTTGCAGAGCGGTCAGCGTGACCAACCGTGCAATAGCCATCGCCTGCGCTGTCAGGCTGGTTGGGTCCGTAGCTGTCATAGAGGCAGTGCGCCCGATCGTCGGCATTGCCACCAGCGTGTTCCACACCGTGAGCAGGTTCGCATTCGAGGCAAGCTGCACATTCGGCAGGATGCTGGCCACCACCGACGCGGCCCGGCCCATCTGCTGCACCTCGTTTAAGGAGGTACCGGTAAAATTCACACCCTGGGTCTGCAAGGCCTGTGCGATCGTGGTCCAAGCCTGGGCGTTGGCCGCCGCCTGGGCTGTCAAATTGGTCAGGGTGAGTCCGTCCGGTATCGCCTCTCCTGTGAAATTCAACAGGAACTCCAGATACTTGGGATCTGGAATCATCGGCGTGCCGTTCACCATGACCGCCGGGTTGACAGTCGGCACAACCTGGAGCGCCTGCGCCTGAAGCACGGCTTCCTGCATCGCCTCGATTCGGTTCAGCAGGGCGGCCTTGGTGGCAGGGTCCAGGGTCAGAGGCAGCGAGGCGACTTGCACCAGGGCTTCAAAATTGACCTGTGTACCAACCGAGAATTGGTATGCGGCCAAGGCGGCTTGCCCGTTGTCCAACGTCTCGGCCAAGGCCATGATCAGCGCCTTAGTCTGCGTCGGATCGCTGGCATTGATGTTGGCAGCCGCGTACGTCAGGGCAGCGCGAATGGCTGTCCAGATCGTTAGCGGGTATCCGGCCAGCGGCAGTGCCATAACAACCCTCGGTCAGTAGGCGCCTAATATGCCACTGATTGCGTCTTTCAATCCAGAAGCCGCTGAACTCGCCCCGGCGGCGAAGATCTGCTGCACCGGATCGGCGAAGATGTCGGAGATGATCGGCGCGCTCACCGGCTGGATCGCGGCGAGCCGCAGACTGTAGAACGTCAGCATGGGCGCCTGCGCCGTCAGTCGGAATTCCATCTCGCCGATCGGTTCAACCTGCCAGTAATCCTGGTTGAAGTAATCGTACAGTTCCAGCGTGTACAGATTGGGATTGTTGACGTTCTTCTGCGCTTGGTTTAGCTGCGCATACAGTTCAAACAAGTACTGCAACTGCTGCACTGACTGCTGGCCAGTGAAGATATAGCCGTCAATATTGTGACGGTCCCAGCCAGTGGTGCCCTCCAGCATGAAGATCGGCGGCGCCATGCCGAAGCTGTCGATATTCCGCGTGACGCCACCTTTCGACGCCGGGCCGGAAGAATCGTAGACCGCGCTCATCGCCACGGGCGCTTTACGCAGTGACATCGGGCTGATCGCAAACGTGTACGTGAAGAACGACAGCAGGGAGAAGCCAGGGCTCCGTATGCTCAGCGTGTAGAGCGCGAGCCGGACATTCGGCACCTTTACCGTGCGGAAGTTCTGCGACAGCAGGGAGGTGAGCGCGTTGGCCATACCTTACTTCCTATAGAACATTACCGGCGGAAGCCACGCAAACTGGCCCGGCAGGATCGTGGTCCAGTCAGCGGCTGCCACTAAGCAGAACCCGGAGTTGTCCACACTGGCGCCGTCGCCTTCGGTCGGCCCGCTCGCATCAGCACAAAACCATGTCATGGATGGCGGATAGCCGCCGGCCGGAATGCCCGAAATGGATCCGGACGTGCCGGCCGTGACATACGTGGTCAGGCGGCTTACCCAGGCCTGGGTAGACGCAAAATTGGGCGCACCGGAGGCGATGTCCGCGGCAAGATAACCGTACTCCGTCATGAGGATAGGCACGGTGTTGCTGCTGTAGAGGAAACCCCAGTACGGATTCCAGGTCGCCGGCTGCTGCGGTCCCGAGTTAATGGACGGTTCGTACGAGTGCACCGAGAAAGCCAGCTTGTTCGGTATCGTCAGCGCCACCGGAAACTGGGTGAACGGCGACAGGTCCGCGATCGTGCCGCCATCCGCGCTGAACGGCGGCGGAGTCAGGATGCCATAGGCTTGGCAGATGATGAGCACGTTCGGGTTAACGGCCAAGATCGCGTTGCCGGCGTTCTGCCACCACAGCCGCACGTCCGTGTCCGGGTTTCCGTCGCCCCATGTGCACGGCGGCGAGAAGATCTCATTGTTCAACTCGAAGCCGATAACAGTTGGATTGTTGGCATATCTTTGTGCCAACATAACCATGTTGTCGATAACCGCCTGCTGGGTCCAGTTGACAAGACTGCCGATGCCAGACGGAGTGCCGTAAGGCAGCGTGGTCTGACCCACGGTCGGGTTCTGCCACATGCGGCCAAACCACACCTTGAGCCCGATTTCGGCGCAATACGCCAGCATCGTATCGATGATCTCCAGCACCGTCTTGCCGGCCAGATCCGGATTGACCGTGGTGTTGATGCTGAAGTTGGCGCCGTCCGTGCTCATCGGCGGCGTGCCTGCTAGTCCGGCATCGCAGTAATTCCACCGGATCGCATTGATGCCGTTCTGCACCAGCGATTTGAAGAAGACCTTGTAAGACACCTGCCACGTGCAGAACGGAATGGAGGACGGGTCAGACTCCGTGTTGAGCGCGTTGCCAAACTCCATCCCGGCGTAGTTGGCGCCCATGATGCGCACCGGCAGGTTGCCGTTGTTCGGATCCACAAACTGGTTGCCGCTGGTGGACAGGTAGCCTTGTGGCAGTAGGAGCGCCTGCCCACTACCAGGGTTGGTATAGGCAGATGGATGGTACTGGCTGTAGCCAGACACCGGAAAGCCGCTGGCCACCCCGCTTGTGATCGTCACCGCGATGCTGATGTTCGGTACCGTCGGCGAGCCGGACGGTGTATTGCTGTCAAAACCCAGGATCTGGATGACGTCGCTAGTGATTCCAGAGCCGTTCGGCGGTGCGGTGTAAGTCAGCGTCGCCAGCGCCGCGTTGATGCCGTTGATGTCCAGGCCGCTGCTGGTGGACGGTATGGCCATGCCGCCATCTGGGCCGCCGGTCCCTGCACCCTGGCACGGTACGCCGCTGCTGGTGGCGAACACCGTGGCGTTATCCCAATTTGTGTTGACCAGAATCACCGTATCCGACGTCGGTTCGTCAAACACCGATATGCCATTGAGCGCGATCGTCATGCCGGGTGCAACCGTGAGCCCGGTCGGGCCGACAAACACGGGCGTCTGGCCAGATGGCGAGAACGTCGCAACCTGGGTGCCGCTCGCCGCTGCCAAGGCCTTCGTTGTCAAGCCGACGCCTTGGCTCGTTATTACGATACCGGCGCTATTTTGCGCGGTCGCGACAAAGGCATAACTGGTGTCCGGAAAGAGACCGTTAATCAAAACAGACCCAGACGTGGCTGTCGTGGTCGCCATGTTGGCAACTATGGAATTAGTCTCGTTTGTGCCACGAAACTGAGTCGTGATCGGCGTTGATCCGCCGCAAACCACATAGCCAAGCAGAGCGGAGCTATTGGTCACACCGCTGACGCCTGTGAATGCTATAGACGTTGGCGGTGTCGTCGCCGCATTCAGCGTCACCACATTCGAGTTCGTAGAGCCGCCGGCACTCGTGGCCACTACCCGGAAGCTATACGTGGTCAGAGGGTTAAGACCGCTGACAGTGATCGATGTTGTCGTGTTCGACAGCGGTCCGCCGTAGTTTACGAAGGTCGGCGAGCCATGCGTCACAGGCCCTAGCTGCATTTGATAGTTTATTGCATTTGCAACTAAGTTCCAAGACGCCGCCACAGAACTGGAATTGATCTGCGTGACGCTCAGCACAGGCGCGTCCGGCGGCCCCGGCACAAGCTGCGTCACCGTGTTAGACACGTTGTTGCCAGTCGAATTGATGCCCGACACCGCGAAGTTATAGGTGTGGCCTGCCGTCAGGTTGCCAATCTGCGTGCTGGTTTGCGACGTGACGCCACCGAACGGAGTCCACGTGGAGCCCAGCGTGGTGTCCTGGAAAAACGGCTGGTAGTTGATCGGTTGCGCGCCGCTTGGCACCGTCCAAGACAGGTTCTCTACGCCAGACGCGCCAAGCGTACCGGTCAGAGTCGGAGACCCGATCGTAGGTTGCGTCTGCGCCGAAAGGATATTCGACGTCGTGTGCCCAGCTTCGTTGATGCCAGATACCGCAAAGTTATAGTTGGTGTTGCCGCTCAGGCCCGAGACAAGCAGGCTGGTTGCCGTACCGGACGCATAGAGCGAGAACGAGCCAAGCGATCCCACGCGGTAGAATGTTTCGTACGAAAACGGCGGTGTTCCGGCAGGCACGTTCCAAGTCAATCCCACCGACGTAGCTGCGGCTCCGGACAGCGCCAAAACAAGGTTGCTGGGCGGAACCGGCGCGCCGCTGGCCTGGGCTGGCGCCAATGCCATGAGCCCATTATTCAGACTGCTGGACGCGTAAAGCTCGCCGTTCCAGAACTGGAATTCCGACATGCCCAGTGGCACGCCTGCCGGCTGCGGATCAGCGGGCAGGATAAGCTGCTGCACCAGGATACCATCGTTTATGACGTAAAGATCATTTTGTGTGGTCGCCACCCAAACGCCGGACGGCCCCCACACGCCAGCACTCGGCTGGTGCTCCACACCCAGGTCCACCGTCGTGAAGCTGCTACCATCCCAGGTGGCGACATAACCATGGTTGTACGGCACGATTTTGTAGGGCGCGGTGAACCGACTCTGCCATGTCGCCGCGCTGCCGCCGAGCCACAGACTCGTGCCGGTCTGCCCGATCGTGGCCACGCCATCCGGCCCGGCGTTTGTGCCCATGCTCCGCAAGCTTGCGCCGACTTCACCGAACACGCGCACCACATCATTGCTTGGGTCCGCAATCGCGATCTGGCCTTGACGCCATAGCACCTCGCCGGCCGAACCCGCCCATGATCCGCTGGCGCCGAGTCCTGTGGTCTTCACCAGATCCACGCGGCCGGACGCACCCACCACACCGGCCGTAACCGCCGTGATCAGCCCATCCGTATCAATGAACCAATCCATCCCGGTCGGGTTGTAGGGCAGTCCCGATACGAGTTTGCTCACCCCCCAGGTGCCGGTGTTGAACGAAAGGAAGGCGACGCCGCTCGCGCACGCCACCAAGGCTTCCGTGTCAGATACAATGGCTATGTCAGACGCCGCGGCGATCCCTGTGACGACGGAACTGACAACCCAGTTGTTCACCTCGGAGGTGATGAGAGAAACCTGATTATGCGACGACTGCGACACCAAAGCTTGCGAATCTGTCGTCAGGATCGCGATATTCGTTGCGCCTGACACAGACAGATTGATGTCAAATGTCAGCGTGCCGGTGATCAGATTGTAGATCGCAACGTGGTTCGCGGAAGGTTCTGTCACCAGCACCTGCGTGCCGGCGTTCGCCCAGGCCACATCTGCCGGCCCGGTCAGGCCCGAGACCGTCTGCACCACCGTCCAAGATGGATCATGGCCCGTCAGCAGCGTGAGATCCCCAGTGCCACTGGTGACGGCCGCGGCGAAGCCTGACGCCGGGCTTAGGTCAACCGCCGTCGTGACGAAGCTGAACGTGCTCTGCGACCATCCGCCGATCGCCGTGCCGTTCGGGCCGGACACCACAAATGCTGGCACGTCCATCGGCGTGGTATGCTTCGCGACGGAGCCCGAGAACGGCGCCGAGAACGAAAAGACGCCCATCTGCTTGGTCTGCGGCAGCAAAGCATAGATGTTGCTGGTATCCGCCGCGGCGCCTCGCGTCAGGCCCCCGAAGCTGCCGGTAATCGGCACAACGATGGACCCGGACAGGCCGTAAATGCTGCCTGACGTGGTGACCACGTAAGGAACATCGTTCAGCATCACGATGTCAGTTGTGATGGTGCCTGACGCAGTCAACGGCATCGGATACAGGGTGCCAAACGAGCCATCGCCGGGCACGAAAGTGAGCGGCCCATTATAGGGCGCAAGCCATGCATTGCCCGACGCGTCGGAGACGGCACCCGCGTACCCGGGTGTGGAATCCACCGTTAGAGATGAAACGCCGTTCCAGCCCGGCGGCTGGGCCGGCGCCATCGGCGTGAACCCGGATGTAGCCGGGCTGTAGGTGAACCAATCCCCCGTGTTGAAAGTATCCGATTCCGCCCAGATCGTGCCGCTCACATAGGTAAGCGCGACCGTGCCGGCGCTGTCGCCGATTTCCTGGCCGTTGACGGTCATATGCTCGTCGCTGGTCAGTTCGTAGATCAGGCCATTGCTGTCGGTGATGGAACCCGGCGCGCCAGGGCGCAGAAGTGGCAGTGCGAAAACAGGTACCGGTACCGGCGTGACAACAACGGCATTCCCTGACGCGCTGAACCCATAGGCCGCCTTATTCGGCCAGAGCGGCATCAGCAGATCGGCGACACCCCATGGCGTCAGCGAAACAGCCCGGCCGGTCTGGTTGCCGCCAGGGAAGGTCATGACAACGGTGTTAGTCTGTGTGCCTGACATATTTAGGTGCCTGCGTTGGGCGGATTGGTTGTCCCACCGCCTGTGCCGTTCTCTTTGTGGGTGTGCAACTGGAGCGTCACAGAATCATTCGTGCCGCTGCCCGCCGTGATATTTCCTTGTGCCGTTATGCTGTTGTTCACGTGCAGGCCCTGGCTATCGATCGTGACCACAGTGCCGCCGAACGTCATCGTCATCTTGTTGCCGGCGCCGCCTGACACAGACACGTCGCCGTTTGGCGCAACGTTCAGTGTGGTTCCGGTTGCGTGCTTTACCGTGACATTGAACGGACTCGGTGGCTTGGCCACACGATCCGACATTTCGACAGGCGTTTGCTCTTGCTCTTGCTTGGCGTTGACGATGTTGCGCGTCGTGGCCGGCGGCGTGGTACCGGAGCCGATCTGAATAAAGGTGCCATCCGGAAATTGATTAGTCAGGTTTCCTGACCCATCCAGCAGGCGCCAGAAGCCGGACCAGTGCGCGTCATATTCCATATTGGCATCGGTTTGCGTGGTGAGCGCATTCACCTGCTGCACGTAGATGGACATGAGCCAGACGCCGTTCCGGTTGTCGCCGGACGGGAATACGACAAGGCCTTCAGTGCCGCGGATTGGGAGCGCCTTATGCGAAATGCGCAAACCATCGGCCTGCCCATGGTAGCCAGTCTGCACAATCACGATCTGGGTGGACGGCAACGACACCATCAGCCGCCGGCTTGGCACGTCCACTGCGACGACTCGAGCCCGTGCGATGAGGGGCGTAATGCTCATTTCGCCTGGGCCTGCGTGAAGATCGCAGCCAGGGAGCCGGTAAGCTGCTGCGCGTTCTGGTAGTTTATGGGCTTGATCGGATCGCCGAGTCCCGGCGGCAGACCGATCAGGTATTCGCCGTCCACCCGCTCTGCATTGCCTGTGTGCAGGGCCACCATCATCGCGTCATCCGAATAGACCGATTCGGGCAAGCCGCGCGACAGGCCTAGCTGCGTCGCCGCGTTATTTCCAAAGGCCCATTTATGGGAGACCTGTTCGATATAGAACAACCATGGCTGCGGATCTTTGTACGGATTGGCACGCAGCTTCGATCCGATCGTGATGTCAGGCCGAAGGTTTGTCGTCAGCGCACCAGACAGCATGTTCGGAGTCGGCTCATGATAGCTGAATTTTACGGCCGCAAGCTGTTCGATCAACCCGTCATACTCCGGGATGCCGACGCCGGCCGCCGCATTGCTCTGGGCGATGAGCCCGTTCGGATCGTAGAACCAATGCAGGTCGCTGATGTCCGGGCGAAAGCCGTAGCGATGCACGCTCGCTTCATCCAGCCACGCATTGAACAAGTAGGCGAATGGCGTCTGCATGGCGTTATCCACGCCGATCTGGTTGCTGATCCAGAGCGGATCGATCATGTAGAAGTTGCGCATCTCGTCATCGGAGAAGCTGAAGCTCTGCTGGAACTGAGGCGAGTCCAGGGAAAACAACGGGAGCGCGTTCCAGCGCGTCATGTCCGTCGTGAATTGCGGCGTGGATGTGGTGCCTGTATTCCGCATGCGCGGTAGCGGATTGACGCGAGCAACGACTTGCGGTGCGGCTGCGGCGGCATACGGCATGGACTGGACGCTAAGCCCGGAGCCCATCCTTTGTGCCGCGGGAAATTCGCCAATATCTCCTGTGGTGACAAAGAATTCGTACCAAGGAAACGGGAAGATCTGAAGGAATTTGCTGATCCAATTACCGCCGGCCACCATAAAATTATCACCGAACGGGATCTGTACGGATGCTGAGTCGGCGGCAAGGGTCTCCCACCACGTGGCCACAAGATCATAGAAACCAACCCTTCCGTTCTGGTATTGAAAAGTCAGCTTGGCCATGATGCTGTTCGGTCCGGCCATGATCTTTTCGTACCACTGCTGGCCTACCGAAGCCGGCGTTCCCGCCAGGGCGTTCGGCTGGAACACAGCGAGCGATCCGGCCGCGCCGAGCACGCCTTGCAGACTGAAATTCAAAAGGCTCTGAACATAATAGTTTTGCAACGAGAAGAAATAGCCGAAGTCGTCACCGGCCACTTTGATCACCCGGCGAACGCCTTTGCCCGGTATCCAGGCCGTATCTGCCGATACGTTGCGCACCACACCGATCATGACAATCTTGGCCCGGCCCATGCGCGCCATGCCGATCACCACCAGGGACATGGTCGTGATTGTCTCCAGCCATGTTGGCCGAGCATTCAACCCGAGCGGGCCGCCATCCTCCAAGGTTATGTTAAAGGTACCGAACGAACCCTTGAGGCTCTTGTCCGTTTCCAGCGCGAGCATGCCACCGTTGTTGCCGTGCACCGAGTACACGCCACCCTCGAACGGATAGATGTCGGCGAACGCCGCCGGTATCGCGGTGAACTGGGGCATCAGGGCTGCATCGGCGCTGGATAGGGAAGCGACATAGACCCGCGCACCGCTGGACGATGGCCTATCGCCGCGGCGCCTTGAATCAAGGCCTGGGTGAACTGTTCCACCGCGCTGGTGCCGTTGACGATCGCCGTGCTGAATGAAACGGCCGCATCAGTGACACCCATGTTGTTCGCCGGGTTGATCACGTTCTGCCGGATCTGCCGACCGATGTTCAGGTCAAGCTGATTAAGCTGCGCCGCGGTTTCGTTCTGCTGTCCAGGCATGTTGGCAAACGCCGTGACATTGCGCATGAAACGAGCGCCGTTGGCCCTGATGTCGTTGGGCTCCATACCTCGCTTAACCGCAGTCGCGTGGTCGCCGCCCGGCCCCCAGTTGTACAACTCGTACGCCATCCGAAGCCGCTCTTGCGGATTTTGAATATCGTCCAGGCTGGCGTAGATCTTGGCGAAATACTGGCTGCCCTTCAGCGCGTTCAGCCCAGGGTCAAACTTGTCAGCATCCGCAAGGCCCATTTGGTCGCGGGTGCCTTTGATGATCCCCATCAGGCCCGCGGCGCTGGAACCCGGCGTCGTCTGATTCGGGTTCATGCTAGACTCGGTCTGCGCGAGCCCGGCCACGACGGCGTATGGAAGGCCTGTCGCCCCAGCGGCCGTGCGCAAGGCCGACCGGATGTTCGGCGCCACGATGGGCACCTGTCCCGGTCCGTTCGGCAGGCTCTTATCGCCATAGGTCATGGCGTTGTAGCCGCCAAGCGACGTGCCCATTACCTGCGAACCCACCAACGGCTTGATCAGCGGGTTGACACCGCCGTAGGCCGAGCCCTGGAAGATCTTGTTCCACAGGTCATAGTTGCCGGCCATCAACGGCTGGAGATAGGACATCGCCAACGGGAACTGGCCAGCCTGGGCCGCCGATAGGTATTGCTGCACCATCGCACGCTTGGCCGGCGTGCTGTTCATCGACTCCCACTGATCACCACTGACGCCAAGAAACTTCTGCAACGCACTGGCGGTTTTCGGCATGCCGCCGTTTTTCTGGAAATACGACTGCATCATGAACATCTGAGCCGGCGCGCCGTTGACGCCGATCTTGCTCATAGCCGCATTCATGCCGCCGGCCGCCGCCATGACGCCTTCGCCCGAGCGCATGCCGGGCAGGCCAGACGACACCATGCGATTCCAGAAACTGGCCATGCCGCCGCCGGACAGCGACGTGGCACCGGCCCCAGCGCCCTGCCGCAGCAAGCCTTCCACGTTGTTGATGGCGATGGAGTGATCCAGGCCCTGCGCGGTCGCCGCCGCCATGACTTTTTGCAGCGTCGCGAACCACCCCTTGCTGGCGGCGCCGTTCACGTCAGTGCCGTACATGTCGCCCTGCCGCACGGTACCGAGGCGCAGGCCCAACTGAGTCGCGAGCCCGGCCGACTGGGCAAGGCGTTGGTCGCCCATGTCCATGTAGGGTGAAAAATTCCAATGCCGCACCGTGCCGACAAACTGCGCCGCGGACTGCGCGTCGCCGAAGCTGCGGCCATAAGCGCCCAAGATGGAGTTGGCGTTGTCGGATGTCACGCCGAGCGTCTTCACCCAGTCAGGCACTTGACCGGCGAGACCACCATTGTATCCACCATACAGTTGCGCCCGCAGCGCCCGGCTGTTGAAATTGCCACCGCGACCGACGCGTGACGTATCCATAACGAACTGGTCCCAGGGCTTGGCAAGCCCGGCCAGTCCGTGCGCGTAGCTGGAGATCGTCGCCGGCAGCATGAATGCCTGATACCCCAGCTTGGCGGCTCCCATCACGCCTGCAACGACAGGGAATTCATCTGCTATGCCAAGCATGCCGCTGATGCTGCCCATGGCGTTCGTCACGGCGCTGTGGCCAGACCGCCCGGCGCCGATCCGCGATCGCGCCTGGGCGACGGCGCCCAACATGCGCTGTGCGTTCGCCTTTTGCTCCTGCGACATGGCGCGCTGGCTGTTCAATTGGGCAGCGTTTATGTTCTCAATACGTTTCAATTCCTGGTTGATGCGTGCAAGCTCAACCCAGTCCTTGTTTTCCGCGGCGCGCTGGCCGGCGACGCCCAGGCGCACCGCGTTTTGCACACCAAAGGCGCCGATCTCCGAGCCGAACCCGGTCCGCATACCGCCGATGCCACCGGCCCAGCCCGGCGCCCCGCCGTAGCGCGCCGCGTACCGGTTGACGTCACGCTCCAGAATTCCGGTTTGACGCGTCATCGTGCGGAAGTTTGCCGGCGTCAGAACATCGCGTGATTTGGTTTGCAGGATATCGTAACGATCCCGCAGGCGCTGTTCCTCACGCATGCGCCGCGTGCGTGTCCGATCAATTGCCATGGCGTCAGAGACTTCGTAGGCACGCTGCTGGCGCTGGCGCTGCGTGCGCTGCCGGTCCATAGCCAACGCGTCGGAGACTTCGTAGGCACGCTGCTGGCGCTCCAACCGGTCATGGAACCGATCGTCAGCCCTGCGGATCCGCTCAAGCCTCTGCTGCCGGCGCTGCGCGTCCCGCTCCACCTCTTTCTTGTAGTTCTCCCAGGACCGGATCTCCGCATCCAAGGCGCGCTGCTGCGCCCGCTGGGCCGCCTCCATGCGACCGTAATCGCGATCCTTACGCTGCGCCGCTTGGAGCGCCGAGCGGTCCTGTTGCATCTTCTGGCGCTCTGCCGCATCGAACCCGCTGGACGATGTCATGCCCGGCCTACCGGGAGACTGGCCACCATTGCCATGAATATTGATGGTAGGCATGCATCATCTCCGCCTTGGCGGCGGGGATGATACATGACCAGCGCCCGGCGCGGTAGCTTTCGCCTGGGGTATCTTCCCCATCTGTGGACCCTGGAACCGTGCCGGCAGCTTGAACGCCACCTTGCCCATAAGCTTGGCCTTCGCATCGCCGAGCAGCACGTTCGCGAACCCACGCATCTCATTTAAGGGACGCTCTTGCTCGCGCCGTGTCGACTCGCGCACGAAGTTCAGCTTCTTCGGGTAATCGACGCTGTAGGCTTCCAGGATCGCGTCAAGTTGGGCTTCGGTCCGTGCCAGCAGATTCGGATGCCAGGGATCAAAATGCCCCTGGATACTAGCTACGGTCCACAGCTTCTTGAATATCGGGTCGTCCAGATTTAGACCCTTCTCCGTGAAATCGAGCCAGGGCGGGCAGAAACTCCTGGCCCAGTTCGATGATCACGGAATCCTTGCCAGCCGGGAACTTATCGATGTCAACGATCGGCTCGCCCTTGTCGGTCGCCGTGTACACCCATTCGGCGTCGGTCTGCCGCAGGTAAAGCTGAAGCACGGCGAAACCGCGGATGAGGTTGAACGTGTCCATGTCCATGCCGTCAGGCCAGCCGCCACTGGCCGGATCGAACTGGCGACGCAGGCCGGCTTCCCGCAGGCCGAGCCGGGCGCGCTCCACAGGAGTCGGGACAGCAAACACGAATTTATGACCACCGGACGATAGTTCGATGGTCTGATTCAAAATGGCGTTCATGGAAACTCCGGGTGGCGGTTAGCCGCCCGGCGTTACGAGCGGCAGATTCACAGCGCTCGCCAGCGTGTTGAACACGTCGGCAGAATTGCTGTTGAGCACAGAGTTGCCGTCCTTGTCGAGAACGTCAAGCGCCAGGAAACTCACACCTTCGGTGATAGGCTGGTTGGACGAAATGCTGGTGTTGTTCGTCCCGGCAACGGCACCGACATATGACAGGAACGCCACACCCGCGTTATCCAACATGAAGATGTTGAATTGATTATACGCAAGAATGGTGGCGAGATCCGTGCTGCCGCCAAAAAATGCGACACCCTCATCCGTCAACTTGAACTTGTCCAAGGTGATGGAGTTGGTGAACCGAAGCTGCTGGATCTCCTGCGGCTTGGCCGAGCCGATACCATAGAGGCCTTCGGCGCCCATATCGATGGATGGCGACACCGTCTGAGCGAAGCCAATCAACTGGTCGCCGATCATCAGCGAGCAGGCGTTGCCGTTCAGAACCTTGTAGTTTAGCTGCTGCTGATTGTATCCGGGCACGGGTTACAACTCCTGATTACGCAGCGAGGTTCAAAGGCTGCACAAGCACATACTCAAAGATGAACCGCACCTGACCAACGAAGACCACCGGTACCTGGATGTTCACGGTCTGCGTGGAGCCCGTGTACGTCACCTTGAGGTTTTTGGCGTCCCAACTCACCAGGATGCCGTTGTTGCCCGGCGAATAGATCAACTGGTTCAGTATGGACTTCGTCGCATTTTTGATCGCCGTCAGGCCAAACGGCGACGCGATCGAACCGGCATACGGCTGCAATCCCTGCGACAGAGAATAGGCCAGCGCCTGCCGGCACGCCACCTGCTGGTTGAATACGTTTTCGGGATTATTGTCGGTTTGCCACGTGGTGAAATCCGACACGATCGTCGGCTGGCCGTTGGACGAACTGATGTACACCGGCATTACACCGGCCTGCTGGAGCAGATCGATTTCACCGCCAGCGCCCAGGGTCAGAGGCACTTCCACACCCGTGCCAAAAAGCGGCTGCTGGGTCAACGGCTGCGCGATCAGGTTGCCCGACATCATGGATGCAACGGCCGCGGCAGCGTACAAGCCACCATACAGCGTGTTGATTCCCGTGGATGTGTCAGTGGCATAGATGCCGGGATAGACGTAGGTTCCCTGCATCACCTGCATGTCGCGAGCCTGGGTCTGCGCCTCTGTCACCGTGTCGCCGATGCTGGAACCCGAGATGAAACGCCGCGGGCGGCCAACCGCCGGCTGGCTGCAATCGAACGCTGACTGCACGCCGGCCGCGATCACGCCCGGATCGTTCGAATCGGCGAACATCGCCCAGCCGGGAATCGTGGCTGCGACGCCGAACGCCGCGATATAGTCGTCATTCGTCGGTGCCACCGCCGTGGCGCCGCTGAAGTGCGTCGCCGGAGTGCCGGATGGCAATGCCACGCCAAGCGTGCCGGACGCTGTAGGCGCGATAGCCGACGTTGCCAAACTCGAAGCAAACCGATTGATCCAGAAATTGATACCGCCCTTCGTGCCTGGAATGAACACGTACTGCGGTGCGCCGGCATTGGGTTCTGCCAAGGTGCCATTCGCCACGTCCAGCGTGCTGGTGGGCTGCTGCGCGTTGCTCTGATTGGCCGTGACGCGGGCGATGAACGGCTGCGAAGCGGCGTTGATCGCTTCCACAAGCTGCTGCACCGTGTTGTACTGACCGGTCCCGAGCGGGAAGGTGATCGATGCACCTGACACGGCGCCGTCCGACAGGGTCAGCGATACGATCTCCGTGGCCGAACCCGATACCGTCCACGTCGCCGTGGTCTCGGCGCCCGTGTATGCCACAGAGAACGGATAACCCAGGTTGTCGGCTTGCAGGGTGTTGGCGTTGTTGTAGCCGTCCACCAGCGTGATCTGGACACCTGCCTGCGAGCCCGCATCCACCTCGGCCTGGAGCAGATTGGACGGTGGCCCATAATCGGCCGATGTCAGGTTCAGCAGTGCTGTGCCGGACGTGCTGTTCAACGTCAGAGTCGACGCCGTGTTGTCGCCAACGTTGATGTAGGTGACCTGATTCGCACCAAACAGAACGGGCGACGGATTGGCGATGAACGGCACGAAGCTCGCGCCCGGCCCACCACGCATGTCATCTTGAAGCGTCTGGAGCCCCAGGCCGCCTGGGTACGACTTCGGCGTCAGGTATTTGCCGCCGTAGCCGTAGGCGATGAAAATGAGCGGCGGGATGAGGCCCGGATTCGCCGGCAGTGCGGCCTGAACGTTATCCGCCTCGTATGAGCCGGGAATCGGGAAGATCTGGCCCTGAAACTGGACGTTTGCATTGGGCATGAGCTTAACTCCGCGCCGTCATTCTCAGGGGCTTGTCGTGCAACGGGCGCCCTGAATTTTCCGCCATCAGCGCATCCCATTCGGCAGGGGTGTGGACTTGACCACCGTTGGTGCGCAGGAGCGCACGCAGTTGAAGGCGCCTTTTGTCGCCCAGCGCCAATCTGGACATATACGCGTTCAGCGTAATCGCGAGCGGCTGGACCACAGGATTGGCTCCAAGACGGTGTACACCACCACGCAATTATCACTTACCAGTGTAGCGCCGCAATAGTCCTACGATCAGTGGGGAGGCACAATCACTTCATCACCGGTGTTCGTGTCGGTGAAATCGATCTCATTTATGACACCGTACTGGGTGGACACGCCGATTTGGAAGTTGCCCACCATCTCGAGTCCGATCTCCACATAGTAGAACCCAGGCTGCGTATCCTCGCTCACCATCTGGCTGGAGTTGGCTATAAACCGGTGCGTAGCGTTTTCGCCGATCGCCTCCATGATCGGGCCGAGCGCGGCCGTGAAAATACCGATCACGGCGTTCTTGTAGAACGTCCGTTCTTGTGACGTCGTTGTAAATATAGCGATAGTATAGCCATGGTTAGCTAGACCGCCGACTGCATACCGGTTCTCTGTATTCATCGGTACAGAGTTCTGGCCTATCGGTATCGAGTCCTGCTGAAGTAATGTGTCATTCACGCTGACGAACGGCAGCGGCGGCAGGCTGCCCATCGGCATCGCGTGGAACACGGACGGTCGCTTTTTGAACTCGGTCGGAATCACCAGGGACCGCAGGCCTGCCTGCAAGGCGCGGATCAGGATCTGGGTCAGGCTGTCGGGCTCCAGCGTGAGCGTCACCGCCGGGCTCAGATCATCCGTGCTCACCGAACCTGACACCGTCGTGAACGTGTACCGGTACAGCTTGGTCGGGTCCAACGGCGTCTGAAGCTGGTCACCGATGTCCACGAACACCAAAGGCGGCGTATCCAGGAATTGAAATAGCGTCGTGGACTCAACCACGACGCCGCCTGACACCACACCCCGCGTCAACGTCCAGGTCTCTGAGTCCGCGTTGGAGCCCAGGCGCAAGGTGACAATGCCGCCGGTCGGCGACACGGCCCAGCCGATTTTCGGGTCTGTCCCGGCTTCGCCCGTGATGCTCATCGCTTACCGTACGCCCGCCTGATCTCAGCCGCAAGGATCGCGGCAGGTGAGTATGCCACCATGGCCGGGATTCGCCATGGCGATGACCCAGGCTTGTTAGACATCGTGAACGGGCCGCGGCTGTTCGGATCCACAAACGGGCGCGGCCGTGCCCAGATCTTGGGGATATTCATCGCGTCGTTTTCGGTCACCACCTTATCCAACATGGTGGCCGGCGGTTCGCCCTGCTGATCCGGCCGCAGATAGAGGACGCGATACAGGTACCCGGCTTTCGACATCTTGGCTTTCGGGCTCGCCAGCATGCGATCCTTCAAGCTGAAGGCAGGGTGCCCTTCCTCAATGATGCCGACCTGTGGCTCCGCGTCGTCATCGGCGATGATCGAAATCAGGTTGTCGCCGCGCTTCTCCACGCGGAGCGCCGCGGCGTAGCGGCCGGACGGGTGCTTCAACCGCTTGCCGCCAATATCCGTCTTGCCGATCGCAAAAGCGAGCCACGTGAAATAGAACACTGCCGCCACGTCCTGAAGTTGGCCGGGCGGCAGGTTCGTGTAGACGTTGTAGGTGCGGCCGGGCATCAGCCGGTGATGAACATCGTCCAGGCCCGCTTAACATGGCCCAGCAGCAGACTGACGACGGCCATGATCAGCAGGATGCTTGCCCAGATGAGGACGCCGGTCCAGAGCGGCCGTCCGATGTTCCAGGGATGCCCAGTGATGAACACGTACAGCGCGCCAATGACACCAACCAGGATGGCAATGGCCACCCCGAATGCGATGCCGGCGCGGATGTAGGTCCAAAACGTGGACGGTCCCTTGACGAACTGAAGCGCGCAGTGATCGGGCTGCACGAAATAGTACAAAAACCAACAGAACACGCAGCCCCAGCGCTTGCCTTCGCGGTCTGCGTCGGCGACTCGGTAGCTGACAGTCTGCCCTAGCTTGCCGCCTGTGAGGACATTGATGCTGATGTCGAATTCAATGCCACAGCGGGAGAGATACGCGACAAACGCTGGCCACATGGTGCACCTTTTTGCAACATCGTCAGTGCCGCCTCTGCCATCTGGCGCGGTGTGATCATGTTCGGGCGTGGGCCGCGCACATGAATGGCTCGCGGTGATTCGGCGAAGGCATTAGGCAGGCACGCGGGATATAGCATCACGTGCCGTTCCACACCACCGATATGCGCCAAATGGTTGGTGCCTGTGTCCAACGTCATGACGCAGGGCGATTCCCGCATCAGTTGCAGAATTTGAGACAACGGCCTGTCGAACACCTTGACCATACCGGCGGCTTCGTACGGCAGGAAGTCATCACGCCGGTTGCTGCCCAGCACATACACCGGCCAAACGTAGCCGGCCCGGCGGATTTCCTGGATGGTCGCGATCCAGCTTTCTGGGCTCCAAAGCTTGTTGCCGCCCATGTCGCTGACGCTATACGGCGAGATGATGATGCCCGGCGGGAGGTCCACAGGCGTGCGGCGCAAGGGTGCCGACAAAGGAAGATCCGGAACCTCCAGGCCGTTCTGTCTGAAATAGCACTGGCCCATATAGAGCCGGCGCCCGGTCTGGATGTGGGTGCTCAGCGCTTCCGAAGCGTAAAGCAGAATGGAGCCATCAGCCCGGTCAAATAAAGGCTGGAATTCGACATTCCAGCCTTTTGTCAGTTCCATGACATGGACGTTAAAACCTCCGGTTATTTCGATTTTGTCTTTCTGTGACATGGCATAGATGAATGGCAACTGCGCTATGCTGTCGCCCATCAACTGCATATTCTCGTACTGGGGCGGCGCCTGAACGTACATGTGGATCATGGAGGGAGCATGCCTTGTGGTGACCGGGATTGGCCAAGGCCTCCATTATTCTGCGCTCGAGTCCAAACGTCCAGAAGCATGCCGCGGTAGCGTTTCGGCAGTGCGACGCCCGCACCGAACGGCCGATTGTGCGCCAAGCCGCCGGCCCGGCGGAACGCCACCCACACCGGGCTGGCATTGTAGGCCACCACGTAGGACGTGCCGTCCGCGTAGCCGGGCAAGAGCACGGAGGCGCCCGACACCACATAGCTGCCGGACGTGAGCGGAATCACTTCCTTAGCGGCCAGATCGTAAGTCGTGACGTCCAAGATCTCCAGGTTCTGCTGGTAAGGCAGGATCTGATTATCGCCCACCGTGAATACGGTTTCAAAACGATTGATCGCGTCAGTCTCCACGAAGGCGTCGTACTCACTGGCCAGATCCCATACTGGATGCACGTCGGATGGAACGGTAATGGTGGGCTCAGCATGCGCGATCTGCCCCATCGCCGGGTTGGTCGTGACACCCGGTTCGTCGGCCGCCTCGCTGGTGTGCATGAAGGTGACGAGCCCGATGAAGCTTCCATCCGGAGTCGGGCTGTCCCAGTAGCGCCCGCGGCCGTGGCAGGTGTTGCAGGCGGGATCAGGGGAGCCTGGAATCTCAGTCGAGTACGTGCAGGGGCACTGATGGCTTTGCAGCCATTGCAAGCGCAGGCCGTTGTTCCGGATCGTGGCGTTCGTCAGGGCCGGCGGCATGAGTCGCCGTCCAAAATTCGGGATGTACGGGACGGGGAATAGCGGCAAGCTGGACATGCCGCATCCTAGCTAAAACGACACGATTCCAATCACAAATGTGTGGTATATCACAGGGTCAGGAGAGACGGCCCCATAACCTTGGTTTGGGCCGTGTGCATCAGGGAATCTCGCTCTTTGCTGAAGGCCGTAATCTGCGCGCCGAAGGCGCCCTGTTCCGGGTACTGCAACTGGGTCTGCATGCCATCCACCAGCACCGACGTTCGCAGCAGGCCCATGTTGACGGTGCTCTGAATGGAGTTCAGAGCGCGCATCGCTGCGTCCAACACGACAAGGCGCTTGATGAAGCGGAATCGGCTGCTGTAGTCGGTCGCCGTGAGCCCCGCGGTGTACTGGAAATGCCACGCGCCCGGTACCGATTCGGCAAAACCCATCAACGCAAGCTGCATCGCGAACATCGGCAGCATTTGCACGTTCTCGGCCGGCACGATGCGCAGCATGCCGTAGTCCTGGTCTTCCACAAACCACGTCGGCGGCACACGGAAGAAGTCGCTCAGCAGCGGGTAGATTCCGGCCATGTTCTTGACCGCGGTGAAATCGGCCGCGCTGACGTGGACATTCCGAATCGGCCGATACCGCAGGGGCTGCACCACCCAGCCGTCATCCTGCGCGCGATCGAAGATGAAATCGTAGCCGGCGTCGGCCAAATCGTAATCGATCCCCTGCCGCTGGCCGCCCCAGCCTCCCGACGCGACAGGCGTCCCAGTGGACAGCGCGGCATACGGCTGGATCTCAGGCGGCGACGCGATCCAGGTTGGCGTCAACAGCAGGCCGGTTTCCTGCTCAACCCAATCCTCCGCGTCGCGGATCCAATCCAGCAACTGCGGCGCCGGTACCGGCGTCGGCGGGTCAGTGTTGTAGTACACCAGAGGCACGCCGGCAGCCTGCTGAAGATCCGTGACGCCCAGGCCCGTCTTGGTCGCCTTGTTGCCGCTGTAGCTCTTGACCACCGGTTCGTTCGGATTGGTGATGTCCCAGTTCCACAGTGCGCGCCCGGATACCACCGACGCCGCGCCGGGCGAGCAGAAGGAAATGTACCCGGGTACGCCCATGACTTAGGCTCCAGTGCGCGACGACGTCCGGCCGCCGGGCCGGCGCTTGATCGGCTGCGGCGGTTGGTCTGGCACATTGCGGCCGAACAGCGCGTTCAGTTCTGCCTGATCGGTGCCGGCGTCGCCGCCTTGACCATCATCCTGGCCGTCATCGCCCTGGTCGCCATCACCCTGGCCGCCGTCCCCTTGGCCGTCGTTGTCGCCATCGTCACCGCTCTGGAACAGGGAATCAATTCCAGCTTCTTCCACGACGCCGGCCGGTGGGTTCGACATCATCTCCAGCGACACCATGGAGTTGTGGCGCAAGGCCTGAATCTCATCCGGCGTGGTCGGGCTGGAGGCTGTCAGATAGTCCTGCCCCACCAGCACGAAGCGCACGCCGTTCAGTTTTCCGGCCCGGCGCTTATGGGCACGCCACCGCCGGTATGCGGTACTGGTGCGCTTCAGGATGGCTCGAATCTGCATGGTCAACCTTTCAAACGATAGAACCGGTTGCAGCCGTCGAATTCAACGAACTCGTACCCGTTCTCCAGAACATAGGGCTCCCAGGTCGCCCAGGAAGGAATGCGCGTGTTAGGTATAGTCGCTTCGATCGCCAAGACGAAAGGATGATTGCGGCGCAGGTCCAGCCCGCGCAATGCCGCAGCCTCGAAACCTTCCACGTCCATGCTCATGAAGGCGATATCTTCACCGTCCAGGTCAATGGATTCGAGGATAGTGGCCAACCGGTGCACTTCCACCTGTTGCGCTTGAAACCGGCCGAACCCGGTCTCAACATGCCGCACCGCGATAGCTGGATCTAACGTCGCGAGCCCCAGAATATCCGACCGATCCGGAACGTACAGGCTCATGAGCCCATCATCCACGTCGCCCACGGCGCATTGGAACACGTGGTTTTCCGGATGCGCCTCACGCAGTTTGGCGGCCAAGGCCGGCAGGGGTTCCACGTCAACGCCGCGCCACCCTTCCAAATAGAACCCGTGCGTGTTGGATGTCGTGTGAGGATCGTGGGCGCCGACGTCCAGGTAGATCCGCGGGAACCGATAGGCGCGCGGTCGATCTTCATGCTCAGCCAGGAGTCTACGGATTGTGACATCTTCGTTGTTGTGGGTAGGCACGTGGCGGGCTCCCTGCTGCACGTCAGATCTTGCCCTGATATAGAAAACGCCGGGTCTTTCAACCCGGCGTCTCTGTCACCTATCCGTCGCCGGCAGCTTACCGGAACTTCGTTCCATTGAGCGGATTGAAGGTCGGCGTGGTCGGCACATAGTTGGTGATCAAGCCGTGGAAGCGCGGAATGCGAACCCGCGGCGCGCCGATGCTGGTGACCGCCCACGGCATGTAGGCATTGTTGGCGAACAGGTCCAACTTGGTCAGCGGCAGCAGGTAGCGATAGTCGAACGCGTCGTCTTCCTCGTCCAGATCCAGCAGGAAGACCGTCTCACTGCCTGGGATGTGGGTGTTCAAATCGGTGAACGTCACCGGGTTGGTGCCGTTGCCGTTGGGAACCACGATCGTGCCGATGAAGCGCACCGAATTCGGATCGGTGGATGTCGCCACACCAGATGCGTAGATGCCGGACCGGAACACGCGCATCGCGATCACGTTGGTGTCGTTGGCGGGTGTTACCGTCACGACGTAGGCGCCGCCGGCCGCCACGCCCGACGTCACCGCGGAGAACGTCAGGGTGGACTCGTTCATCAGCGAGTCGGCCGCGGCCACGCCGTAGACCACACCACCGGACACCGTCGCGATGTAGTCGCCGAACCAGTCGGAGGCCGCGTTCGCGCCGGATACCGCCACTGTCACCGACGTCGGCTTGGTCAACGTGGTGCTGGCCGCGTTGCCAGACACACCCGGAACGGTGATCGCCTGGGCCGGCAGATCACGAGAGACCATCAGCAGGTCCACCGGGAAGTGAATGTCGCCGAAGCGGGTATTCAGCCCCTGGAGGTTGCCGTTGATCACCAGCGCCTGATGGTCGGCGATGCGGTTCGTGCCGTTGACGATCGCGTTCAGGATTCCAGTCGGGATGCCCTGGAGATCGCCGGCCGTGTCGGGCGCCATGAAGGCGTGGGTGATGACGCCGAAACGGTTGAACCCGACGACTTCCGCCGCCTGCTGGAAGATCAGCTTGAACAGCAGTTCCGGGTCGCTGAAGCCGCCCGACTCCATCGCTACCTTGTACTGCTGGAAGTCCACCACGTTGCCGGATGGTGCGCCCGAAACGATCGCCCCATACAGGCCCTGCGGCTGGTTCGGGAAGATGGTCGGATCGCCCCAGTAGCAAGCCCAATCCATGCTGGACAGCAGGGACAGCGCCGCATTGGTGGTCTCTTGCTCCGCCACGTTCACAAACGAGTTCTGGGCTGCCAGGGCCATCGTGATGGCGCGGCCGTCCAGAGCCAGCTTCAGCGTGATGAAGTTCATGTCGTACGTGCCGGCGTTGGTCGCCAACGCGCCGTTGGTCACGGAGCCGTACGAATTGAAGGCAGAACCGGGCAGGGCGCCACCCGTGCTGGTCGCGGACGGCCAGTAATCCACGATCTGATTGGCGCGGGTCTTCTTCAGCATCTGATACAGCGTGAAGCTGCCCGGCCGAATTGTGCTGCGCGCCATACGCGTGTCGAGTGAAATCCAGCCCAGCGTCTGCCCGCCGGTCACCTGCGCCAGATTGGTCAGGGTGCCAACGTCCAGATCCGCTTTCATGATGGCATTGTCGCCCGCCATGTCGGCGTATTTCTCACTGCCACGCGGCAGCGACTTGGCGAAGGGATTTTCGCGACGGAAGCGCGCCAGGGCATTCATATGCCCCATCGGCCCCTCGAACCGGCGCAGTTCGTCGGTCGCGTCAACGTGGCCCATGACCATGGTGCGGATATCACCATCCGTCTTTGCCACGGCCTGTGCCGACGCCATGGCCGCCAGCCACGATTGGATCTCACCCTCCCCATGCGTCCGCATGAGGGCATTTGAAGCAGCAACGGCCTGCTGATATGCCTTCATCAACACAGGGTTCTGTTGCATCGCGACGTTCATGTATGACTCCTGAATTCCGCGCTTATGCAGCGAGGCCGATGTTGATCCTTACGCCGCGGCAGCCGCGGGCGCCGCAAACAATGCTTGGACGGCAGGCACCGCCAGAGAGAGGTTTCGGTCGAAGATGCTCTGCTCCATGCGCCCGGCCTTCACCAGACCGTGCTGTTGCAGGAGTTGCTGCGCCTTCATCGTGTCGTCACCGCTCAAGGTCTGGGATTCCAGAGCGGCAGCCACACGAACCTTGGGATCGAACGGCTCAACGGTGCCCTTCTGAATGACAGGCGCCGTCGCGCCGCCGGGCTGCGACTGGCCCATCAGGGCCTTCATGACCATTTCGATGTTGCCCATCAACACAGCGTTGCCTTCGGCCGCCTTCGTCAGCGCCTCACCGGCCGCCTTGATCTGCGCCGCGGTTGCCGCGATATTGGCTGCCGCCGGATCGGCCGTGCCGCCGGCTGCCGCAGCCTTCGCCGCAGCTTCAGCTTCCGCTGCTTTGGCGGTGGCTTCGGCTTCCGCTGCCGTCTTGGCCTTTGCGGCTTCCTTCTCGTCGCGCTCTTTGTCCTCGTCCTCGGCCTTGCTGAGCGCCTTGCCGATATTCTTGGCCGACGTCATGGCCTTTTCGCACTCGGCTTCCGGATCTTCCTTTTCCTCCATCGCCTTGGCGATGAGGGCAGTGGCCGACTTCAGCACGGTGCGGGCTTCCGTCAGCTTGGCCTTGACGGTCGGAAAATCGCCGTCGATACCAGCCATGAACGCCGCATTGCTGAGCGATTTGGCGGATACCAGCTTGGCCTGTGCCTTGCCCAAAAAGCCGTCCGGATCGATGGTGACGGTCGCGGCTGCCTTCTTGGCTTCCTCCGCTTCCTTTTCCTTCGCCTCTTCCTCGGCCTTCGCCACCTGGGCAATGCCGGTGAGGAAGCTCTTGATCTGGGTGTTGTCGCGCTGGAGCCCGGCCAGAACCGGATTGAGCGTCGCGGCCAGTTGCGCCTGGAACGACTTGCCGAAGTCCCGCAGCATGCCATCGAACGCCTGGTACTGCTGGGTCATGCCCTGCTGCGGCGCCGGCTGCGAGTATTCGCCGATCATCTTCTCCGCGCCGTGGCCTGCCGCAGCCTGAGCCGGGCCGGTGGTGATTTCCGCGGCGGAGGGATTCTTGTGCTCGCCACCGGGCTCATTCCACATGTCGAGGACGTCCTTCATGTCCTCCATCTTGTCTTCGGGAATCGCCTTAACCAGCTTGCTGAACCCAGCGAATAGGGCCGCAATGGACGGACGATTGGCGTTTGTCTTGACGTTCATGCGTACCTCTGCTGTCGCAAAAATGCGAATCACTACGTGGCTGACTACCACAGAGAAGTGAAAACCTGCAACTATGTTTTGGGCATGTCAATATGACACGGCTCCGTGACAGTCACAGGTGCCAATGCGCGTCAGTTATCGCGCCGTTCACGCTTCAACAAATTCATCAGCGCATTTGCCAGAAGATCTGCTTCCCACGAGGCGCACCCGCACACGTACTGGAAGTGGTTCTGAAAATTAGACACCGAGTACCCAAGGTCCGGATTGGCGTACGGTGACCGATTGCCCTTCATCTGGTAGTGGAAGTGGCCCATCAGTTCTTCGCGGTTTCTGGGCGGAAGAATGAAATCCATCGGATTCACCGGGCCGCCAACCATATCCGAAGCGTATGGCCCTTTTTCGATCGCCGCCAAAGCGTCAGGCCCTAGACGTGCTTTCATGATCGCCATCATGGCTTTCGCCGTGACGATGTGTGCGTTACCGGTGATGCTGTCGTTGATCGGGTTCCGGGTGAATGCCAAGGAACGCCAGTTGATTCCCTTGACCACGTAACGTTTGGCACCGGTCGGGTTCGGCCCTTTGCTGACGCGCATGTCATCGATCATGCCAGCTTTCGGGAACCCATAAATCGAAGCGCGCCAGCGCACGGGTGGATCCATCGTGAGCCCGGCCCACAACTCTTCCGCCTTGGCCGACTTGTTCAACTCACCACGCACGCCGGTCCGGCCCTTGCCGAGATCCTTCACCTCCAGCGGCACGCCGACGATGTACTGCGAAGGATTCCGGATACCCAGGCGTTCGCCGATCTCTGACAGGTGGTCGATATCGAGATGCCCGGTAGCGCAGAATCCGGCGCCGGCATCCAATAGCGACTTCTGTTCGATGACGTCGCCTTCGGTATCCACCTGCTCGTTGGAGGCTTCCACCTCTACAATGCGCTTGTCGCCTTCCGTCTTGGCCTTGACCAAGATGGGCAACTCCATGCACAGCGCATAATCCTGGTCTTCAAACATCGGGGACTCCGAGTGGCGTGTCACGCAAAGTTAAGCCAACCGGAGATATTCGTAAATGAAAAGGGGCTGATCCCGAAGGACCAGCCCCTTAGACGACACTGCTATGAACTGTGACCTATGCGTGGGCAGAGCCGACATGGTCAATGTCAAAGGGTCTTGCGACCGTCGTTCGAGTGTTATGGCAAAGACCTAGGGCCGCGTCAACGGCCGGCGCGTGGGTCACTCGGATCGTAAACAAGGATGTTACCGGGCGCCGTGTAGTAGCCTTTCCCGTGCTTCTCCCAGGCCTTGTTCGGCACATCCAGCGCCCAGATCAAATAGCGCTTGAACAGCCAGTATATCCCGAACACCAGAAGCCCGGCCACCACCGCATAGCTATAGGCCGTGGCGATACCAAGCCAGATGAAAAACGGAATTGGAACAACGAATTGCGGGCGTAAGAGACTGGACATTCAACCCTCCATTAAGTGTCACTATAACATGCCACTTAATAGAATGAAAGGGTGCAATGCAGGTTAGTGCATCGCACCCTCTCTAGCGTGGTGACCTACCTTTGCCGGCTCCATTTTACGAAGCGCCCGGCTTTCCCGCCCGGTTATATCCGGTGTCGCTTCCGGGCTTGACTACCACTTTGGTCCCGGTCGCAGTACGGAGGTAAGCCCTCGAAGCCGCGGGTGCCATGAACCCTCCAACGCCACCGGCTTTGTGAACTTGCGCCCCAACCACCCGCCATGATCAGCACCGCAACCAGCAGCGTCAAGGCGATCCTTCGTGTTTCAACCGTAGGGTGATGGCGATGGCCACAGACCGGGGTATCGCTACCTCGGCCGATGCCCATCGCCGCACCGTCGATATGTTCACCCCCAACCAGTCGGCGAGAGGTTGGCGCCAGTGCACGCCAAATAACCTCTCGCCAGCGGTGATCAGGTCAGATGGTGACATGACCGGATCTCAGACCTCCGCGGCCTCGTATTCCGCGATCCAGCGCAACACCTGCTCTGAAAAGCCGTCGATATGAGTCCAGGGACCATATCCAACGCCGTTCAGCGCACTCGCCACGTTGATCACGTAGCCATGATCACAAGCCGGCGCCGGCATGCTCCGGAGCGTCCCGCCCAGGCGGTAGCCAAAACCCACCGCCCCGGTCGCCTGCTCATCGGTGATGATGATGAGCCGGTCATGCGGTACCGTCCGATTGATCAGATCCACCGCATCAAACAGATGCGTGCCATGGTGAATTTGGCTGGTCCGGATCGCATCCACGCCGGCCATACCCAGGCGCGGCGCCACCTCCACAACCTGTGTCGAGAACGAGAACACCCGACGATCCTGTGCGTTTATCATGGAAGCGAGCGTCGCCGCCGCATCCAACCGAGACAGATCCGACTTCGCCGACAGACGCTCGTCCATGCTGGCGCTGACGTCCACCAGCACCGCCGTCCGGCCCGGCAGACTCGGCAGCGCCATGATGTTCGCCATCATGGCCTTATCCAATTCGGGCTCATACGCCGGCACGACTCGAGCCGCCGCGGTGAACCGGAACGGCAACACCCGATCAGCACCGCCCCGACGCGCCAAGATCGCCTCACGAATCAGGTTCGGGTCCACGCCGACTTCCTGCATGTTGCGGAGGTTCCGCAACAGAGCGAGGTAACCAAGCTGGTTGGCGCCAAGCAGGCGCTCCCAGGTGGTCTTCTTGTCGGCGCCCCCGGACAAAGCGACTTCCCAGGTGTCCGGCACCGCGATCTTGCCGTTGATCAGCCGCTCCCACAGCGCTGCCTGAGCAATATCCTTCGGCTTGGCGTGGCACAAAAACAGCACATCACGCAACTTGATCACAGCGTCGCGGTTGTACTTGGCCAACTGGTATTCATCGAATCGGCCGAAGGCCGCCGCGAGGCCCTTGCGCACCTGATTGGACAGCTTCGGCTTGATCTTGTCAGGCGCGACGCCGTTCATCTGCGCGTAGATCGTCAGAAATTCCGACAACTCGTCGGCGCGCTGGATGACACCGTTCAGCGTCTCCGACACAATCGACGTGCCGGCAGCCGTCTGCGCCAGCGCCGCGGTCAGAAACAGCGGGATATGACGCAGATGAAACTTGGTGCGCGCCTCGATCGCCAGGGCCGACACGACAGCCGGCGAAATCATAGGAATGAGGCTGCGGATCCGCGCAGAGATCGTGTCGCCATCCTCGTAAAATTCCTTCTCCCACAGCATGCAGGAGAGGACAGACCGGCGCAGTTGCTGCACCAGATTGATACGAGAGGCCTTACCACCCTCATGGGTAACGATCGGCGGCTGCTTGACGGCTCGGTTTAGGCGCATGGCTTGGCTCCTGTTGAAAGTGAGCCGGTAGCGAGTGATGGAAGATCAGGCGACAACAGTAACAGTACGCGCTCTACCGACTGAGCTACCCGCCCGTGAAAGGTGGACGGAGTTGGACTCGAACCAACGACCTCGCGCTCCAGATGCGAAGTAACCGTTCTCTACGCTATCCATCGTTTACTACCGGAAGATCAATCGACTACGGTGTGGTTCACCAAAGAAGTAACCGCAATCTAACGCTATCCAGTGTATTTCGTGTTCTACCTCCATACGCAAACTAAAAGTGGGAGATCAGACTGCAACGGACCTTGTTTGACTTTTGCTCTACCCCTGAGCTACCCGCCACCCGAAGATGACAGAAGTGGATTCGAACCACCGACCCAAAGTTTTTGAGAAGTAACCGCTACATACGCTACCCACATATTCAAACGCCGGAAGGTTAGGCGATCCCGGCAGTGCCACGGGCGCAAGCCCGTAACGGTTTATCAGACCGATGCAACCGAGTTCTACGCTATCCAGCGAAAACTGTTGTCGAAGTTTAATCGCTCACGGGCTTACAACATGCCAGAAGTATCCGTGGGCTCACGCTATCGACAGGCGGAGATATCGCGCATTTTGCGCGGTCGTGCAAGTCTAAAAATTGTCACCTACGGGTGAAAGAAAAAGCGCCAGAGTCCGAAGACCCTGGCGCCCTGCCTTAGCCAGCGGTTTCCCGCTCTGCCTTAGCTGCGATTGGCTGCCGCTGCCGCGATGCCCGTCGCAATCTGCTGACCGTAGTCCGTCAGGCTGCCATTGCCGTTCCGCAGAGCGTCAATGTCGCCGTTGCCGGGCTGCCAGTTCCACGCCGCGAAACCCGCGGAGTTGGCACCGGCCACCTGGGTGACAGCCGTCACCGTCGCCGCGCCGTTCGAGTCGAAGTGTTGCCCGTCCGTGGCGTTGCCGAACTCTCCGATCAGCACTGGCATCACGCCATCCGCAGAGGTTTGGTTCCCCTGGATGTACGCGATGTTCTCGTTGATCACGCTGGCGATGTTGCTCGCCGTCGTGCCGCTATAGGCCTCTCCATACACATGCATGTCGATAATCGCGTTCGTCATGCCGGTGAAATAGGAAGGTGTGATGTATTGGCCGTACGACTGGGGCGTATCCCAGCCCACCGCCTCAATCATCACGATCGCATCGGAGCCCGCGTTGCGCACAGCATTGTAGGTCTGCTGCTGCCACGAGGACAACGCGTTCGGGTCCGAAGATCCGCTCGCGTTGGTTTTCGTCGCCGGTTCGTTGTCGGTACCAAACCAGACATACGGGTTGTTCGCATAATAGGCCGCGCAACTCGCATACCAGTTCAGTTCCTGGGTTAGCCTGGAGCCAGAGAAGATGACACCGCCCTGGTCATTGCCGCCAGCGTTGCCACCGCTGGTGTTGGTGTGGTCTTCGAGTTCGATCACGATCCCTTTCGCCGTCGCCCAGGCAATCTGCTGCGCGAAGAAAGAGGGATCTTGGTACGCGTAGACCGGCACCCGCACGAAGTTGCAGCCTGGGAACGTGGACAGCAGGGGATTGCAGTCCGGTCCCGTGATCGCGCCCGCCAGATCCGTGTCATAGATATTGACACCGGCCGCGATGAACACCTTTCCGTTCGGATCGATGATCTTGCCGCCGCTGATATGGAACTGGCCGGTTGGCGTTCCGCCACCGCCGCTGCCCGACGCCAAAGGCGACGTCGTGGTACCGCCGGATGGGGACCATGCCGCGGTCGGGCTGGACTTGCCATACCAGACGCCGGACGCGGTTTCCTGCCACATGACGCCCGCGACATACGCCAGTTCCACCACGTTGGACGTGCTGGAGTCTGCCGTGCCGTTGACCATCACCTGCCCGCTGTTGATGCCGTAGGCGTTGCCCGAGACATCCGTCAGCACGGTGGCAGTCGGCGCCGTGATCGTGGCCTTGTTCGATGACGGCGCCGCGTTGGACAACGGCGATGTTGACGTGCCGGTGGCCGGCGTCCACGACGCGCCCGCGCTTGTCTTGTTCCACCACATGAGATCCGCGTTCTGCTGCCAGATCGTGTGGTTGGAATAGACGAGACGCAGCACGTTGCCCGTAGTGTTGTCCGGCGTGCCATTGACCGTGATCACGCCACCAGCGTTGATCGCCCAGACGTTGTTCTGGCTGTCGATAAGCTGGCCGGTCGTACCATTGACGATCGTGCCATCTCTCGATTCGCCAGACGGCGGCGGGATGATCGTGCCGGACGGAGCGAGGTTTTTCGAGGCGTCCCGCTGCCAGACCGTTACGCTCTTGAACGTCACGGTGCTCCCGCTGCCCGCGCCCATGATGAGGGCGAGATGCAGGTTGTCCATGACGCCAAACGCGGTCAGGCCGCCAGCCGTCTGCGGCACTCCCGACGTGACAGAGGCTTGAGCGGTCGGCGGCGGAGTCAGCGCAGCATTGAACTGATCCCAGGTTACCTCCGCAACTTCCGTTCCATCAAAATAGAACTTGAAGGAACCATGCCCCGATACCGTCGCCGGCACCCACAGAGCACCGTAGGTGTGGTACTGCGTGTAATCAGGCGTCGGCGAGGGCGCCACCTTGGCAAAGCCGGTGTTGACATCGTTGTTGGACCCGACCGCTCCGTACCAGTTGTGGAGCGCGATGCCGTACGATCCGGTCGTGTCGAACTCCGCGATGTCCGCTTCGATCCAATCGCCGTAGCCTGACACCTGACCGGCCCATGCATTCGGCCCGGCATTCACCGAGACGCCATTCATGGTTTCGATATCGTTCGCCCAGAACGACATCGGCCCGTCACCCTTCATGACAGCTTCAACGTAGAAGCCGCCGCCAAAGGCCGTGCCGGTGAAGGACAGACGATCCGACGTCAGGTTGGCGTCGCCTGCCGCGGCCGTGGCGAGCCCGTTGCCGAACGTCTGGCCGGTTCCATCCAACGTGACAGAGCCGTCCGCGTTCTGCACCGCACCGATCGAAGCCCACGATGTGCCATAGAAGGTGAACGGCACCCAGTTCACCGAACCCGAGAACTCAGGGAAACTGGTCACCGGATCAGCCGTTTTACCCAGCACGATGGTCGGACCGTAGGTGATCGTGTGGTACCCAGCCGAGGCGGCCGGTGCCGGCACTGTGCCGACCGACACACCGCTGACGATCTGGTCGAACAGCCACGTATAAAGCGCGGTACCCTTGCCGCCGTCCGCATCCAACTGGCGATAGCCGTCATTCCACGGCACATCGTTTGCGTCATGCAGATAGTAGAACTGGGTGCCGGGTGCGTTCAGCGCCGCCACGCCACCTGACGTGTAGTTGGCCGCGGTCGGGTAGGAAGCGCCGCCCGTGTACGCCTGCCACGCCGCTTGATCGTAGATCGCCTCGTTGTTGTCGTCGGGTGTGCCGATCGCCAAGTACGGGACGTTCTTCATCGCCTGGATGACGGGGCTGTTCGATCCACCGGAAATGGTCGGCCGGTAAAGCTGATCGGAAAAACCCATGCCGGCGGCGAACACGTGGTTGACAGTACCGGTACCATAGGCGTTGTTGTCCACCATCTGGGCCAAGGCCCCGATCGCGCCCAACGAGTCGCCTGTGATGTAGATACGCGTTGCATCCACACTGTACGTCGATTGCAGGAACCGCACCAGCGCCAGCACGCCCTGTTCGTTGCCGCCACTATCCGGTGTATCCGCGTAGCCGCCAAAGTTAGCATTCGGATTGGCACCGGAGGTGTCGAGAGATTGGTCACAGTACGGCACGACCACGATGCAGGGGAACGCCGTTCTGAATGCAACGGTGTTGAAACACGAGTCCGCGCTCAGACCCGGCCCGACCGCCCCATTTTCCGTCGCCAGATTGGAGGACGGATACGAGCCCCCGTTCATGCCTTCGTCATTCTCATGGCCGTAGACCATGATCGGATAGACGAGGCTCGGATCGTACTGCGCCGGCAGCAACAGATCGTAGGCGATGAACCCATGAGGCATCGCCGCGACGTTCAGCCGCTGATTTTGCAGCCACGTGCCTTTGGTGACCGTGCCCGTCAACGGCGCCGTCACGCGCGGGATGCCATTGGCTCCGCCGCCGCCGGTTCCGGAGGCTGCCTGGACCACCACCGTGGTGGAACCCGACACCGCACCGTCTGTCACCAGCAGGGTGTGAGATCCCAGGACGCTCAGGTTCAGCGTCATGGACCACCCGGACGCCGTGACACCTGACACCAGGGCCGGCGAACCGTTGTCCACCTCGTACAGCAGCGTCGGTGCCGTGCCGCCATAGCCGCTGATCGTGCCGTGGAAGGTGAACGCCTGCCCGGCCGTCACGGTGCCCGGCGAAACCGGCGTTATGGTGTGAACCGCCGGCACGCCAGACGATCCGCCGCCGGACACAATCGTGCCGTCCAGCGCCTTGATCGCGGTGTGCGCCGCCATGTAGGTGGTCAGGAAGGCCGAGAACGCCCCGCTTGCCCCGCCGTTGATCGTCGCCGACGCGCCAGTCTCCAGCACGTTGAACGCCGGATAGAACGGCAGGCCGATTCCGGAGACGTTGATGCCGCCGACGCCAGTTGCCGGGTCCGCAGTGGTCGAATTGTTGAAGTTAAAGCCGTTCGCCCGCATTTCCGGCGTCGATACCCAGAGTTGCAGGCCGGACGCGACGAACGAGATGGCCGCGCCGGTCGAATCGGTCCCGCTGGAGCCGTTGACCAACGTGCCGTTGTACCAGGTTTCCTCCGGAGGGCTGTTTATGTAGTAGCCGGCGCCGTGCTGATCGCCGCCAAGGCCGCCCCCGAAATCCAGCGCGTAGCTGCGATCGGCCACGCCAGCCGCCCAATCCGTGGTGACCGCGCTCGCGATGACCTCCCAGGCGGCGAAGCCGGACGCCGGGACCGGCACGGTGGCCAGAACCGACTGGGCTCCGGTGCCGCTGGACGTCGCCGTGCCGCTGCCGTTGGACAGGACGATGGTGCTGGACTTGTGCGTTGCATCCCACACCACGCCGGATACCGGCGGCGGAGGCGCCACGCCCGATGCGGCGACGCTGAAGGCCGCGGTGGTCGTAGACAAGGTGCCATCGCTGACAGTCAGCGTGTGGGTGCCGGATGTCTCGATAGTCAGCGTGGTGTTCCACCCGCTGGCACTGACACCAGACAGCGCGAACGGCGTGCCGCTGTCGATTGCCGCGGTGAGGTTGGGCGGTTGCGCGTAGTTGCCCAGCGAGCCGGTGAAGATGAACGGCGCGCCTTCCACGGCGCCGGTTGGCGCGTTTGGCGTGATGGTGTGCGGATTGACGACAGCGAACGGGTTGGACGTCACGACGCCGGATGATCCGTCGCCGGACTCAAAGCGGAAGGTGTAGTTGCCGACCGGCATGCCTTGGTGCGTGAAATGCCACGTGGAGGTGGACAGCGCCGATCCTCCCACATTGGCATCATCGAAATTCACGCCATCGTCTGAGACATCGATCGTCGGATAGTAGTTGATCGTTCCCGAAACGACAAAAGGCACGCCAGAGACTTGGGAGCCGATCGGATAGACCGTCACCACTGATCTCATCAGGTGTGTCTCCATTTTTGGATAAAGGAATTGCGGAATGCAAAACCCGGCCGGACTGTACAGGCAGATCCGCCGGACGCAAGAGAACGTTCAGCGAATGCCGTACAACGTCCTGTATATTTCAGGGCTCATCCCGTGCTCTGCCGCTTTCTTTGCGACATGCTCGCGGTCTTTGTAACCATCGTCTTTTTTGTCAGCGTTTGCAAAGTCTTCGCCGACTTTCTTCGGTACGCCCGTGCGTTTGGCCGCGCCTGGATCGTGCGCCACCATCTCCATGAAATTGTGCTGGGCTCGGGACTGCGAAGGCATTTCAGGGCTCCTGTTGCGTGGAGCCCTGCTATATCACTTCTCTCTTATCAATTCATCCGCGTCGGACGTGTCAATTTTGATAGGCTATCCGCGTCGGTCTCGGCGTCCTCTTCTTCATCCGTCGCTAGGCCGCAATTTGACCGAATATCCTTGTGGTAGCGATCTGCCACCATGATTTTCTGCGCAAGAACATGAAGTTGTGTCATCTGGAACTTCCAGAAATCCAAGCCGCCCAGGATGTGAATCATCATGATAGGCCGATCAAAGTCATGGTACTCCACCAGCCATTCATCACCGCTACGGCGCCATACCGTTAAAGTTTCATTTGTAACGCCGTAGGCTTCAACTATCTTGCAGTTGCCGATGTCCTCCATGGCGTCTTCCCATTCGCCGGTCGCATTGGCTTCCCTAACCACCAAGCTGAGCCAATCCGGCAGCAGGCCGAGTTGAGAAAGCGAGCCGTCCCCGCTGAAGCGGTAGACCGTAGGGTACTGGCTCATCGTGAACCTCTCAGTGTGGGATAATCGTGATACGTTCTTGCGCTCTCGTAATGGCCGTATAACGCCACTCGATCGCGAAATCAGGCATAGCATACTCATCCACGAGTACTACACTCTTCGCTTCGGAGCCCTGAGCCTTGTGAACGGTGTACACGTAACCAAACGTGAAGCTAGTCGTTACCACGTCACCAACCGGCACCGTGTTGACCATGCCTTCAAACTTGACGTTCGGAACGTAGATTTCCTCTCCTTCGTAGTCCAGCCAGATGACATTGTCGCCGTTGTTAAAGTCTCGTGTCAGCGTATAGACGGCGCCGTTGAACAGGCCATAGTCAGGCGCATTCTTCAGGCACATGACGAACTCGCCAGCCCGCGGATAGTTTTTGGCCAGACCCTTCATGGATCTGATCACCTTGGTGATCTCAACGCGCGTGGTGTTCTTCCAGCAGAGCACCATGTCGGCCTGCATCAACTCGTCACGCGGCAATCGATCCACGACGCGGAAGTTCGACCCATCGTTCTGGTAGCGTTCGCCGGCCCGCACCCGGTGCGCCTGCCGCACGATCGGGCTTTCCAGCGCCTGACGGTGGATCTGGCGCAGGGTGAAATCCGGGTTGACGAAGTACTGCTGATCCTGGATCGGCGGCAACTGGCCTGGATCGCCGGCCGCCACGATCCGCGCGCCCGTACGCAGGATGTCGCGGGCGATGCGGTGCCCGATCATGGACTTTTCGTCCAGCAGGAACGTCACGCCGGACAGTGCGCCGTCGTTATGCGCGCTGCGCCATTCCATCTGGCGCTTGCCGTTGTCAAATTCGATCTCACGCATCAGCTTGTAGATCGCCGCGTGGATGGTTGACGTGCTTAGTCCTGACTTTTGATGCAGGAGCGACGCCGCCCGGCCGGACAGCGCCACCATCATGCAGCCAGGGTTGTTCTGCCCGGCCTTGGCCAACACGACAGATTTGCCGGTGCCGGCGAGCCCATCATAGTGATAGACGTCGCCAGCAAACGGATCGCCGATGAACCGGTCAATGTTGTCGTATAGCTCTTGCTGTTCATCCGAAAGGACGATGTTGCTCAGCGGATCGCGCGACCTTTGCGGCGGTAGCTTGCCGGGCGCAAGCGGCGGCGACGCACCGCGACCTCCATCCCAATCAGCAGCGACAGGCATGTCATCAGGCCCAGCGTCAGGTATCCCATCAAAGCGTTCATAGCCATCGGAAGGTGCACCTCCATGTCCATTTTCACAGGTGACGCCACTCGGTGTGTCGAACTGGGGGCGCCCACAGATAGAACAGTCCGACATTATCCACCCGCCAATTTCCAAACGCCGATCAAAGCCATTACAATCAAAACCACAACGTTAACACAGATGACCAACTGCGCCACGGCCGCGTAAGGATCGGCCGGGTACAGGTCATACTTGTGATGGCGTTGTGGTAGTTTCATTCCAAACCTTCTCGTTCGGCAAACCACTCCTGCACAACAACGTCTTCATCGTCTTTCGCGATCGTGTCGCCGTTTTCGATGACAGACCGCGGAATCCAGATCTCACGGAGCCCGTCATACTGAATGAGGACCGCCCGCGTCGTGACCAGCTTCACGCGGTCTGCCTTAAACAGCGTGATGAAACTCATGGCAGGAGAACCCCTCTGACGATCTCAATCGCCTCGGAGATGGACGGCGTGCGCCAGCGGAACGTCTCCACCAGCATCGGATGCTGAGCGTGGATATTCTCGTCGCCGTCTTCGATCCACACCACCGCCGGCTTGTGCAGGTGATAGGCCCAGGCCAGTTCAATCGCCGTGCCCGTGGAGATCTTCTTCGCCCCATGCAGGCGCACCAGCAGGCAGTCCGCGCGCAGGACGTCGTTGTGGTCGCGACTGATCACACCCTTGGTGGTGTGCACGCGCGGCGCCCTCAGGCTGACGGTGTCGGAGATGGACTGCTCACCCTTCAGATGGGTAAAGCCGCGCATCGGCGAGAAGCAGTCAATGACGCCATCCAGCACCGATGTGGTGGCCACGCGCCAATCGGTCGCGGCCGAGTAGGATTCGCCGCCGATCGGGCCGGCAAGGTAGAGTCTAGGGCGCATGGTTCATCCAGGGTTGCGTATCGTGGCACTGTCTCATGCCACGATACTAGGGTCAAATCAGGTGGGTTGGGCGCCGCAATCCTCGCAGCCAAGCCGGGTGTACGAGGTGTCATAGCGCACCTTGCCCGTCTTGCAGATCGGACACGCGCCGTTGTGCCGCCAATCCTCCGCCGGCAGTGCCGTCTGCTTCTCCGCGGCCTCGCGATCGGCCTGGATCTCTCGCAGGCGCTGCGTCACGTCCATGTCCGCGATTCGCGTGGTGCCCGATGTCGGTACCGGCGCCGCCTTGAACCCCAGCGACTCGAGCCGGGCGCGCTCGGGCTCCAGCATGGCCGGATCCGCCATAGAACGTTCGATCTGCTCACGCTCGGCGTCGGTGCAAGCGCCGGCCGTACCGGGCGCCACCACCATGACGCGTTGGTCAGGGATGTCCCAGTGTGGCGCCACGCCCAGCGTAGTCATCATGTCTTCCTGCATCTTGCTGACCAACGCGACAGTCTCCGCCGTGATCTGCACCTTGGCGTCATTCACGTCCATGCCGACGAATTGGCTGAAACTCTGCACCAAGTTTTCATGCAGCTTGCCGCCGTACATCGCCGCCAATGACAGTTTTTTGCCATCGTGGCTCAGTTTCTGCGGCTGGAACCGGCCCGTATGGGTTACCGGCACATAGCCGACGCAGATTTCATCCGGCCTTGGTTCTTCGTTGGGCTTGCCAAGGCGCTCACCACTGGCATTCTTGAAGACCGGCGACGGCGCGAGCCCTGCCAAACGCGGGCGCATCGGACAGGTCATGGCGTAGGCCTCCAGTTGCGTATAGTCGCCCGGCATCGGATGGGTGTGCGACGCCACCGCGACCCCAGCACCCAGGTCATCCATGACGATGATCCTGCCATGCTTGCCTGTCAGCAGTTCCGGTGGCTCCGGGATGTCGATATCCGCCATGCGATCGGCCGCGTGCAGAACGTCATGCATGCGGCTGTTCCAGGCCGCCATGTACTGTTCATGCGAAACGCCGATCGGCCGCGACTCAGACATCACCTCCGTCAGCATCCGCTCCGCAGCTTCCGCCTTCGTCAGCAGTTGCTGGGCATGGATCTTCATCGTCCGCGCCACACCCATCAAATCCTGACGGTAGGTCTCCGTCAGACGAGCACGCGGGCCGTCCGGCGCTGGAGAGGGTAGATCGTCCATGGATCAGTCCTTTCATATACCACGCGTAAGCTACGGTATCGACTTCACCACCGCAGGACGCGCATTGCCAGCGCCCACCAAAGACTTTCGCGGAGATTTGTCGGAAATCGTGTGGTCCTGGACAGGAATCCAGGCGTTTGACGTTGGCTTTCGCCTCGTCCAATAATTGACGCATGCGCTCTTTGGTCGTCCGGCCGCCCGGCGGAACAGGAAAACTCATCGTCGCACCACCACGATCATGGCCAGAATGCAGATAACCAACCCAGAACATACCAGGATGTGTTCAGCGAGCGTCATCATTTCCGTACCGCGCAACCGACGCTCTATCCATAGCGCTGGTCGCGCGGTCGATACAAATGAAATCGCCTAGAGACAGGGCGCGCCGCAGAGATCGCACCCGCCGCGCATGTTCCTGTAGTTGGAACAGTTCTGGTCGTCGCATTTGATGCTCGCCGGATTCAGCAGATCTTCCATCTCTGTTCTTGATTTGGTCTTTTTGAGTTCTTTGCGAACCTGCATCAGCAAATGCCCCAGCATGTTCTTGCCGACACCCTTCACAGTGCCCCAGTACTCGTCGCCCCAGGTGTTGCCTTCCTCCAGATACAGATCACCGGTATCCAGCAGCATCGCCCGCAAGCGAGGATCGGCGAACTTCATGCGCAGCAATTCCAGCATGACGCCCACTTTGATGTAATCCCAGTTGTCACGGGCCGGCTTGGAGCGCGCCAAACGCTTCGCGGCGCCGGGTTCACGCGTCAACCGTATCTGTTCCTGAAATACAGGATCAGTATGTTTCGCCGCCTGGAAAGCATGTTCAAGTGTTCTGTAGGCCTTTCCTTTGATCCATATATCATCGGGAAAGAAGTTCGACAGAAAATCATGGTAGCCGCTGAAACTGTCTATTTTTTGGTGCAGCATGGCAGGCCTCAGTGCAGGATGTTGACCGCGACATCAATGGCGAGCGTGGCGAGGAGTCCCCAGCGCCAAACCTGCTCACGCCAGGGGATCGGCGGGAAGCTGGGCTCAAGTTTCGTCACCTTGGGCCGTCGCTCCCAGGCATCGCAGAGGACGCGGACCGCCGTGCATATCCGGTCAGCCGTCGCCGCGACGCTCACGTTGCCGTTCATGATGTCGTACGAGCCCGGCATCGGTACGGTCATCGGGCAGCCGGCGAGCACGTCGCGAATTCGCACCAGCGCCGCCGTGGCCTCGGTGCTCCGCTCACGCATATCGTCATGGTCTGGTAGCTTCACCCGCATACCGGCGACGTAGATCTGCACCGCCATCTTCGCCTGATCCACGGTGTCGAACGGCAGTGGCTGCATCATCTCGACATTCGTGAGTTTCCGCAGCTTCTGCATCTCCACCGGAATCGAACTGATGGTGGTACTGCGCAGAAACACCTTGTCGCCCGCGATGTTTATTTTCCACAGGACGATTTCACCCAGGCGGCCGACAAGCATGTTGGGATCGGTCGGTGACTGGCGCCAGTTGATCTGGAGAGGGATGAACTCAGGGCCGAGAGTCAGCATGTCAGGCTGCCCCCTTCTCGCTGCGCACGCGCGTTTTGTTCGCCTGACCGATATGGCTCAACAGGGCCGCCTCACTGACGCCGATCTGTTTGGCCAGCGACTCCACCGTCATATCCACGCTCAGGCGCAGGCTGGTCTGCTGGTTGGCCCGCGTCTCCATATCCATGGCCCCATACATGGCAATGGCCAAGGATTCGGCGTCGGCGCTCTTGATCGGCTGGGCGTCGGCGAACTGCATGACGTAGGTCTGCAACCAACGCTGCGCGACATCGGCCGCCTCTCTGACAACCATCGTCAGCGGCGGCTCCACGTGGCGCACGCCGGCCGCACGCTCCACGTCCATGGTCAACTTCGCCAGAGACTTGTGCGACGCGTGCGGCGGTATGCTAAAGAACTGGCTGCGCCAGGACCAGAGTTCGGTGGCGCCGTCAAAGCTCGCGGACCCAATATGCATGGAGCCGATGAAGAAAGCGGCCTTGCCGTCGCGTTGCTCCACCCAGTGATAGGGAATACGGCCGCCCATATAGCCGTCAATGCGTTTGAGTTCGTCCGCGGCCGTCATGCCTTCCCTCCCATCTTGGCGATGCGCGCCAGCAGCGTGGCGGCGGCGCGCGAGCCTGGATCAACCTGCTTGCCGATCTCCGAGTCGAGCCCGACCACCGCCGCTGCCAGTCCTGTTTCCACGAGATCCGCCAGCAACGCGAACTGGTTGGAGGCGCCGAAGGCGCGAAGCGTCTGGGCCATGTCGTGCACGTCCTGGGCCATACTGGCTAACGCCGCGGCCTTGCGGGCTTCGGCGATCACTTCGATCGCGTGCAGGACGGGAAGTGCGTCCGCACTGCCAACGGAGTGATTTTCGAGGGCTGCAAGCGCACGCTCAAGACCGATATCAATAAGGTCAATAGTGAGTTGTTTCATGACGAGTCCTGGTTAATGGTTAAGTGGCAGATATATGTGACATACGGGTTCGGCTCAGTCAATCGTCCTCTGAAGTTGACGATAGCTTGGCGATGATGCCGTGCGCGTCCTCCAGATGCGCTTCAAGCCGGCTCCAGCCGGATGTCCGCTTGCCGTTCTTGGTGAGCCACTTCGCTGTGATCCACGTGCAGTAGCGGCATTTCAGATGATCGGCTGGAGTCGTGCCTGACATTCTATCCTCAACTGTGCGTGCTAACGGTCGCCGAACTTCCGTTTCAGCCGCTGATAGGTGTCCCATTCAGGATCGCAGCGAATGAGCACTTCCTTGGCGTCAGGCTCCCACCCGATGAGCACGGTGCCTCTGAGCGTCGCGATCACCGCCACGGCCTGGGCCTCACGGATCTTGCAAACTTCGAGGATTTCCGGCTTGGCCGTCCGGCCGGATTCCGTTTTGGCCGTGGCCCAAACGCGCTGCGCCGTGGCCCCGATCTGATCAGGCGTGAGCCCGGCGAGGTTAGCGAACAAGGCCGCCGGAAACGGGTCACGCCTCGGCGGTACCGGCGCATCGGCCGTGTCAGGCACTGCATTATTCTCCATCGAACTTCTCCTTCAGGCGCAGATACTGCGCGTATTCAGGATCGCCTTCGTGGGCCGCAGCAATCACAAATCTCCGCCAATCGGTCGGCGCGTTCCCGCTCAACGCCGCCAGAAAGCCTTCCGCCTGAGAGATCAGACGCAAGGCTGCCTCACGCGGAGGGTTCGGCAAGCCGCATTTGCCAACGGCGCGTATCTGACGGTTGCCTTCCAGCAACGCCAGTTCGGCAACGCGACGAAGTTGTACTGAGTTATGTGGCATTAGAGTGTCCTGCTAGGGGTTTTCAAACTTGGATTTCAGCCGCACGTACAAGTCAAACTCGGGATCGTCCTTGTGCATAGCCTCAGATATATAGGACTCCCACTGCGGCGGGATAGTCCCATTCAGGCCTGCCTCAAACGCGTCGGCCTGGGCGATCAGCGATTCTGCGGTTTTGTCATCACCGTATCCGAAACCCAATCCGCGCTTGCGGCGTTGGGCCTCCGTTCTAACAAACTGAGCTATACGCTGCAACGTTGGCAGAGGAACAGAATTAGAAATGAGACGTGTGTTCATTTATTGGCACATTTATGTGTCAGATATTGACAATGTAGCATTTTGTCTCCACATTACAAATATCAGCTACTAGCCTACACCCGCTTGAATGGCCGGGTTGCACGACTTCCAGCTTGATCAACCAAGAAAGGTTAATTCTCCATGCCCACCACGAGCAAGAAATACACACTGAGCAGCCATGATGAAAGTGTCATGAAGGTGCTCGCGTATCATATTCGGGTACACAACTCTTCTCGGCCTAGAGACTCTGAGAAGCTTTTGGAAACGCTCCGCGGCATCAACAAGCTAACGGCGATGCAGATCTGGGAAGCCCAGCAGTGGTTCGACAAAACCATCAAGGAACAACTGGTAATCGATGAGATGTTCACCGGCATGTCGGCAGCGCAGCACAAGCTGCACTCGCAGGCGATCCGGATGACGCCGGCCCATGCCTACGTCCTTCTCCAACACAACAAGCACAACCGCAACATCAGCCTGGACGATCTCAAGCGGGTCATCACCTGGATCCGCGACGGGAAATGGGACCACGCGCACCCGGAAGCCATCGTCATGCACGATGACTATAACCTGGGCACTGGCCAGCATCGTTGCTTGGCCTGCCTCGTTACAGGTGAAACCCTTGGCGTATATCTGACCACAGGCGCCAGCGCCGCGAGCCGCATCAATATCGATACCAACAAGCAGCGCGCCGGCAACGACATCATGGAGGTGAACAACGTCGCGGATTCGGACCACACGCACGCCACGGTGCGGCTGCTGGAGGACATCAAGTTCAACGGCCGCACCCGCATCACCATCCAGACTTACGACATCATGCCGGTGCTCGCGCGCTATCCCAACGTGCATGAGTCGGTGAAGCTTGGGGCTCGGCTGTACCGCGGCATCCACGACAGCTTCAAGGAAAGCAGACCGACCGAAGAGAGGAAGCGGTTCCCTGGCTTTTCCCAGGCAGCCGGCGCCGCGGCCTGCTACCTGATCAAGCAGCGGAGCAAGTTCGCCGATACCCTGTTTGAGCCGTTCTATGAGGTTTTGATGACCGGCAATTCGCCGCTCGGTCCGAAAGATCCGGCGCGCGTGCTGCATCAGGCGATCCTGCGCGGCGACGTGCAAAAGAACGTGGACGGATACCCCGCCGTGCACACCGCCGCATCGATCATTCTCGGTTGGAACGCGTACACGCAAAATCAAAAGAAACTTTCTGGATCACTGCACTGGCACAGTGATATATTCCCGCCGGTAGCCTAATCCGAAACCCTATCTTGCGGCGGGTTTAATATCGCAATGAAAACCATAGCCTGCGACGGATACGAATCCGTAGAGTCGATCTATGTTCCTGTGCACCGCAGGTCCGTAGATGAGAAAACCGTTACGGACCTGATGTCGTCTATCAAGGACATCGGGCTCCGGACGCCAATCACATTGCTCTATGTCAAAGACCTGGAGACGCCCGACGAAGGTATCATCGGTAACGCCGTGATGCTTGTCGCCGGGCGCAACCGGCTGGAGGCGGTGACGCGCCTGGGCTGGGAATCCGTTCCCTTCAACAAGGCTCCAGACCTGGAGACGGCGCAGATGTGGGAGGTGGCGGAAAACCTCCATCGGCGCGAACTGGTGGCCCTGGAGCGCAAGGAACTCATCGCGAAGTGGATCCGGTTGCGCGAGTCGCGGGAAGTTTCGGCTCAACTTGCGTCGAAATCCCAGCGCCGGGCCGGGCGCCCCGAAAGTGGAATTAATGCAGCCGCACGCGATCTTGGCATTGACCGCACCGAGGCGCAGCGCGCCATGCGGGTGGCGAACATCGAACCAGCCGCCAAAACCATCGTGCGCGCCGCCGGGCTCGCCGACAACCAATCCGTGCTGTTGACCGTAGCCAAGGCCGCGCCGGAAGATCAGGTGGCCAAGATAAGAGAGATCGCCGCGGAACGCGGCAGAACCTGGGAGGACGCAGATGTGGAAGACGTAGACTCGCTATTCGGCCCAGCCACGGTACCGGCGGGCCGAAAATTCTTCGCCAGCGGATGGTTTTCGCTGACAGCCGACGAACGCAGGTGCTTGGCCGCAAAGCTCGCGGAAGACCCGGATCTGGTGAACCGGATGGTCCGCGAGGCGCTTGGATAGCACCGTGTGAATTAGCAATTAACGGGCGAGCGGTAAGGGCTGCTGGGAGGCGGCCCTTTTTAATGCACGGAAGCTTACGGCAGCTTGCCCCTGATCTTCTGCCACTCGGCGACGATCGCGCCGCAATCGCACAGGAACGTCGGCCCGGATAGCTTATCCCATCCAGGTACCGAACTGCACCGCGGCTGATGCATCAGCTTGTTGCCGCGCGCCCGCTGGATCGCCCAGGCCTTCTTGAAATCCAGAATGTGCGGTTCGTTAGCGAAAGCCTTGGTCAGCGCATCCTCTTCTGGCGTCGGCGTGGTGTCAGACGGCAGGAGCCCAACCGGTGTGTGGCCCGCGGCTGTGATCGCCTTGTTCATGAAGGCCGCCCATTCGTTCTCCCCTGTCGCCCAGCAGCGATCCTCCAGCGCACGCGCCAAAGACAGGGGAATGGTGACCGGCGGCTGGTTCGCCTCGTTCGGCCGATCGGCATACCAGGGATCGGGCTTGGCTGGCGGTGCTGGCATGGCTGGTCCTGGGTTGGGGGGTTGATTGAGGCTGGTGGCCAAGCCTCCCACGCCAGTTCGGTATCTGCATACGTCCGACAGGATCAATCCCCGGTGTCGGATAGGGCGTGGTAAGGCGGCTTGGCTGGGGTGGTTATAGGTTTTGGCGTATTATAGTGTCAATTAAGGCGTTGGAGTCGAGAACTGCACGCGTTCGGCCTCTGTCATGGCACGGCCGATATGCCAGCCCTGGCAGAAGGCGCACGGGTAAGCCTCCAGCGCTTTGCTGCCCTTGCGCATCATAACCGCGGCCGATCGGTCAGCGGATTCTTCTGTGCGGTAATCGACCTTCTGACCGCAGGTGGCGGCTTTACCATAGGCGGTGCCGGCGCGGATGTGCATGTCGTGGGTGGCTTGGTCCATGGGGGTGGCTCCTGGGGTTATGGAGTGGATATAGGGGGTGGTTGGTTTAGGGGTGTCAGTTGATAGTGTCAGTAATTGATAGGCCGTGTCAACTGATATGGGGTGTCAGGGGATTTGGGGTGTGAGCCGATAGGCAGTGTCAGTAGATTGGCATGTAAAACTGCCATAATCAAAAAATTCTAAAAAATCGAGAGGTGCTAAACCCCCAAACCCGGCCAAAACAACCACAGGTTGCCCCACCTCCCCGGTATGGTTGTGTCGGTATGCCGTGTCTCGCATCACGCGTTTGATATACAACCTGTGCTTAATGTCCTATCTATGTGCCATGTGAGGTGTCACATACGCATGACAATGGGTAATCATTCCATTACGTATGCATAACACCAATAGAATCAATGTGTTATGTGGTGCTCGAAGACCGTAGAATCTACATTATGTTAACTCATAGCGTGAGACTCGTGAGATTCCCTAGTATATGGCCGATATTCTCATGTGTATCATGTGGTGAGGCATTACCTGGGCGACAAGCCCCCAGACAGCACGTCTTGACCACAGATCAGCGCATAGGGTCTCGAATGGCAGACCTAGTACCGGTGCGCCGCTGATCGGCGAAGCCACAGACGGGCATTCCTGGGGCTGGAATAGGCCAGCTAGAGCACGTGCTAGATACAACGGTACCTGCAGGATGAGTCGGACATTCGACGTTCTAGGGAATATAACATATTTGTCATTTATAGAGAATACCGGCCTATGAGGCTGGTTTATTGACACCATGTTAGCTGACATGGCGGGTAAATGTGCCAATTAAATACTTGCAGAACGGCTAACCGTTCTATATACCATGAGCACGGCACAAACGCCGCAACCCTGGAGTTACCTGCCATGCACGTTTTCACTGAGTTTCTAACGGTCTGGATTGTCGTTTCAATTCCAATGGGGTTTTTTGCCTCTAAAGTAATGCGAAAGGTAAAATAGAATATTTTGATTGATTTTCGGATTTTCTCGGGAATCGGCAAGCAAAACCCCGAGAAAATCAGCAAGTCAATCGTGGCTTGGCATAGTTAACTGACAATACAGGAGTCCACCATGTCTCATGACCTTACCGTGCGTAACGATGGTACCGTGGAAATGGCCTATATCGGCGATAAGCCTTGGCACGGCCTTGGCCAGATCATGACGGCCGGCGCAAGCCTCACGGAATGGGAGAAAGCGGCGGGTCTGGATTGGCGCGTGGAAGCCTCTCGGGTGGTGTATCGCGCCAAGGTAGCTGGCCAGCCGGAAGGCCGAGTCATGACGATTGACGACAAGCGCGTTCTGCATCGCAGTGATACCGGCGCTGATCTGGGGATTGTGTCTGACAAGTACAAGATCGTACAGCCGGCTGAAATAATCGGTTTCTTTGACAACCTATTGCGCGGCATCGGGCTGGAAATATCCACCATGATGTCTCTTGGAGGTGGCAAGCGTTATCTGGTATGCGCCAAGATCGGCGAACAAGCCGTGTTGGACAATCGGGATTTGGTGCGCGGGTATCTCAGCCTTATCACGTCCGCAGATGGTTCCCTGGCCACGGTTGCCAAGCACACGTCAACCCGGATCGTATGCGCCAACACGCTGGCCATGGCGCTGTCTGAGAAGCACAAGGATGGCACGGTATCAATCAGCCATCGCAGTAAGTTTGACATCGCCAAGATACAGGACAAGCTTGGCGTTGCGCCTAAGACCTTTACCGCGTTCATGGATCAAATGCGCCACCTCGGCGAAACCCGTCTGTCTGGCGATATGGCAGAAACCATGACCGAAAAGCTTTTAGGCGAAGCGGCTAACGACAAGTCAACCCCTGGCATTCTGGAACGGTTCATGGGCAAGGGGCTTGGTTCTGATCTTGACGGAGTCCGTGGCACCGTATGGGGCTGGCTGAATGCTGTCACGGAGTACGCCGACCATGCCATGGGAACGGCCGCGACAACGGACGTCAATCGGTTCAATAATACCATGTTCGGACGTGGGGATGAGCTAAAGAACAAGGCGCGCGACATGGCGCTAGACTACGCACAAGCCTAGCCTAAGCGTGGGGAGGCGCAAACCCTCCCCTGCTTTCTCAAGCCATGGTGCGCCATGGTTTGGGATAGCAGTATCAAACACAACCAAAGGACTCGGACCATGACCGTAGCCACCTCACAAACCATCCCCAACAAAGGCTTGATGACACCTCCCCAGGATATAGTCGCGTATCTTCTGACCTTGCCCCACGTGACAGAAGCCACGCCATGCACCGTCATCATTCGAGGTGGCCACTATCCCGCCGCACGCTACGTGACGAAAACCCCTATCGATCCGGGAACGCAAGCCTATGCCCGTGGCGAACGTATCGCTACAAACGAAATGATCTATTGCGCCGGACCGATACCCGCCGTAAACCGCCGTGGCAACGTGGCGTTCCGCATGGTCATGCCGCACAAGCCAGCCAGTGAGCAGGACGCGCGGGATTGGTTTTTGGCCAGCTATTACCCGGCGCACAAGGGACGCAAGCCGCAATCACCTCCCAGCCCCGACTCCGAATTCGCGCGGTATCATCCCTTTGGCTGGAATTTCCTGTTGTCGCCATGGGTTGAGGTGAACGGAGTCAAGATCGACTCCTATGCCCGTGTTCCTTACAATCGGTACGACATGACCGTGACGGACGTTGTATCCACCACACAAGACATCCCCAACGGGTGGCGCGAGGTAGAGGCCTAAGTCATGACGTTTCTGATATTCCTGCTATACATGCTGCCCGTTGTGGTACCGGCTATCATCGCATTCGGCCCCGACGTTGTAGCTACCATCAAGCACAATCGACGCAACGGCTATCGATGGTAGCCACCTCCAGCCCGTACCAATACTGACGTTAGGCGGAGCACCCTAAAGCCCACACAATCCACGCTCCGCCTTGCGTAAGGCTTGGCTATCCCTATCAACCCAAGACCAAAGGATTCGCGTCATGTCCCGTCCCTTGCCCACCCATCTGTTCATTACGTCCAATGGCGATTTGTTCGATACGCGAGTCGCCAATTGGTCCAAATTTCCGCCGCTCCGCAAGCAATACCGCTACACCCATGCGGAAATTGACACGGTACACGAACTCAAAGCGACCTTGCGTAGTGGCAATTACACGGACTTAGGTTGCTATCCACTGTACCTCCTAACAGATGATAACGACACCATGTCTTTTGACGGTGCCATAGCCAACCTGCGACAGATCATACAATCCGTAGCGACTAAGGCTAACGATGGGTGGCGCATAGTATCGTGCGATATAAATTACGAAGACTCCGACATGATATGCTGCGCCACAAACCAGCCTATTGAGTGTGCTTACGCGCCAGATGATTCCGATGGTGACGCGATTGAGGACTCCGACCAATGACATACGCCAGAGCGGCTTTGACCATGCCACGTTGGGGCAGGCTGGACTACCAAGCCAACAAATCCCTATCGGACAACCCCGGAACGCCTAACACCTATGTGGCGCGCCTATGGGCTGATGGCTGGCTTAAAGCGTGGCTGGACACTGGCCACATGAACAGTCAACCGGCTAACGCCTAGCCTTCCCAGACAACCCACAACCCAAACCAAGGGACCACAACCATGCATGAATATCTGTTTGATGTGAAACTATTCGCTGCTATCCGCATCAAGGCCGAGACAGAAGCGGATGCCCGTGCGAAGCTGAACAAAATCTTTGACTGTGCTGACGCCAATTTCGACTCCGACGAAAACGGCGGTTCTGTAACTGGGGAGGCAAGTCAGGATGGCGATGCTGATTTGGTAGAGATTGACGGAGAAGATGTGTCTTAGCCTCTACGTCAACCCGCTCTGCCAACCTTCAGCTACACGCGTACCACAGCCCCAGACACAAGGACTCCAGATCATGCCTGCCACCACAGTGCCGACCAAAGACAACCCCGTGACAGTCAACACGGAACAGGAGCTATTCGCTATCAAGGAAGGCAATGGCTATTCCTGTCTTGGTTTCGACGTCACCATACAGCGGACCAACGCGGTAGCTGTCTGGCTCAATCGGCTTGACCTTCGCAACACGGCAGAGCGTGGCACGCTCGAGTCCTACGCGCAGTACCGGCGCAACATGGCCGAGGGCGCACGGCATGCCGCTGAGAAGCGCGTACGCTGCCCTATGGAGTTGCACCCGAAGCTTATGGGCTTGGAAGGCGCACGCGTCATGGTGACGCATCCGGACGGCACGACAGAGCGATTCAACGTGGGCAAGTCAACCGGTTGGATGCCGTGCCATCTTCGCGTCCACAACACGCGATCCATGGGTGGTGCGCCGGTCAGTGCGCGAGAAGAGTTCACGTCTGTGACTGTGATCCGCCGCTAATCCATTCACCACAAGCAAGCATAGAGGGACTCGAGGCATGGCCTATTTCAACGGACATCGCGCGCCGGCTACGGGACGCGTCATCTACTGCGACGCGTGCGCACAGGACGCCATCCCATGGGAGCCAACGTCTACCGCTCATGTGGTCATGCCGCGCGGCGCACCGCATTGGCATTGGCGACAGGCAAGCCCATGGTGTTGGACGCCGATCTATGGCGGCTCATGCACGCAATGCCACAAACCGGCTTAGGTCAGATCTGGGATGGTGGATCCGCAACCGGCTCCGCCTTTCCTTCAATCAGCTTCTGTTGCTCCCGGATGCGTTCCTGAAGCCGCCCGGCATCGATCTGGAGCGGGTTGTCGGTATGGATCACGACGGCGGGTCCATCCTGCTTGGCGAACTGCGGCGCGCTGCGCTCCAGCATAAACTTGACCATGCTGGAATCCCCTGCTTCCACGTTCTTGACCATGGCGCGGGTAGCGATATCGATCCCGCGCGCTTTGCCGCGTCGCACCGCATCGGCAATCTCTGTCGTGTGGTACAGCATCGCTCCCCAGACATCCAAGGGAAACCCCAGCGCCGCGCCGATCTGATCTATCGTCATCATCTGCGACGCCATGCGCTCCGCTTCCAAGAGCACCATGGGCGGGACCATCATCGTGGTTTTCGCTGACACGGCCGCACGCGCCGTACGCTTCTCATCGCTTCTCCAGTCTGCCCGCGCCTGGACCAAGCTAGGCGTGTCCGCTCCCATCGCTTCCGCTCCGAAGTAAAGTTCCGATCAAAGCGGTTCGCTTCGATCATTTCCGCATTTTTCAACCTTACCCGAAAAGAGGGTGCTACCGCAAAGGGTGGCACCCTCCCATGTCATACAAAACGGTTCGTTCTATTCAACACGGGTGACCATATACCATCGCTTATTGGCACCGTTTCCATGCGCTTCAGACAGTGGCGTGGAGCACCGCCTGATATGAAAACGCAGGAACATCATCTTTCCGATAAGCGTGTTGGGTATCAGCTTCGATAAGATGGATGGTGACATGGTGACCGCCACGCTTTCGCCTATCTCCATGAACTCCCAGCGCACCCGACTAACCCGCGCGTTTTGGTTCCGGGTCTTCCATAGGTAGGCTATCGTATCTTCCGGTAGCAAACGCAGATCAAGGACGTGGATTTTGCCATAGGCTTTGATCAGTTCCATTTTATCGTGACTGAAGCCGCGTTTGCGCACATGGCACGGGACCATCTTAGGATCAACCATGTGCTCTTTTATGATATCCGTACTGGCATCCATGCCAGCCACAACGCGCGTGCAGTGAACGAATCCATACCACCCCTTGCGCTGCAATGGGTTTTCGGTCCGCGTTTTGATCTGTGCGGTTCTCCAGTCCGGGCCGCGCACCTCGCAAAACTTACGGAAGCTGGATATCGCAGAACCACGACTGCAATTATGAAAAGTGCGCGTGGCTCCAGGCGGGAAATTATCCCAATTAAATCGTGTCATTTATGAAACTCATTACAAACTACACCTCGGACCATGGTTTTGCGGACTAGACGCATCTGCGATCATACTTTAAGCCTCGTAAACCAGTCAATCATTACCGTGATTCCATAATGTGCCTAACAATTTAGACCATGTCAACAGAAATAAAACAAAAACTGTGATAATATGATCGGTCAAGTCACGCGTCGAACCATGAGAATAACCCCTAAAACAGGCCTGAATCCTTGTTTTTTGGTGGTAAAGTCAAGCCAATTAAATAATCTCCCCATTAAGGCTCCATGTCGAGCGTGAAGCCGTTATATCTAGCCTTATATGCAACGATAACACTTATATCATATCTTCATAATGCATAGGACGGACAATAGCAGAATTATCTATCGAATCGTCTATGCCACAACACAACCCTAGAGATACCGCCAAAAAATGGCATAACTAAACATTTCAACGCGTGACTTTACCGATATATCACACAAACGTCACCATCGCATGACATCCCACACGTTATGATGGCCCTGCACTAAAAGCCCAATCAGCCGCCAGAGAGATAGACATGACACTCCCCAACCCCTTAATCAGTTCCAGCCCCAACGCATGTGTGCCTACGGCGTCCCAGCCCATTCCCGGCCGGCTGGATTGCACGCTGCCCCTGCCGCATCGGTTGTTGCGCCTCACGCTCCTGGCAGGCTGCGCCCGGCCGATCACCGACAGCCCGACGCAGAAGGGCCTGCACCAATACCGCTTCACGCTCACCGTGGATGGTGCGCTCACGCTGTGGTTCTTCCGTCTGTCCCTGGCACCCGCCAGTCTCACGCAGAACGACATGACCGGCGCGCTGCGCACCGTGGCCTCCGACATCAACCTGATGTTCCAATTCCTGGGCAACGAGCCGGCGCTGATCACCGCCCGTCTCAGACGCAGCGCGCTCATGGATTGGCTGCATGCGGAGTCGTACGTCGAGTTCCCATCGCAGGCGCTATCGATGGCAGACCACCTGTTGGCGCTCTGGGCCAGCCTCTCCACCCTACTGCGTGAGACACAGCCACCCATGACGCCACGCATGCCCATAGCCGACTTCACGGCGGAGCTACGCGCCCTGGCGACCGGCATTCTCGCCCTGCCCTGGCAATCGCCCTGCATCCTGCGCGATAACGTCAAAGTATCCTGTCACGTATAGGTGACAATGTAAAAAGAGTCCTTGCGTTAAGCTGTCGTGTCATATAGAAGTGACATCAACAACGACAGCAACCACGAAAGGACTCATCGGATGCTTATCTCAGTGAACGGCGGCAAGTTCCACAAGATGGCCGGCGTATTTGACCGGGCCAAGGCGTTCCGCAGCGCCGATACTGTCTGCGGCCTCACCGTCACACCTTTCAACTATTTCGAGGACGCCAAAGCGGCTGACAGTTACACGGGCGGCCGTTTGCAAACCTATCTCTGCAAGCATTGCGCGGCCAAGGGGAGTGCGTCCTAATGGCGCAAGAGCGCATCAACGCCACCATCTGCGATCAGCCCGTCATCATCCAGTTGACCGGGTTCCGTGGTGGCCATTTCACCCAACACTTCGCGCGGCGTGATCCTGGCTATGGCCCTGGCTGGTATGTGTTCGGGACCAACCCGGCGTACAACGGCCGCTACACCATGCGGACGGCACAACCTGACGTCCCAATGCGCCGGCATCCTCATTACAACGTCCGGGTCCAGCGCGGCTGGCGTACCAAGCGCGAGGCGGCCCGCATCGCGGCGGAGATGAACCATAGGGATGCGGATTGCATCGCCATGGTGCAGTCTCTCGGCGATCTGCACGGGACGGTCTTTCGGGAGGGTGAATAATGGCCAAGAACGCGCCGAAAGGCACCGACACTCAATACCCCTGCAACCTGCGCGTGTACCGATTCGAGGGTAACAAGGCGCACCTGCATCTGGCCCTGGAGTTCAAGGAAGGGGTATCGCTCGAGTCCATGCTCAAACTGCTTACCACCCTGCGCACTGGCCTGCCGAGGGGGTACGGCGCTGCCCTGACCGATGCCAGGGGCCGCAACATCAGGCCATCGACGGAGGACTGAACCATGGCAAGCAACCTCACGACTCCAGCCTCGCAATGGCTGGCAGAGACCTTTGAATTCGAGTTCTGCGAGGAATGCGGCGGCGACGCCTGCCACCATACGGCCGTGCCGTTCATGGGCAACTGGTTTGCCCGCTGCGACTACCCGCCCGCCGAGGATGGCACGCCGCACCCTGTCATCACCGCGTACCTTGCCACACAAGACTAGGGAGAATCAGCCATGAGCACGCCGCAGACAATCCATATCGTTATGGCCGAACATTACAGCGTTCCAGGTCTGGTCATGCGTCTGTACACGGACAAGGATCGGGCCGTTGCTGAGGCAGTGGAATTAACAAACCTCATCCTGAAAGATTTTTGCGAGATTCGGGAAGAGGACTACACGCCGGCCACGGCGGATACGTGGGAAGCGGCGCTGGAGTCGGTTCCGGAATCCTTCGGCGACGCGAATTGCTATGTTTGCATCCGCGAAGAAACGTTGCAGTAGGAGTGAGCCATGACCAAGAGCACCAACCCATTGCGCGCCATTCCAGCGGCCTATCTGGCGCGTTCGTTCTTCGCCAATAGCACTTGCAACGTGCTCACGCGCAAGGCGGAGCGGGCCGAGCGCGGCAAGATCGTGCGTGAGATGAAACGGCGCCGGTTTATCGGCGACCACCACACCGCAGATAGTACAGCGTCAGCCATCATGGTGGAGATTATCACCAATCTGGAGCGGCATTCCTGGCACGACATGGCTGTGGCCAAAGCCAAATCGTTGGAGGACTGAGCCATGGCCCTGAAGCGCAAGCCACCTGTCTGGAAGGTGTCCGTAACTGTCGTTATCGGTCCGAACAACGAGCCTGATCAGCGCTGGGAGGCGACCAAGCCAACCCGCACGGCCGCGATGCGTGCGGTGGAAAGCCAGATCACCGTGGCGAGACTGAACGTCAAGGGGGCGCAGCGTAAGCATTGGCCCATGCTGTTTGAGCTAAACCGCGAGTTTGTCCGCATGTGCCATGGCCATGGCTACAAACGGCAAAGCTTTGAGCCGTCCAGCAAGGCATGGTGCCTGACGATCGAACGCATTGAACGTGCACGATAGGTGTTGACAGCTTAAAGTTTGTCATGCATAAGTGACACATAAGAACACCGCACGAAAGGACTCCTGGCCATGCGCACCGAATTCCGAGGCTATCTTCTGCCCACTGGTTTCACGGTGTCATGCGACATCATCTTTGACGCCAACCGGCGCATCTGGACCCTGGCGCTGGATTGGGCGGGCAAGATCGTGCTGTTCAGCACGCAGGGCGAGACTCGAGCCGTGGATTTGGCAGCATGAGCAAGCACACGATACGCGATGTCAAGCAGCGTCTCGCCGAGACGTATCCCGACATCGAATTCAGCTATGGCCAAGCCGGGCGCGGTCGGATGCGGGCGCATTGCGTGTCCTGGATTGGCGGCCCGGCGCCGCTGGACGTGCGCACGGCCGCTGGCAATCCATACCAGGGCCATTTCGTCCCGTACCATTTCCACCGCGAGCCCACACGCGCTGAGTTGGATGAGATGCTACGCGAATGGGACATCAAGGAAGCCGCACGCCGCGCCGCTGAGCCTGCCAAACGGGCCGCTGCGAAGGCTGACGGCATCGCCAAGCGGCAAGAGGCTGCCGCGGACCGCAAGCGCTATCTGGCCTTGCTGACGGAGGCCTTCCCCGACGTTGCGTTTACCGTCAGCGTCAAGGCCGGTCGGGCGTCCTGCACCTGGACGGATGGTCCCGAGATTGAACCCGTCATCAAGCTGATCCCGACGCTCACGCCATGGCGCTGCACCCGGCACACGACACCCGAATGGCGGGCCAATGCCGAAGCGCGCCGCAAGGAAGCGGTGACCCAAATCCGGATACGGAGGCGGCTGGACAAATCCAGGCGTCGCCATGAGGCAATCAAGGCCGGCATCGCACGGCGTGCACGACAGCGTGAGAAAACAGAACGGGAATCCAGGCAACTCTCTCTGGTCTTTTGATTCCAAATTCCACAGTCTACCACTAGACTTTCGACAAACAGACAACCTGAGAGGACTCGAGCCATGTCAGATATCGTTACGGATGGGATGCTAGACGCCAAGGTCAGGGGCAAGGTGCGCATCAACCTGCATGTGCACGCCACGGACGCGGACGGCCGCAACGTCTATTACCCCATCCATATCGGCTTCTTTCCGCGCCGTGTCATGCGCGATCTGGTCTCCTGCATCAATGCGGCTGGACTGGCATTCCATTCCGACATCTCCAACCAGCGCGGGATCGTGGACGTCGCGGTGTGCCTGATGCTGACGGGAGAGTCCGAGGTGTCCACCTGGAAGCGCGTTGAATACGAGCCGCCACATGCACGTGAAGGGGTTTTGCTAAAGACTGGTTGACAGCTTAAAGTTTGTCACGTATAAGTGCCAAACCATCAACCAAGAACGAAAAGGACTCCGACATGGCCATGGTCTGCATCACTATCCGCATGAATGTTGACAAAGACATCGCGGACGATATCGGCACCAAAGACGTTTGCCGTGTCCTGCGGGAACTGGCTGATGAATACGACGGCAGCGGGTTTCACGTCTACGAACCGTTGCTGAACAGGCACGGCGACGTGGTCGGCGCAACCGACTTCGAGGACTGATCGGCGCCTTCGTTTCACCTCACACAGCAAGGACTCTATCCATGGCATCCATCGCCGGTACACTCATCGCCACCCTGAGCCTGCCCACATGGCAGAACCCTTTGGATAAGGCGAGCGCCATCCCTGTCCACGTGGTTCAGAGCGAGAGTTTCATCAGCTTCTACGTGGGCCAATCTGAAGTGTTCCTGGACCATAGCGCGGAAACTGGCGTCTCGGTTGTGATCATGGATCACGTCGACTCGGACAAAGACCCTGACGCTGTGCACCTCTTGCCCCCTGGGCAGGTGGCCCATGAGTTTGAGCCGACCGCGCCGACCAACGCGCAACGCCTGCGGGATGCGGCGCAAAAGACCCTGGACCAAATAGTCGCCGAGCGCTTGACGGGAAACGCCCGTAACGACTGCGCTCGTTCCATGATTTACACCTTGTGGAGCCATGCGGTTTTCATGGGTGAGCCTTTGCCGGGCGTGCAGGCGCATGAGAACCCGAAGATCGGCGGGTTGTTCTGGGATGGCACGGCGTATGCGGCGCTCCAGCGCATCGCCAAGGGCAAATAGCCATGTCCCGCAGGACCGACACCCGGCAAACCGGCATCCTCTTTATCTTGGCGGGTGCCGCGTTCCTCATTCTATTTTCCATGCTGATGGTTATATTTACCGTGGACTGGGAGCTATCCAGTAAAGTGGAATCGTCTCAGGGAATGGTACTGATGATGATCATGATCCCGCTTTGCGTGTTGCTAATTGTCAAAGGAGTTGGACTCTACCGCGACCGGTAGAAAGGCGTTGACAGCTTAGCAACTGGCACGTATAAGTGACTTATAAGCAAAGCAACGAAAGGACTCCAAGACAATGGCCGAAGGCCTTCCTTTAGATCACGGCCGGTGCGCCTGCTGCCAGCGCGTGGTCCATATCAACGACCTGGACGCGAAGCCGGCGCGACTCGCCGGGCCGATCATCAACGCCGATGAATGGTATACCGAACTCCAAAACGCGTTGTGGGCCAATGAGGACTGCGACCGGCTGGAGTGTGAAGAGTGCTACGGCCCTGGATACACCCCGATATCCCTGCTTGGCCCGGCGCCGTCCTACGCCGACGCGGCGGCCATGCTGCGCGCCGCAGGGGGCTGAGCCATGGCCCGCACCGTCTCCGTCATCGTCTTTCTGATGCTCCTGTTTGTCGCGCTGGGAACCTGGGGCGGCAGTCGGGACATTCAGGGAGGTGTTGGCGCGGCACTGCTCGTGATCCTTCTCATCGCCTGATCCGCCTTTCGTTCTATCCACCATCAACCTAAGAGCTATGCCATGTCGAACCGACTGCAACGGGCACGCGCCGCGAGCGCTCCCAACTTCCCCAGGCTGACGCGTGATCCGACTGGGCTTGCCTACTTCGGCAGCAAGGCGACCGGCTACCGCGTCAGCCTGATCGACAACACGGTTATCGGGCACGTCACGGTGACCAATGAGCGCGTGCACGCATCCGCCAACTTCCTCTGGCGCGCCACCACGCCGGATGGGCTGGCCCTGCCTGAGCGGTTCCTGAGCCGGGCTGACGCGGGCGATGCGCTCCGCACCGCGCACACCGACATCACGCCCGCCGTTTCCGCCCCAGCTTACGCGCTCGCGTCATGATCCAATTTTATGGACTCGAGCTATGGATCGGCGACCGCTGGTATCGCGTGCTGGACGGCACGCACCGCGACCGTCATATGCAACGCGCTGACGCTGTTGCTATGCAGCAACGTATGGAGTACATGAGATGTTACGTGGCAAGAGTAGTTCCGCTGTGAAGTATTCCAACATGGTCTGCACCGCGCTGACGGCCATGACTCCGGTATCGTTCTGCGCCGGCTTGATCGCCTATCGCACGCTGGGGTTGCCCATCGTGCCGATCGCGGTGCTCACCTATCTGATGGGCTGCGGTATCCAACGTGACGTCTGGGGCCGCATCCGTCGCCCCACGATGTTTGACGTGGTATTCTTTTCAACCTTCAGCTTCATGGCCAGTTTCTTGCCGGCCATCACTGTTGTCTGGATTGCAATTCGGATACTCGGTCTGTTGTGAGTTGCTTTGGTTATCCACAGGCCCTAAGTTAGCTCCATCGTCTGGTGTTTCGATTCCAGGCGAATCGAGTCCTTTCAACTTATCCCCTACGATCTAGTGATTGTGGGGGATTTTTTTATTTACCCTGTTGACAGCTTAAAGTTTGGCATGTATAAGTGACGCATAAGAACACGAGACGAAAGGACTTGAAAATGCAAAACCATCGGACTCTGGACTACAACGAGGCGAATCGTATGCGCACCTCATTTGTGCGCAAGTTCGCATATGACCTGACGGTGCAGTGGAACGTCTTTGATGATCGCACCAATAGCCGGGTGGGGTTCGGTCCCTGGACCGTGGTGCCGCCGAGCGATGAGCCCGAGTCGAAGATGGATTGCCGGGCGACCGTGACGGACGGCGATCTGGGCCGCTTTCTGATCAGCATCAGCCACCCGTACACCAAGTTGGACATCAGCTACATCCCGCCGCTGAAGCCGACTCTGTCAGGCCATGGCGCCTATCACCCCCTGCGCGATTTCCTGAGCTACGAGTATCGGGCTGCCAACGGTGCGCCCGATCTGAAAGCCTCCGTCACCCTGGAGCGGGCCGAGAAAGATTCGGCCAAGATCGCGACGGAGTTCTGGAAGCGAGTCGCGGTGCCGACTCAGGAAATCCTGCCGCTGGTCCGCGCCAAGCTGGACGAGACGCACGCCGGCATCGAAAAACAGAAGGCCACGGCGATCGAACTTCTGCGCCGCCACCCTGGCATGAAGCGGTACGACAATCGCGGCGACTCCATCGTGCTGGGCATGGGTCAGGACGTCAACCTTCCTGGTTTCATCGTTGACTATAACGGCATCATCAACATTCCCCGCACCTTCACCATGTCACTGGAGACGGCGTCCACGCTTTACGCGGCCGTGCTCAAGGAAAGCGTGCTTGACCGTGCCACGGAGCGCGCGGTGAAGGCGCGGACGGCCAGCGCGGATTGACACGACTCGGGCGTTGATTGACGGTTGTCAGTCAACGCTCTGAGGAACGCGCCTGACCCTCTGGCAAACCCGACATTCTGACGAAAAGGACTCGAAACAATGCATAGGATCGTAAACCCCGCCGAGGAAGATGCCGCGTACCTCCCTGGAGGGTTGACCGCTGGCAAGCTGCGCCGGCTCGCGGACATCGCCGAGGTATGCGCTGTGCAGGACAGCACGCCCGGCGCCGTGTTCCGTGGCGCGTTCAAGGCGGCCGAGGACTCCGGGTACCCCACCGATCCCGAGCGCGGCATGTTCACCACGGTCTACGTCGCCACGCTGCCCAGAGACGGCGTCGTGGTGGACGAGCACAATATCGTGGTTGAGCGGCTGAGCAAGGTTGATGAGCGCTTGGCGCAGATGGGGCTTGTGGAACTGGTCAACCGGCTGTTTGCCCACAATACGTACAACATGGTCACGCGGGAGGTGGAGCGAGTCGCACGGCTCCAAATCGGGCGGGAGATGAAACGGCGCGGCATCCTGCCCGACGACTACACGTTCAAGGCCGATCCCGCGACGCGCCCGGAGCTACTGATCCCGTACCTGGTCCAATGGCTCGAGTCGCGGGCGACGGCGGAGTCCGTCTACGTCCTGACAGCGGACCACCCGAACAATCCAGGCAGCGCTATTAACAAGGTCTACCGCGACGCGAGCACCGCCGAGGCGGAAGCCGTTAAACTGGCGGAGACCATGGTTGCCGCCTCCAGGCAGACGCTTTCCGACATGAAGTTCTTGCCCGTCACCAAGGACAACATTGACGATGTCCTGGCACCGCTCCAGGAATACTACGGCCACGCGCGGTGCTATATCGACATCACCCAAACAAAGGTTATCGTCTGATGGCCAAGCCGGCAACCCGCGTGATCCAGGGCGCGCCCGCCGACTCGCGGGTTACCACGGCTGTGGTCAACCTGATGGATCAGTTCAGCATCTGCGGTCTTGATCACCCGTTATCCATCACGGTGAAGAAAGGCGAACTGGAGAAACTTAAAGCCGTTATCCGCAACTCGCCTCATCTTCTGCTGATGGACAACCACAACGAGAGACAAGGCACGACAACGATTTGGGGCGTTGAAATAAAGGAAGAGTAAATGCCTGAAAAACTTCCACCTCTCTGCCGCCATTGCGGCAATGCCATTCCGAAGCGCGTCACCTCCATCTATGTGCGCGATCCTGGCAGCCCGCCATCCGCCATGAAGGACAGCATCACGCCTGACACCTTCCTGAAGACCAAGACCGATTGCGAGCAATACACGGAGTTTCAGGTGGTCTCCGTGCGCTACTGGCCCGAGCCGGAACGCCATATAACACGGTTCGGCGTGTGGGACGGCGTGACCTACGAAAGCCAATACTTTTGCAACGACGGGTGCGCCAAATCGTTCGGCTATCTGATGGTGCGTGAGGGCAATTGCACTCGCAAGTATAACGAGATGGTCAAGCTTCAGGCCATCACCAGGACGCCCGTGTCATGAACAGCGATCCTTGCGGTAAGCTGCCGCTGGATTTCAATCCGGTCTATGTGAGCTATGCCCGATTCCACGGGCACGATCCTAACGGGATGCTGGAGCGCGACCGGCTACGGTGGCCCGGCGGCATCATGTGCGGATTCCTGCTGTGGAACACCAGGATGGTGCACCGGTTCCTGGCGGAGCACAACGAGCCGGCCATCCCATTTGTCAAAGGCCAATACGAGTCCTACAGGAAATGGCTGGAGGAAGAGGTTTCGGTCACTCTTTCCGGTTGACAGCTTAAAATCTGTCACCTATAAATGCCATGTCAACAAGAACAGACGAAAGGACTTAGGACTGTGGCCAACATCAGCATAACCGAGAAGTCGCGCGACAAGCTTCTGCACATCGAAGCGCCCGGTTGCATCATCAACATCCGTGTGGGTCTGAAGGACCGCACCGATCGCGCCGTGACGTCCATCAGCATCAGCGCCGATGGTACGCGGTACGCTGGCCAGACGCCCTGGTGGGTGGAAGGCGAGCAGGGCAAGGACGGCATCGCGGTCCGTGTCATTGAAGGGATCGGCGCCGAGGCGTCCAAGCCTGAACCCAGCGGCAACGTCACCAAGGACCGCTATGCCAGCTTGGCGGCCCTGCTTGGCCCGGCCGCCGCGGATGAGGTGTTGGACCTGCTTAACCTGGGCGTGGAGGACTGACATGCAGCGCTCGTTGTACACGCCACGACGGGCCACGCTTCGGCGCTGGCTTGTCGGTGCGCCTGACTATGTCCTGGACGTCTTTGACGATCCAGGCGAAGGTGACCGCTACACGATCATGCTCACCACGGCGATGTCGTCTGTGGCGGATGGCACTTATAGCAACACCTGGATATCCTACGTCGGGTGCAGCGAGCACGGCGCCTCTCACCGGGGCGAGATGCCGGCGCATCAGGCAGCCGGCTATCGCCAGCGGATGGCCAATTCGCACCGCCGCATCCGTTGGGCCGATCTGCCCAAGTGCGTGCAGGATCAGGTGCTCATCCGCTGCGCAGAGGACACCACGGAGAAGGCGGCATGAGCGGTGTGGATCCACTTCGCGCCGCTTTCGACGCGGGCGTGAACGCGCTTCGGAAGGCGATCATTGACGCCAGCGAAGACAGCAACGGCGCCCCGCTCTGCGTTGAATCCGGCTACTGGGGCAATGCCAAGCGCTGGCTGCTGTCGCTCCAGCCGGCGTACGAGTCGAACGTGGTCCGCTTCCCGGTCAGCGATGACCCGAAGACGCAGGCTCAGCTTGCGGCCGTTCTCCTGCTGCGGGAGGCGAAGCAACGCGACGCGATAAATGCGCTCCTGCGCAAGTACGGCGGTTCCACCCACGGCCCGCGCGTGGAGACCGTGTCCATCCCGCAAGAGAACTTCTATCGGATGATGGCGGAGTTCAAGTCAATCAACGAGACACGATAATGGTTGACTTTCAGCACGAGAATTTTTCGCCAGAATTGTGGCAGCAAATACTTCGTGATCTTGAGAAGTTCAGACACACCCCGTTGGATAATCTCCTGAGAGTCAAAGTCCTGGGAGCACTGCGGGATGCGGTCGGTGAGCACATACGCAGTGGCAGTGTTCCGCCTGACACGGCGGTTAGGATAGATGACGTGAATTCCACGCGGAAGTGCTGCGCTTTTGTAGTGCAATCCTCGCAAGTCAGGAATCCGTTTTACGTTGTTTTAGATTGACAGCTTAAAAAGTGGCAGCTATAAAAGCCACATAACAAACGAAACGAAAGGACTCGAAGATGTCGGCTTTTGTCGTTGACCTTTCTACCATGCAGAAAGTCGTGCATGGCATCTGCGGCCAATGGACCGTTGAAAGCCCGATCAGGGGGCTAGTCTTCCTGAGCGAATGGTTCCTGGGCGAGCGCGTCAACACCCACAAAGCCGCGACCCGGCTTGGCCGGCGCCTGTTCACGCTCAACATCGAAGCCGTCATGCAGGCCTATCCTGACTGCCAGGACAACCCGATGAACCTTCCTGGGCCGCACGGCATCTTCAAGGATGCGCAGTCGTTCGAGGCTGGCGTTGTCCCGATCATCGCCACGGTTGACCGCGCTGCGAGATGCTTCGATGCGATCGAAACCCTGGCGTACCAATGTAGCGAAGGCGATGTCGTCTACTCCCCGGACTTCAAGGCGCTGAAAGTCTGGGAGGAACGCATGGGCTTCGCGCTTCTGGTCAAACAGCATGGCATGGAACGGGTTCGGATTCACCCCGTGACGCGCAACCCGATCGTGTTCGGCACGCGTTACGACTCGGTCAATCGGGCCATCGCTTCCACCGTCCCTGGATTCAAGAAGGAGTCGCACTAGCCATGACGCGAGCGTGGCGGGCCATGCTTGGCGCTTCTGAAAAGCCGCTCCGGTCCGAACCTGAGAGGCATATCACGATGCGCTTTCTGATCCACTTTTGGACCAGCGCAACTAAGGGCCATGCCGTCGCCGAGATGCGCTTGCAGGTGCGAGTAGAGGTAGAGGTTTCCGACACAGGCGCCATGCAGGACTATGAGATGGCGATGCAGGGCAACGCCCTGGCTTCCGCCGAGGCTATCATATTGGCGCGCAGCATGGTTAGCCCTGGGACCAAGCTGCAAATCGTCCACATTGTTCGGGAGAAATAGCCATGGGCCACGTCCGTATCATGTTCGCCGAGTCCATTCTGCCTCGCATACTGGGTCTTCCTCCCGACTCAACTATTACCTTCATGGTGGCGGCCGAAGGCAAGCACCTGATCGTTATGGCGCAGGGGCCGAACATCCCCGATTTCGACATGACGAAGGACACCTTCGAGGCGCCCCAGTTCGAGTTGCGCCGACTGCCGATCGGTTATGAGCTATGGGCGTGTTGGTCTGGCAAGCCTGATGAAGCTTGGCGCGTGTTTCCGTCAGACGAGATGGTGCAGGAGATGGAGGCACGTTTATATGCCGCAGAATACGGCGCTCACGATGAGTCCAAGGATTGAGCGCTCGTTGCTTCCATCTCTACATCCTCAAACGCACGAAGGACTTTGACCGTGGACCCTAATATGTTCGACGGAGCCGGCACGGCTATCGTTTGGCTCGTGGTGGTGGTTTTCATCATGGGCATGGCGGCCGGCGTCCTCGCGGCGCTGGTTCTGTGATGGGAGCGCTTGCGTGTTACGTCATCGTCGCCCTGTTGATCTCCGCCGCCGCATGGAAGCTGGTCGGCCTGTGGCTCGCCGTCATCCTGCTGAGCGGGCAGGCATACGTGGTGTCCGTGGTCCTGGCCGGTCCGCAGAAACCGCGGCTGTGACATACTGGCTCTGCGCGATGGCCATCCTGGTCATCCTCGCCCTGGTGTTGAAGCTGTTCGTGCTGACATCAGCGGCGTTCCAGGCGTTCGGCATAGCGGCTTCGATCGTGGTGCTTCTGGCGATGGGCGCCGCTACGGTGCTCTGCGTCTTGCTGATGGATACCGACTGATGGACATGAAGAACGCGCTGGCGGCCGTCCGCGCGAAGCCTGACCAATGGCTGGAGATTCGCCGCAAGCACCGGCCGGTCATGATCGGAATTTTGAGACGGATCGGTGAGCGGCATGGTGCCGCCGTGACCGTGGAGCACGCTTCCAATCCGAACGATCAGCTTGCGGTGGTGCATATCAGGACGGTGCATGACGCAAAGACATCGGTGCGGCTCTACGGGCACCGGGCGGCCAACATGGTCAACCGCTTCACGATGTTCTGGCGCCTGCCGACCCAGTACAAGCACGGGCTCCGGTTCAGCCCGGCGATGGCGGCGCTCCCGCGCACCACGGTGCCGAAGTCCTGTCGCTGCCATGCGACAGTTCGCGCTGATTCGTTCGAGGAACTATGCTACATCTTGGATGTTGTCTTGACGATGGCTACAACAGGTAGTCTGTTTGCGCGGTCGCATTTACCCCGGAGTGACTATGAACAGCCCGTGCAGCCTGTTGACCGAGAACCCGGTCTATAAGCCGTTTCGTTACCCATGGTGCTATGAAGCGTGGCTGGTCCAGCAGAAGGTGCATTGGCTGCCGGAAGAAGTGCCGCTCGCCGACGATGTCCAGGACTGGCGTAAGAAGCTAAACGATTCGGAACGCAACCTGCTGACTCAGATCTTCCGTTTCTTCACGCAAGCGGATGTCGAGGTGAACAACTGTTACATGAAGCACTATTCGCGGGTGTTCAAACCCACGGAGGTGCTGATGATGTTGTCAGCCTTCTCCAACATCGAAACCGTCCACATCGCGGCCTATAGCCACCTGCTGGACACGATCGGGATGCCCGAGACCGAGTACGAAGCCTTCCTGAAATACCGCGAGATGAAGGCCAAGTACGATTTCATGCACGGGTTCAGCGTAGACTCGAGCTATGACATCGCGCGCACGCTCGCGGCCTTCGGCGCCTTCACCGAAGGGCTTCAGCTATTCGCGTCCTTCGCGATCCTGCTGAACTTCCCGCGCTTCGGAAAGATGAAGGGGATGGGCCAGATCATCACCTGGAGTGTGCGCGACGAATCGCTGCACTGCGCTTCGGTGATCCGGCTGTTTCGCACCTTCATTCAGGAGAACCCGGCGCTCTGGGGCAAGAAGCTGATCCGCGACATCTGTCTGACCTGCGCCGCGATCGTGCGCCATGAGGACGCCTTCATTGATCTGGCGTTTGAGCAAGGCCCGGTGGAAGGGCTCACGTCGGAAGAGGTCAAGGCCTACATCCGGTACATCGCCGACCGACGCTTGCAGGAACTCGGCGTGGATCCGTTGTTCCATATACCACGGAACCCGCTGCCCTGGCTGGACGAAATGCTGAACGCAATTGAGCACATGAACTTCTTCGAGGGCCGGGCGACCGAGTACAGCAAGGCGTCCACGGCCGGCACCTGGGAGGATGCGTTCTCATGACGGAACGGCGTCGAAAGCTGAAGGTCTATGGCGGCAATCTGAACGGCAACGAGCGCGCCATCATGGCCTGTCACTCGCTGAAAGAGTTCATGGCCGCGACTCGGATCGGCCGTGACTGGGTCTCCGAGACCTGGAACGAGGAAGAGACCAAGCAGGCTATGGCTGAGCCCGGCGTGGTGTTCAAGAGGCCTTACAGTGCGCGCGGCGGAACGTTATGGCAACGTTTGAAGTAGCTCCGGTCATGTTCAAATATGGGTTGACCAAATTATTGGACGCGCTACTTCCCGCAAAACCTCGCCGGAAGTTTTCTCGGCCTGGGTGAAACCCTATTGCTTTTCTACAACTGTCATGTTTGACTGACATTAGCAGAACGCGGAGGGACTCCCCAAAATGGCCTACACGGCGTTGGAAGTGGCGATGGGTGTGCGCCGGCTTTTCGACAGTCCAGATAACTGGACCAAGGGCGCGATGGCTATGGTTCCGATCAAAGGCGCTGAAGGCAAGCGGATGCAAGGCGCCGAGCCGGATGATGTCCTGGCGTCATGCTTCTGCCTGGATGGCGCCGTGCTGAAAATCCTCTGGGACATCGGCGGCGTCGTGCCTGACACGGCGCAGGACGACATGGTGTATGAAATCGTGATCCGGGCGCTGGAGGACGCAATCGATCTGCGCGAGCCGCCCGTTGAAGATAACGATTCACGCGTCAACTATTCCACGCGCGAGGCGATCTGGAATTTCAACGACGCGAGCGGCACCGCCTACGAAGACATTCTCTGGGTTGTGGACCACGCGGTGAAGTCGTTGGAGATGGCAGCATGAGCCGTCAGAACCTGCTGCGCGTGCTGAAGGGCGCGGATAAAATTCTGGACAAACCGCTGGCCTGGATACAGCGCGACTACGCCCGTGATCGGCACAACCGCACCAGCATGATCGATTCGGAGCGCGCGGTCTGTTTCTGCCTGGACGGCGCATTGCGGCGCGCGGCTCGTCCCCAGCGGGATGGCTTGTTTGATTCCGTGGCCTATCATAGCGCACAGGCAGCAATCGGCGACACCATCGTGGAGATGGGGTACGATTACGGCTACGTTGACGCTGCGGCCACCATCCATTGTTTCAACGATTCGATGAATTTCGACGCGGTGAAGACCGTCCTGCGTAAGACCATCGATCGCGTGCATGGGGAGGTGGCCAAAGAACCTGCATAGCTCCCTGTCAAGCTGAATCCCGGATCTGTAAACCAACTTCTCCCATTCGAGGCTAAAAATGGACGATATGACAACTGGCTCCATCCTGAAATCCGACGCGGCGCTGTCGCCGGAACTCGCGGCCGAATTGACGGCAGCCAGCGCGGTGCTGAATACCATCGCCATCAAGGTGTGCGCCGCCTGGACGCTCAGCGATAAGACCGGTAGCGTCTGGATGCTGGACAGTCATTATCTGGCGGCCCACAGCACGAACGGCGCCCCGCCTTTGTCAGCCCGCATCACCAACCAACGCGGCGTGCTGGGTTTCCGGCTTTCGATCGAAGCGCCCTATGAGCGCGTGAAGGTGGAACTGGCCCTGCCGCCGTCCACCACACTGCGGGGCGACGGCGCGCCGTACCCGCTGGCCTTCCTGCTGGCCGGGCAGTCCTTCATCGGCAAGCTGCCGGATGCGGTGACCATCAGCGCCTATCGGGCGGAGAAGCATGCGCAAGCGGCTGCCGCGGATATCTGGCGCCGGCTGGTGCAGCCCTACATCCCGCACGCTTCGATCCTGGCGCAGTCGTACGAGCGCGAGACGGCCAAGGTGATCAAGACGCGCATGGTAGCGGCATCGCTCTGCCGGAAGTTCAACCTGTTCGCCAAGGAACATCCGCAGATGAACGAGATCCACCTGCATGAACAGGCCCAGCCGTTCCCGTCTTTCATCGTGGACCAGGAAGCGCACGTGCGCACCGGCCGCCTGTTCATGTTGACCAACCAGCAGATCGCGGCACTGCTGGGCAAGCCGTTCGCCCTCGCTGGAGAACCTTGATGTACAACACAGTGGATCCGATGGTGGGACTCGCGTACATCGCGCTGATCATCGCCGGAATCATCATTATGGCGCTGTTTTACATGGTGCCGTACATCATCGCGGCATCGCGTGACATGGCGCAGCGCCGGACGGTGTTCTGGCTCAACGTCCTGATAGGCTGGAGCCTGATCGGGTGGGTGGCGCTGGGTCTCTGGGCGATCTTCGGCGAGACGAAGCAGCAGCTTGTGATGCACTACGATTCGCTCACGAGGTGTCGGCGCCGGGAACCGCATTTTTGAGGGAGTCGGATGAGACCTTGCAGAAATGCAAGGTCTTTTGGCTGTGGATGTAGCGCATGAAAATTAAATTAGAAGATATAGATGCAGCATCCATAGTAATGCGTGCTGCCATACCAGCTAAACTAGAAATATGTGGCATATATTTTTTAGTAAGAAGCGCATCTGTAGTGTACGTCGGCCAGTCAACCAACATTATGCATAGAATTAAAGAACATATGAGAGGTCGTGACAAATATTTTGATTCTTACACATTCATAGAGTGTGAGAAAGCTATTTTGAATTATGTAGAGTATTATTTTATATCTAAATTTTCTCCAGAGTATAACAAAGCTGTTATTAAAGTTAAGAGGCCAGACGACATTGAATCATGCTCAATACACGTCATAGATGCAGGTTCAGACTACTATGCTAGTATAGCTGATGAGCTAAGGGTAAGCAGCTATAAAAAAGAATTAACTACATTAGAAAGAAACATTGAGATTAATATAAAAAAATTGGATCTATTTAGACAAGTAAATAAACATATTAGAGACCGCATGACTCCCCTGCCCGTTTTGGCTTCTCAAAAACGAGAAGATATAAAGAATAACAGAATTGTTGACCACGTAATAGTAAGACTATTTAAGGCCACTGACGCGTCATTCAGTGCGGAGTATGAATTTGCCGACGAGTTAAAAACACTCCAGCGCAGGAAAGAGGAATTAATTAAACTTACTAAGAAATTCAAAAATAGACGTAAACATATAAACGAGAAGATATCTAATATAACGAAACAAATTGAAAACGAATACAAAGCTGAAGAACTTAGGGTAAAAACCGCAGCGGCAACTAACCATTCTGCTATTATGAAGGGTATAGCGGAGTCTATAATTCATGACGTGTGCGGAGATCGGGAAGCTATAGGCGAGGCGATAAACGCCGCCGTCATAAAAGCAGTGTATGACACTCTAGCTTCCGCTGTGTTAACGACCGGCGCGCATCTTCAAAATGCCAGAGATAGAGGACACGATCATTTCATACGAAAGGCAAAAGAAGTTATATACGCCAACGCGAATCGTGCGATGCCTGACACGGAGCCCGTCAGAAATATTGTAATTCCTTTCGCTTGACTCTCCCTCCGATATGGCACATATAAGTGCCATCAACCAATAACGACGAAGGGTCATACCGATGAAGCAAACCAACACCCCTGTCTCAGCGTCTGCGACAGAACTGGACATCATGCGCCAGCGTGCGCAGGCGATGGCCAACACCTTCGGCAAGCCGTACAGCATCGCTGTGTTGGCTGACAGCACCATGACCGTCCTGGGCAAGCCCGCGCTGGATACGCTGATGAGCCGCCCGCAGGGCAAGCCCCTGGTTGCGGAGACGTTCCAGCCGCAATGCGTCATCGCTGGCGTGGATCTGGCAGGCTACGGCAAGCCGGTGACGATCGAACTGCCGACGCCGGCCGTGGCGCCCGCCAAGAACCCGGATGACGAAATCCCTTTTTGAAAGAGAAACAATGTCATACGGGAATACGTACGCGAGGCGTGCGGCGCATAGCGCTCGCCGGCTTCGTGAGCGTGTCGCTGATCTTGAGGCTACGGTTAAACGGGTGATCTTGATCACCGAGGGCACCTACGAAGGCTACAACAGCAAAGAACGGCCTTGGACCGCGCTGAGCCAGATCCAGTGTCTGACGCGCGAAGTCATGCGCCGTGGAGGAAAGGACTCGTCCGATGGCGATGACAAAGGCGGAGAAGGCTGAGCAAGCGGCGCTGGAGCTACGGTGCCGGCGCCTGGAGTCCCTGCGGATGTGCGGCCTGGAGCCGCCGACGCCGATCGACGTCGCCAGATTAACCCAGACCGAATCGGGTCAAATCCAGTTCGGCTGGACCATCATGGGCGACCGAGTCGTCAGGGGTTGGAGCACCGCCAGCGTGCACGGTACCGGCGGCCGGGAGGCCTACGAGGCGTACAGTAGCGGCCGTGGCAGTGCTTCGCAGAACGCCGACAAGCAGCTATTCCGCACCGAACGTGACGCGTGGATCGTGCTGCGACTCGCGCGTGAGATCGAATTCGCGGATAAGCTCATTGAGCTAGACGCCAAGATCGCAAGTCAGAGCTAGGACCCCACCATGAACAGATTGATACCGCTGGCGCGTCCTCTCACCATGGAGGACATGCTTCAGAACAGCTACAAGAACCTTCACACGAAAGGTCTTGATTATCTCTGCCTTTACCGCAGTGACGCGCTGACCATAAAGCTGTACCTGTTCAGCGGCGACGTCAGCCGCGTGCCGGAAGTGGTGAGCCCGCATGACCATCGGTACCCGTTCAAGACGCGCTGTTTGTCGGGCAGTGTGTGGAACCGGAACTATCGCCTATGCTGGCGAAACGAGGCTCACACGCCGCGCCAGACCACGTACCAGATGTTTGAGTGGCGCACGCCATTGCTGGGCGGCGCCGGGTTCACCTGGACCGAGGAACGCCGACTCGAGCGGATCTCTGATCTTCGTTACGACAAAGATGACGTGTATTTTCTGCGTCATGACGACATCCACACGATCCAGGTGCGGGACAACGAAACGGCGATTCTGTTGTACCAGAGCGCCGATGCAGTTCCGCTGGATCAGCCGACTTCCACGTTCACCCAGAATAGAGAACCACCCGATCTGACCGGGTGCTATGACAGGTTCACGCCGGATGAAATACTCCAGCGTCTGGACATACTCAAACGCTTGACTGGATATGAGATCCAGCCGGGCACCCCTCTAACCGAAGGAACCTACCGTGGCCCAGGACAAGCCCATCCCTGCTGACACCGCCCCCAAGGCCCTGGACAGCTTCGCCATGAATGTGGCGATGTTCCGCCGTTTGTCGGATCTGGCTGACTTCATCCAGCCGTCCGATCTCAATCTGTCGCGCGAAGACTTCATCAAGGCGATGTCGGCGCGGCTTCTCGAAAATATCGGGTTGTAACCCGAATAATTCTATTGACGGTGGTTTAGTGTCACCTTAATATGCCAGTTAAGAAAGACGGCATGAGGGACTAAAAGAGCGAAAGACACGGGTGCGCTCCGTAAGTAGACACTGAACCATCTTCAACCTTCCAACCTGAGTGAACCATACCATGCGAAAGCTTCTGATCATCGGCGCCGGCTTGGCGCTTCTTGCGGCACCCGCGTACGCGAACAGCGGTTACCCGGCCCATGGCGGCACCGGCTACGGCGGCACGGGTGAGGGCGGCAACGGTTACGGCGGCAACCAGTCGCAGAGCCAAAGTTCCCACAACTTCAACCAGAACAACAACTGGGCTGATTCGTCGTCGCGCTCCAATTCGCGGTCCTCCAGCGTCGGCGTGGGTGTCGGCATCGGGCAGGGCGGTAACAGCCGCTCCAATTCCAACGCGACCGGCGGCAACGCCAAGGCTACGGGTGGCAACTCCAGCGCGACCGGCGGCCGAGGCGGCAAGGGCGGTAGCGCCACGGTGAACCTGTACACCACGTCGGGCGGCTCCGGTGACCCATCGGGTGCTTCCGGCAACTCCAACGGCGCCAATACGCAGGCCGCGGACCCGCCGTCTGATCCGTCCGGCGGCAACGGTGGTGGTCATGGCCTTCCGCCGCTCCCGGTGGCGACGGCGTACGCGCCGAGCATTGCCAGCTTCAACCCGTGTGCCGGCTCGTCCACGTCGGGCGGCACGCAGACCACATGGTTCGGCCTGTCATTCGGGCATCAGGGCTTCGATAACGCCTGTCGCCTGCACATGCTGGGCAAGGACGCCGCCGCGGTGGCGTATCTGTGCCGGGCCGACAGCGATATCCGACAGGCCTTCAAGGACATCGGCACGCCGTGCCCGCAGGATGTGCCGGTTGTCGTCGCTCCGGTAGCCGCCGTGGCACCGGTACCCACGCCGAGCCCGGCTCCGGTGGTCGCAACCTCGAACGCGCCGAAGGCGGTTCCGGAGTGGTGCTATACGGCCTCTCCGTCTGAGCGAGCGTCGCACCCCGCCTGCCACGCCTAGTGGCCCGGCTGAACAAGTCCCGGCGCCGCGTGCGTCGGGACTTTCCCGTTTCTTCAACCCAGAGTGAGCCAATGTCCAAAGATTCAGATCCCCCTCTCATCTCAGGCAGTGCGATATTCGGCATCGGTCTGACCTTCGCGTTGCTGGTCGGCGGCGGTTTCTACGGCTGCCCGAAATACAACGTCTACTCCGCCGAGATGGCCGGTAAGGCAGAACTGGCGCAGGCCGATCAGAACCGCCAGATCCTGGTGGCGCAGGCGAAGGCCAAGCAGGAAGCAGCCGAGTTCGACGCGCAGTCGGAGATCACCCGCGCGAAAGGGCTTGCCGCGGCCAACAAAATCATCGCGGATGGGCTGGCCGGGCCGGGCGGCGAGGCGTACCTTCGGTATCTCTGGCTCCAGAACATGGGCGAGCACACCGACAAAACGGTTGTCTACGTGCCGACTCAATCCATGTTGCCTGAGTTTTTGGAGTCCGGCCGCACCGCTGCGGCGCCGAAGTAGGAGAACACGCGTGCCTTGCATCGTCTATATTCCGAGACGGTTTAGCGGCTCCAGCGCGGAGCTAATCGATCGGGCCAACGCCATCATCGCGGAATATAGCGCGCAAGGCTTCTCCCTGACGCTGCGCCAGCTTTACTATCAGTTCGTGGCGCGTGGCATCATTCCGAACAAGCAGACCGAGTACAAGCGCCTGGGCTCCGTCATCAACGATGCCCGACTTGCCGGCAAGATCGATTGGAACGCGATCGAAGACCGCACGCGCAATTTGCAGGATCAGCCGCACTGGGACTCGCCGGAAGAGTTGATCGAAGCGGCGGCCGAGCAATACCGCACCGACAAATGGAATGGCCAGACCCACCGCATTGAGGTGTGGATCGAAAAGGACGCGTTGACCGGCGTTATCGAACCTATCTGTAGGGAACTGGATATTCCGTATTTCGCCTGCCGTGGCTACAGTAGCCAGAGCGAACAATGGAGCGCCGGCCAGCGGTTTATCAGGCACATCAGGCGCGGTGTGACGCCTGTGCTCCTGCACCTGGGCGACCATGACCCGAGCGGCGTCGATATGACGCGCGACAACCGTGATCGTCTGTGCATGTTCGTGGAGCACCACACGGGCCAGTCCATCGTGGTGGAGCGCTTGGCGCTGAACATGGATCAGGTGCAAGAGCACAATCCGCCGCCTAACCCGGCCAAGCTGACAGACAGCCGATCCACCGACTATATCGACAAATTCGGTGATGAAAGCTGGGAGCTAGACGCGCTTGACCCGCCAATCATTGCCGGTTTGATCCGCGACGCGGTGCTGAAATACCGACATGAAGTTCTATGGGACGCGGCGGTTGCCGAGGAAAACAGGCAGCGCGGCCTGATGGATCAACTAAAGGCGAACTGGGATTCTGTCGCGGAAGCCCTGGAGCGCGGCGACTTTGATTGAGAGGATGTCATGTGCGAGTGCGTCAACACTATCAACGAGGATCTGAAGCCCAACGGGCAGATGCTCAACATTGACTTGCTGAGCAACCGCCCCATGATAACCCTGGTGCGCGTGGACAAATGGATTTCGGAGAACCGACGCGGCAAACACCGTGCCATATTCGCCAGTTTTTGCCCGTGGTGCGGAGAGAAGTATCCGGAGAAGGACTCCGCGCTTCCGGCAAAACCTGCGGACATAGGGAAAACGGAACGAAATGACATTTCCACCCGTTGAAGTCGGCTCACGCGTCTTGTCAGTCCTGACGGATGGCTGCATGGCCGTGGAGGAAATTGACCGGGTATGGGGACGCGTGCTCAGTGTCGAGTACCGCCCCATATACGGCAGTGGCAGACCTTATCATGTGTGCCGTATCGATTTCGGCCGCAACGGCAAGTCGGAAGTGGTTGCAGAAGAAATCGAGAACTGCGCGCAAGGATGGCATAACCCGCAAGAAAAACGCGGGTTCGTCTGGAGACATTGACATGGACTACATTTTCACGCTCCGAGTCATCATCGCCATGGCCGTCATCGTGTCCGGGTTCATCTCGGTCGGCGCTTACCTGGAGGAAGGGTGTTCCGGACTCGTTGACCACGCAGCGCTGATCGTGCGCTACCTGATTCTGTTCGTGCTTTCGACACTCATCCTGGTCATGTGCGGTTGTTTCGTAATGGCCACGTGCGTGTTTGAATACACGGGCACCCTGCCGCCACTGCCATAAGGATTCGCCATGCCTCTAACTGCAAGAGCCCGCGTGTCTGTCACCGTCGAGATTGGCGCCGGCAGCATGTGGGGATCGGATATCACGGTTGACCAGATCATGGCGCAGGCGTCAGAAGAAGCGGTGAAGAAACTTCGCCGCATACTGGCGCAAAACAGCGTAGACGCCACCGTGGTGGACGATCCCAGGGTGACTGTCGTCATTGCGGCTATCGTGTGATGCGCGTCGCCATTCCGGAAGACATTGACTTCGATCCTGAGTATAAGCGGCAACGTCTCATCGCGCGATACTTGATAGGCATTGCGCTCAACCACCTGCCGCACGAACGTCCAAAGCCGCGCCTGTTTGAGCGTACGCAACCTCCGACTCGAGACGAACTTATCGCGGTCGCACTTCAGAATGGTTTAGTCGAATATACGCCCTGGCACCACGCACCAGCCTGCCCATCGAACGATTGGAGCAAAACAATGCTGCCCGAAGGCCCGTGCACCTGCGGCGCTGAGTTCCACAAGATCCGCTTGAAGGACCGGTGATGCCGATCGTAATCAATCTCCACACCACGCCGCGGACGACTCGTCTGGTGGACGTGCACCGCGGCACGAAATGGGGCAACCCCTACGTGATGCGGCTGCCGCTGCCAGCGGACCGCTTGCGCGTGCTGAACCAGTACGAATGGTATCTGGCGCGCACGCCGGCCCTGCTGGGCAACCTGGACGAACTGCGCGGCAACGATGTTGGCTGTTTCTGCCATCCTCTCGATTGTCACGGCGACCTGCTGTGCTATCTTTCCAATGCGTCTCGCGACGAGAGACTCGCGTGGTACCGGCGTGTGATCGCTCTGGAGCACCCTGACATTGGCAGACCCTGGCCTTACGCGGTTCGCTCTGGAGATGGCCCACGACCGGGCGGCCCGCGCGTGCGGCCGTCTGTCGCTGATCCTGGCGTCTCGCCGCGGGCTAAGTAAGGCTGTTATTTTAGAGACGGCGACCGCGTTCAGGCAGGCCGCGGACAGCCTGATGAAGATCGTCGGTGATGACGCCGACAAGGGAGACTGATCAGTGGCCGAGATCATCAGTTTCGAGGCGTTCAAAGAGGCCGGCGAACGCAAGGCCCTGGACGCCAGCACCCTGCGGTCCAAGCACGTGTGGGGCGTCTCGAATCTTGGACATGGCAATCTTCAATGTATCCATTGCCTGATGACGGATCTTGAAGCTCACGTGCTTGGCCCGTTCTGTCTGGAACGAAAGCCATGAGCCATTGCACGTACTGTGGTTCTGCCTACCATCCGACAAGCCACTGTCCGCGCACCTGGAGCGGCCAAGGTAGACTGAACGCGCTACGCTGCACCTATTGCGGTGGCCAAGGTCACAACTACGAGGCCTGTACGAAACATGCCGGCAGCGGCAAACTTCCCGGCGCCGTCCGGGTTGGAGTCAAGCAGTCATGATCACCATCACGCCCGACCTGCTGCGTAAGGTGGCGCCGCAATACATCACCAATCGCGAACTGCACGTCGCGCAGTACGGCAACATCAACGCCATCGCGCCACTGCTGACGGTCAAGATGGACGCGGCCCGCATCAACACCGGGTTCCGCGCCGCGATGTTCCTGGGCCAAACCTGCGAAGAGACGATGGGCTTTTCCACCTTCACGGAGATGGCGTCAGGCGAGGCATACGAAGGCCGAAAAGACCTGGGGAACATCCGGGCAGGCGACGGGCCGCTGTTCAAAGGCCGCGGCCTGATTCAGATAACCGGCCGTGCTAATTACATTGCATACGGAAAGCTTCTTGGCTTGGATCTGGTGAACAACCCGGAGTCTGCCGCAGAGCCCGAGAACGCCGTTGCTATTGCGATTGAGTTTTGGACTCAGCACAAACTGAACGATCTGGCGGATAGAAAAGACATTCAGGCCATAACCAAGATCATCAATGGTGGATTGAATGGGCTTGCCGATCGCACGATGTACTATACCCGAGCCCTTCAAGAGTTGATGATCCCTCCGACCGCGACAGTGCCACCTATCGTTTGACGGCCCGTCATATTGGTGGCATACAAAACTGACATTACACTTTCCTCACGCAAGGAATATCTATGAAGCCCGCCATGCTACCCACTGTGGATCCGAAAGTTCTGGCCAAGGTTGTCAAATACATCAAGGCGCATCCGAACCGCCTGGAGTTCAAGGACATCACGACGGACGTCGGCCAGCGCATCCAGATCATGGAGCCGCAAAAGGGAGACGATGCCAGATCCATAGGCATTGTGGACATGCTCCTGGGTGACGTTCTGGTGACGCTATTCAAGGCCGCGCTAAAGGCCGCCGACGTCAAGGCGACGCGCCACGGCTATCGGTTGCCGGTGGCCGCGCCGTCCAAGCGCCCGACCGCGGCGGTGAAGGCCGCAACGACCAAACGGGCTGCTATCGGTGCGCCGCAGAAGGCCGCCCGCATCCCGGTCCGCAAGCGGGCCGCCAACGGCCGGAAGAAAGCGGGGGTCTGATATGTCCGGCGACATCACGCCGGAACAAGCCAGACTCGAATTGCTGAAGCGCGTCGGCCGAGTCGTCTTTGGTTCCGGCTGGCAAAAGGAAATGGCTCCGCGGCTGAACATCAGTTCGCGGACCATGATCCGATGGGCAAACGCTCAGATCGCGGTTCCGGTCAAGTTGCCGAAAGGTGATCGCTTGCTACCGGATGACGGCGACTTCCTGGCAACTATGTTGGACATCCTGAAGGACCACCAACAGGATATCGACTCCATGGTCGCGATCGTCAATCGCGTTCGGGACATCATGAAGCAAAAGGGAGAGGCATGAGCTATCATGCTGAAGTCGTGCTGGCCACCCGGCACAAGACGGTTGCGGATACGCTTCTGCGTAAGGGAGAAGCGCCGACCGCGTACACTTTCAAGCTGCGGTACCCGCGCATCATCCACGCCGAGATGATGACGCATCGCATCCATGGCACTCAGCCGGCCTGGGAATACGATCTGCCGCTTGGCCTGATGTATGACAGCGACCTGTCGCGCAACACGTCTAGCTCGCGTGCCATACCGACGCCGAGGCTACTGCAAGACGTCGTTGATTGGCCCTACGAGCCCTGGTACTGGGGCAAGAATCAGAGCGGCATGGCGGCGGCGGAAGAGTTAGGGCCGTTTGAGCGTGAGACGGCCATCCAGATCTGGCGCGATCATCGCAAGGCGTCAATCGACGCGGCCATGAAGCTGCACCACCTGGGCGCGCATAAGCAGCTTGCGAACCGACTCATCGAAGTACACGGCTGGATCACGGTGGTTATGACCACCACCAACCTGACTAACTTCCTGGTGCTCCGGGAAGACGCAGGTGCGATGCCAGAGATCCGGCGGCTGGCTGAAATGGTCCGCGCCGCTTCGGACACGGCTTCGATCCAGGATCTGGCGCCTGGAGAATGGCATCTGCCGTTCATTGATCGTGACGTGGATGTGGATCTGCTTCCGTCGCGACCGAAAAATTGGCAGCCAGCCGCCACTATCTTCATCGAAAACACACGGTACATGGATGCAGCGTGGTTCGATGAGTGCTTGCGAAAAGTATCCGTGGCCCGCTGCGCTCGCACAAGCTACCTGTCCAACGTCACCGGCAAGCGGTCCACGCTGGCCGAGGATATCGAACTGCACGACAAGCTGCTGAAGTTCCTGCCGATCCACGCGAGCCCGGCAGAACATCAGCTTACGCCAGACCGGTTTGACCTGATCGCCGCGGATGCCGAGATGGGCTCCGTCATGTTCCATCGGCCGTCTTTGCACGGCAACATGAATGGTTTCATTCAATACCGAAAGCTGATCCCTAACGAATGCCAGTGAGGCCGCCATGAGAAGCCTACAGGACATTTACCGCGGGCCGCATCAGTTCGCGATGCACCGCTGGGACCACTACATCACCGCCTACGAGCAATGGTTTGCGCCATGGCGTGATCAGGAAATCAAGCTGCTGGAGATTGGAGTCCAGCACGGCGGCGGCCTGGAGATGTGGCACAAGTATTTCCACCGGGCCGAACTGATCCTGGGTATCGACATCAACCCGGCGTGTCAGTACCCGCAGGAACCGAACATCAAGGTGGAGATCGGCGATCAGGCCGACCTGACTTTCCTGACGAAGATCATCGAAAAATACGGCCCGTTCAACATCATCATTGACGACGGCGGCCACAAATGGCGACAGCAGATTGAATCCTTCGCAATGCTGTATCTACAGGTGACCACACCGGGCCTGTACGTCGTGGAGGATCTGCACACCTCAGTCTGGGGCGGAGAGTTCGCCGACGCGCCCAAATCCTTCATGGATGTCGCCGCAGGTCACGCCGAGGCGTTGATGGGATGGTCCGGTGATCGCGGAAATTTTGCCAAACTGATGAACCTTGGCGGCATGACACAGGCGGAGATGCAGCGTATGCGTGCCTCCGTGTCGGAGTTCACCCGGACCACGGTCGGCATGCATGTCTACGACTCCCTGATCATCTATGAGCGCGGTAACCGCGACCTGCCGGCGCACGCGCTACGCTAAAGGACTTTCCTGTGACGCATACCTATGCGCTGATGGATGTGCCGCCGAGCCTCTATGGGTTCGTCCGGGCCACCCTGCTTGAAGCTGGCTATGACCACGCGGTTCTGACCGACCGCGGTGAGGGCGAAGAACACCTGGACATGCACGGCATCGGCCTGCGTATCGATAGTTCGATGCTGGACCCGAAGCCGCTCACCGCCAACGGCTCAGTGTGGGCCATTGAAATTGACATGGCCACGGCGACGACTCAGGCGCTCCATGATATGCGCGAGCGCTGGGATCGTTTGTGGCGCGGCATCGGACAGAAAGCACCGCCACTGCTTGAAATGGACGGTGGTTCCAATATTTGGAAACTGGACGATCCGGACGGCGTGTTCATCATCAGCATGCCCGACGCGGCGCCGATGGAATACATGGACGCTGCCCGCAAGTCCTTCATCAATATTTGGAAACAGGCGACCGGCAAAGACGTGCATGTGGTCATCAAGCACAACGTCATTGGACTCGAGCACCTGAGCGACGCGGAACTGCAACACCTGGGGCTTCAGCGCATCCCGAAATGACGCCGATCATCTACATGGGCGACTGCATCCAGGTGATGCGGTCCCTGCCTGAGAACTGCGTTGACGCTGTCGTGTGCGACCCGCCGTACAATCTGGAGTCCATTCAGAAGCGGTTCGGAAAGCAGGGCGCGGCGCCGGCAAAGCACGGGCTGGACGGCGCGTTCACGCGTGCCGCGGAGCGGTTCATCGGTCTGGCATGGGACGATGACATTGCGTTCAAGGTTGAGACCTGGACGGAAGTCATGCGGGTAATGAAACCCGGCGCCTATGTTCTGGCCTGCGCCGGATCCACCAGCTATGACCGCTGCGCCTTCGCGATGCGGCAGGCCGGCTTCATCATCCATCCCATCCACGGCTGGATCTATGGCACGGGCCTGCCCAAGCCACATCCGGACCGCGCGCACCCTGGCTGGTGGTTCGGCACGCAGAGCACCAAGCCGGCGCTGGAGCCCGTGGTCATGGCGCAGAAACCCAAGAGTGAGCGCGTCATGGTGGAGAACATCGCGCGTTGGGGCACGGGCGCGATCAACGTGGACGCCTGCCGCGTGGTGGAGTCCAATAATTGGCCCGCTAATCTGCTGCATGACGACTCGCCCGAGGTGATGCAGGCGCTGGGAGAGGCGGCGCCGTTCTTTTATTGCGCCAAGGCAAATAAAGAGGACCGGTGCGGCTCCAAGCATCCGACCTGCAAACCTGTCTCGTTGATGCAATATCTCTGCCGCCTGATCACCCCGCCGGGCGGCACGGTGCTGGACCCGTTCGCCGGTACCGGTACCACGGGCGCGGCAGCCCTGCGTGAAGGCTTTCAGCCGATCCTGATAGAACAGTCGGCGGAATACGTTCAGGATATGATCCGGAGATTTGCGGCATGAGCACCGTCACGCCGTGCTTGATTCCGCTTTGGGCGCGGAGCCCGATGACGAACGTGTGGGCCAAGTCTATGGCTCATTTCATGATCGATTACGGCCACGATCATGACCTGCAATGGGTGTGCTTTGTGGACGCGACCGGCGAGTGCTGGACCGTTTCAAATAAGAACATCCGGCTCCAGGAGAATATCACGGTTGGCCGGCTCCCGATTGACTACAACAAGGACACTTCACATGACCCCCGATGACTATCTGAAGGCCAGCGCCCGCACGGCATCTGGCCAGTATCACACGGAACTGGTGAGCCCATCTGAATTGGACCTGCTGTTCCGGGCCATGGTGACGGTCGGCGGCTGGGCGGATCGCGTCAAGCGCGCTCTGTTCTACGGTAAGCCAAACCCGGAGCCCCGCGGCATCGGCACCACGTCATTCAGCATGGACGATCCGGGCCGGGCCAACTTCGTGCACGCCTTGCTTGGCATGATCACCGAGACGGCGGAGATGGTGGAGCACCTTCAGGCCGTTATGTCTGGAACGAAGGAATTCGACACCGTCAACGCGGTGGAAGAGTCCGGCGACATGACATGGTATCTGGCCATGTGGCTGCGCGAACTCGGCGTGTCCTGGGAACAGGTATGGACCGTGAACATTGACAAGCTGGTCAAGCGGTTTCCGGACAAATTCACCGAGGATGCAGCGCTGAATCGCGACCTGGACAGCGAACGCAAGGTGCTGGAGAACGGCGTCAGCGGTCGGGCCGGCATCGGCGCCGTCGTGGTGGATAAGATCGCGATCATGGCGCATAACATCAACCGGGCGTACTGTCAGGCGCTGGGCGATGATTCGATCGCGGCATGGGAATACTTCCCGACGCACATGCGGCAAGGTACCGTGCAGGGTGTGCTGTTCCGGCTGCACAACCAGGACGCGACACCCGAGCAGCAGCACGCGGCTTGGATGTCGGACAAACTGCACGATGGCTGGGTCTACGGCGAGTCCAAGGATCTGGACAAGAAGACCCATCCCTGTATCGTGCCGTACGAGCAATTGCCAGAGTTCCAACGCGTGAAGGACAAGCTGTTCCAGGCCGCAGTGGACACCGCTGTCAAAATCCTGACCTGATGCGCGTTCTCGTCTGTGGCGGCCGGTGGTTCGACAACCAGCCTGCCATGGACGCGATCATGGACCGGGTTCACCTGGAGATGGGCATCACGTCCATCATCCAGGGCGGCCAACGGTTCTGGGTGCAACGGCGTCAGGTCTTCATCGGCGCTGATTATCAGGCAGCACAGTGGGCGAAGAGTCGTGGGATCGAATGCCTGGAGGAACCGGCGAACTGGACGCTCTATGGACTGTCAGCCGGTTCCATACGCAACGGCGTCATGGTGCGGCGCTACAAGCCTGCGGCCGGCGTCGCCTTCCCAGGAGGTAACGGCACCGCGGATTCCGTTTGTAAGATGCGCGCCGCCGGTATCAAGGTGTTGGAAGTCACACGCGAACTGATGGAGAACGCAGTTGCTGCCGCCAACTCAAATGCCCGGTCAGCCCCAGGCCGTCAAGAAGTGCCGTATTCCAAGCTGCCAGAACGCGATCCCGCCTAACCAGTTTTTCTGCCCGGCGCACTGGGCACTGATTCCGCGCGACCGGCAGATTGCTATTTACCCGCTTCTCAAAAAACCAACAGAACTCGCTGCCTACCTCGCTTCTCTGACCGCTCAAATCATCATAGCCACAAGGACACGAACAAAATGATGCGTCCCGTTGATACCCGCAGCCATCCCGGCGTGCAGGCGATGGCCGGACACGTTGGAGCTACGCTCCAGCGCCGTACCGGCAACTGGGTTGAGACTGCTTTCGGCAAGAAGGCGGCCGGCGATATCAACGAACGGAACTGTCGCTTTTTTGAGGAAGCCTCTGAACTGGTGCAGGTGACCGGGCTGCCGCGTGAGTTCGCGCACCAACTGGTGGATTATGTCTATGACCGGCCTGTCGGCGAGCTACGCGACGAGATTGGCGGCACGGTGTTGACGCTGATGGCGCTGTGCAACGCGGTCGGGCAAAGCGCGCTGTCCTGCGGTGACGACACTCTGGCCAAGGCCTGGGAGAACATCGCCAAGATCCGGGCAAAGCGCGCTACCAAGCCCGAGTTCGGTCCTCTGCCGGGAGTCGCGCCATGAAACAGTACACCCTTGGTTTCATTTTCAACAAAGGCGCGGAACACATCCTGCTGATCACCAAGGGGCGGCCGACGTGGCAGGCAGGCCTGCTGAACGGCCTTGGCGGTTTCATCGAACCCGGCGAGTCGCCATTGGATTGCGTCCGGCGCGAGGTACGCGAGGAAGCTAATCTGCATATCACAGCGTGGTACGAAGACTTCGTCATGGAGGGACCGGGTTGGCGCGTGTACGGGTTTTCGGCCGTGCTCCCCACGGCTCTCATCGAACCGACGCAAATGACGGATGAGAAAGTCGCCGTTTACCCCGTGTCGCAGGTGCTGAGCCCAGTCTTCGCGCCGCACATCATGCGCAATCTGCCTGTGCTGATCACGATATGTCGCGATCGGAGCGGGCTGACCAAGCCCGTCATGCTTTATGACGGCATCCCGAACAAACCATCCGTTGGAGATATAACCGGTGTCAGTGAAACCTGATATTGTCGCCTACCACTTCCCATGCGCGGATGGATTCACCGCCGCTTGGGCCGTTCATCAGCAGTTTGGGGGAGATGGGATCACATACCTGCCTCAGACTTACGGCAAGCCCGCGCCGGACTTCACCGGCAAGAACGTGGTCGTGGTGGACTTTAGCTACCCCCTGCATGTCCTGGCGCGGCTCGCCGCAACCGCCAAATCGATCCTGATCCTGGATCACCACAAAACGGCGCGCGACGACATGGCAGGCCTGCCGCTCGCGGCGACAACCTGGGACAAACACATCAAGCTGGCGACAGGGCACGGCTACGGCGGCGCCACCGATCGCAGCGCCATGATGTTCCGCAACGTCGGCGTTCTGTTTGACATGGAGCGGTCCGGCGCCGGGCTTGCCTGGGATTACTTCTGCGGCAAGCCGAATAGCTTCGTGCCGCCAATCGTGCGCTACGCTCAGGATCGGGATCTGTGGCGTTTCAAACTGCCACACAGCCGACAGATCAGTTCCTGGATGTTCAGCCATCCGTACGATTTCGACACCTGGACCAAGTTGGATCAAACACTCAGCAGCCTGGGCGGGCTCAATCAAGCCGTGCTTGAAGGTGAAGCGATCGAACGCAAACACATGAAGGACGTCAGCGAGATCCTGGCGGAGACGCGGCGGCCGATGGTGCTTGACGGGCAACTCGTTGAAGCTGCCAACATGCCGTACACCATGGCGTCTGACGGCGCCGGCAAGCTGGCGGAAACCAGCTTGTTCGGTGCCACGTATTTTGACGACAGCAACGGCGTACGCACCTTCTCGTTGCGAGCCCGTCCAGGTGTCTATGATGTCGGCCAAGCGGCGCAGCGCATCGCGGCCCGGCTAGGCACAACGGGCGGCGGCCATGCGCCATCAGCCGGGTTCAAGGCGCCGGCAGGCTGGGAAGGCGAAGTCTTCACGCAGGTGGACGACTGATGGCCATGGCAAGCACGGGGCACCCCCAGCCCATTCCGCCGGAACTGCTTGGCCCGCATGTGCCGCGGTTCGAGGATCTGCGGGCTCCCATCCCGGCGCCATTGCTGACGTCCGGGCCGCCCAAGGCGGTGAACCCCAAGGACGGCATCGGCAACAAGAAGCTGCCGCTGCATCTCTGGCCGCCATCGGCGTCGGCGCATGGCTGTCTCGCTCTGCTGGACGGCATGCTGAAGTATGGCCGCTCCAACTGGCGGGCCACCGACGTCAGGGCGACTGTCTACATTGCGGCTGCCCTGCGGCACATCCTGGAATACCTGGAGGGTGCTGATAAAGATCACGGTTCCGGCCTGCACCCTTTGGCGCATGTGCTGGCCTGCTGCGCGATCATATTGGACGCGGACGCGACCAAGACGCTGATAGACGATCGCAACTACCCGTCAGAATATCATGAGTTGATTGAAAGTCTAACTCCACACGTGGAACGGCTTTTGTCTCTGTATTCTGACAGGACAGACGTCAAACACTACACGATACAGGACAAGCCCCATGAATGAAGTAATAAAGCATACGCCGGATCGGCCGGCTATCGCACCCGGTCCGTACCGGCACTACCGGTTCGGGCATATCTATCAGGTGCTGCACATCGCCCTGAACGAGAACACCCAGGCCTGGGATGTCGTCTACCAGGACATGACGACAGGGCACGTGTTCACACGGCCGGCGGCGCAGTGGTCGGAGCCGGTGGAGCACAGCGGCCGTAAGCAGCCCCGTTTCGCCCAGGTCACGCCTGATTATCGCCAAGTAGGGCCGTGATCATCCAGGCTACCGATTCGTTGTGGACCGGCTTCTCAGACATCACGAAGGTAATGCACCTTCCGAAGTGTTTGAGAAGCCGTCTACGCATTTGCGACACACCGCATCCAGAACTAGGGACTCCATGCTGGTGCTGGTGTGGCGAGATAAATCGAAACGGCTACGGCCGTGTCTGCATCTACGGCAAGCGCCCTGTCGCGCATCGCGCCGCGTTCGTGGAACTGGTTGGCCCGATTCCATCGGGAATGATCCTAGACCACAAATGCCGCGTGCGGCGCTGTATCAACCCCTGGCACATGGAAGTTGTCACCCATCAGGTGAACACACTCAGGGGAGACGCAGTGTTGTTTCAAATAAAACAGGTGGCATGATGCCGAGATACTATCAGCGGTCAGATCGTCCGATTGATCCCCAGAAACCATGGAACGATGACGAGATAAGGCACCTCAGAAAACTGTGGGATGAAGGCGCCACGATCAAGCAGATGATGGCCGCGTTGGACCGCACAAAAGGGTCCATCATCGGCAAGATCCACAAAGCTGAATTTCCGGCCCGGCCGAGCCCCATCCGCACGTCAAACGCGCCGCCGGTAGACCTGTCTCCGCCAGGGCCTGTGCTGGCGCCCCTGCCGTCGTTGCAGGAGCCGGAACCGGCAGAGGGGAGCCCATTGATCCCCCTGGTGAAAACGGAGTCGATGCGCACGCCCAAATCCAGCGAGCGGATAAAAACCTGCATCCATACGGCAGGCGGCCGAGGCCATTGGATATTCTGCGACAACCCGGCAACCCACGGCGTGTGGTGCGCCGATCACCACCTGATCGCCATCGTCAAGCCGCCGAAAGAGGATGAGGACGCCTAGCGCCCGGTGCTGATGCGTTCGATCGCCAGTCGGACGTAATCGGCCTTCAGGTCAATCATCAGCGCATCGCGGCCCATCATGTTGGCGACCATGCACGTGGTGCCGGATCCGCCAAACGGGTCAAGCACGATGCACGGAATCGGTGCCGCGTCCGGGCAGCCTGAGCACATGCGCTCCCAACCTATCGTCGTTTTCTTGACCATGCCCGCCAGGATGCGGCGCTTGACGTCGGAGGCGTTTTGCGCACCGCCGGCTGCATAGTCTTTCAAGGCCTTCCCGTTATAGGCGCCCGTGACGTCGCCGCCGCAGGCACGTTGCCGCTCCAGGTCAGGGTCACCTTTCTGCACGACTCGAGCGTAGGGCGTGCGGCAGTAGGGGCAGCAGCCATGATCCGACGTGCTGGCCTGGATGGCGCGCCGCGGTAGCTCAGGCGGGAATGTGGCGAAATGCTTGCCGGGGAACGAGGCAGGATTTATCTGCCAGACATTGCGCATATTGCGCGTGCCGCCTTCGGTACCGGCGTAGGTGCTATCCTCTTTCGCGCCTTCATAATCCCAAAAATAGGATGGCTCTTTGGTCAGGACGAAGATAGATTCCCACGCCGACGTCGGCCGGTCTTTGGCCGACTCGGGCATGACCTTGTTTTTCGTCCAGGCGATCTGCGACCGCAGATACCAGCCGTCATCCTGGAGCGCGATAGCGACGCGAGCCGGGATCATCAGCAGATCTTTCTGCTTGAACCCGTCAGGTATCCTCCGGGATTGACGATTCACGTCTCCCGCATCGTCACGGTTCGACACCCGCGGCACGGATCGCGGGTCATATTGATCGGCCAGCTTGGCGAGATTGCTGTTCGGGCCGCCCAGGGTGTTGCTGGCGTAGCTGTCGCCCAGGTTCAGGAACGCCACGCCGGCCGGGTGAAGCACGCGCCGGATCTCACGGAACACCGTCACCATCTGGGCGACATACTCGGCCGGCGTTTTCTCCGTGCCGATCTCAAACTGCTTGTCTGGATCGTCCTTATCGAGATACGAGCGCAGACCAAAATAGGGCGGACTCGTAACGACGCATTGGATGGTGTTGTCGTGGATCTGAGCGAGCGCATTGCACACGTCGCCGACAATGGCATGGACAGTCATACTGCATTCATCAGTTTGAGTTTGAGACGAACGCCACGGGCGGTATAGACTTTCTCAGCGCCTCTTGGCGTTTGAATGGTTTTGCTGTGGCGGCGCGGCTTGCCGTTCTTGTCCAAAATTTTATCGTCGCTCAGGCTGATACCTTCGCCGATCAACCGGGCACTGAACTCTGCATCGTTCAACTTGTCAGCGGTGAAACCACTGCCCTGTTCCTGTGTGCGGCGGCGGATGAACAACTCGCAGCGCTCTTTCAGGACACGGATCTCTTCCTCGCTGTTGGCCGTATCCGGTGTGCCATACTCGCATTCTGCCTGGAGCCAGCCAAAGATCATGTCGTGTTCGGCCAATGTCTCATTGGCGTAGATGCTCATCGCCGTGGGCAGGATTGGCAACGCGCCGGCCTGCCCGACTGCCATGGCGTAGTTGATCAGGCGTCGCAGCACATAGGGCGACTCCTGCTTCAAAATGCGTTCTTCCAGATCTGGAATGATCTCTGAATTGGTCCGGCGCCTCACCGTCTTGATCAGCCGGAACCGGCGTTGGATAGCCGGCTCCGCGCGATCGAAGGACGGCAGGTTGTTGGACAGAATTATGAGCCCGGCGTTCGATCGAAACGTCACCGGGTTGGCGCGCATCCAACGGGCTTCGATCTCATCGCCGCCGGTCAAGGCCTTCAGGGCGCGCTCATCCCAAGCCACGTAGCGATCAGGCTCGCTGATGATGGCCAGCCTCTTGCCGTGCAACTTCATGAGCGACGCCGGGTGCTTGTCCTTGCCGTTGGCCTGGATGACGTGAGGGGCGATGCTGACGGCGTATTCGCCAAGGGTTCTGGTCAGGACGTTGCCGAACGTGCTCTTGCCGTTGCCGCCCGAACCGTAGATGACAAGGAAGACGGCTTCCCGCGGGTTCCCCAACAGACAATAGCCGATGTAATGCAGAAGCCAGTTGGCGACTTCTTCGTTCTCATCGCAGAGCCCCATGACGAGTCGGTCGAAATAGGGTGTTGGCTCGTTGGATTTGCTGGGGATGACGGAGGTGGCCCGTGTCTCCATCAACGCTTTGCGCTGCATCAGTTCGATGTCCAGGCCGGTTTCCAGATCCACCATGGTCATGGGTGTTTGCAGCTTGGCCCGGCCCAGATCGATTTCATCAGACGACTTGTGCAGGTATCCTTTCACGAACTTGGTAACGTCTGTTACCTTCTTCGCCGATAGCATCCGCGTGTGGGTTGACGCGCTCCAGCCGGCGACGCCGATAGCCGGATTGCCCTGCCCGTACTTCAGCACATAGTCGGCAACGTGCGTTCGGATCTCATTGACGCAGATATCGTTGCTGGTTTCGCCCATGCGCCAACCAGACAGGCCTTCCCAGACCATCCAGTTATTGCGGTTCGGCACCCACGCCAGCAAGCCGGTAAGTTGCGATATGATGGTAAACGCAACCTTCTGGTCGGACTCATCGGCAAGGTTATTGCCGAAGCCTGACATGCGCTGAATCTCATCAGCCTTGAGCACGTTTGGGCCAGGTACGATGTCCGCAGGTGGCGGGCCGCCGTTGTCGGCCTGGAACTCGTCGCGCGCTGCCTCGCTGGCGATGTGCTGCAACAGCGCATGCGGCGCGCCGAACTGCGCCGCGTACCGTGCCATCTGACGCCAGCCGCTATAGTAGTCATCGCGCGGCCGGACAAAATCGTCCATCCACTTCCGATATTCGGACTCGAACGACCCGGCCGTCTTGCCTGCTGGCGCTTCCCATTTGCTGGCCCAGGCGGAGATCGCATTCGCCAGGGCGATTTCTTCCTCCGACGACAGCGCGCCCTTGACCTCTTTGAGTCCGGCCCGAGCCCCGCCGACCGCGAACATGAAGTTGACGTAAATGTCCCGGTCCACCGTGGCCGGGTTCGGCGTTTGCTCCAGCAGGTTGACCATCATGCCGATGCTGGGTGCGGCCAGCATCGCCAACTCAGGTGCTTCGCTCTGGCCTTCTTCATGGGCGCCGATGACGCGATAGGTGAACCCGAACGGCGCCATCGTCTCCAGCAGGGCGACGATCCAGTTCACCGCCTCATCGTAGTTCTGGGCGACCGGAATCGCGGTGATATCGGGTGCTGGTGTGACTTCGTTCCCAGGCCCCGATGCGGTCTGTTTGAACCATTGAATCCTATTTCCGGACCAATGTTTGCCTGTTGCAACAAACTGCTGGCCACGGGCAAGTAGCTCAAAAGCCCCGACATCTTCCGGTACACCAGTTCGTGGCGTTTTCGGATCGGTCCATGATATTAGGAATTTCTTCTTTGGCCCCCCAATGTCAAACGCCGGCAGTCCGACTAGGAACAAACACCTCTGTTCCATCGTCTCGCGTACCTGGAGATCCACGCCGATGATGTCGCGCATCAGCTTGACGACGGCGTTGCGCCACTTCACATCCTTGCCGTCGATTCGCTTATCGAAATCGATATCGATAGCCAGGAACTGTAAATTGTCGCTTTCTGAACCGTTCGCGGCGCAAAGGATGATGCCGGCGTTGCCGCCATTCTCATCCGTGCGGCGCAGCCAGTCCGCATTCAGGCCGCCTTTGATCCAATCCAGTCCGGTCCAACCGCCGACCGCGTTCATATAGGCCGGCGCCTTGCCGCGGCTTTCGCCGTCGCCGTGCAGGCTCATATCCCACGGGATGATCGGGACAACGATGTCCCGACTGACGCCGGCCCGGATGAGATCCGCTATCGCGCCCATCAGACGTACAGCTTTTCGGTAAAGCCAGTCACCGTGTTTTCCTTGGAACCTTTGGTGTAGCGCTGATCGGCGCTCGCTTCGGCCGCGACAGGCAGCCCAACCGCCCAGGACGGCAGGGCCAGCATTGCGTCCAACACGGCTTGCGCCGCGTCCCTCGCCTTCGGGAACAACCGCTTCAGCAATTCTGCCACGCCTTCATCATGCACGGTCAGGACCGGCGGCAGACCGCGCCGCTCCATCGTCACCAGGGCGTACGCCATGACGTCGCGAGCGATGGCCTGGGTGCCGTTCTGCATCCAGAAGCCGCCATAGGTGCTGAACCGGCGCCAGTGATGGGTCTGGACGTCCTCACCGTAATAGGTGACGGTAGGCCGCAGTTCACCCCACGGCGTTTCCTTGTCCTCGAGTCGCGCATACCAATAAAGCAGGCGCCGGCCGGACGGCAGAATCATCGCCAGACAGGTGTCGTTACGTTTGAAAGCGATGAGGTTGGTCGGGCCTACCGGAAACAGGATGCCGGGCCGGGACCGCATACAGGCCACGGCCGCGTTCTCGGCGTTGTACCAAAACTGCTTGGTGGCTGGGTGCGCCTCTCGCCACATTTCGACGGAGGTTTGTGCTTCGCCTTCCGTCAGCTTCATGTTGTAGATCTTGGCCATCGCCAGCAACGCCTTGTATCCGCCGCCGAAACCGCAGGCCAAATCCGTCACCTTGCCGCTCTGCCTGCGGGGATCGTCCTTATCGATCGCGCCTTCCGCCACCTTAAACATCTTGGTCGCGACCACGATGTAGTTGTCAGGGCCTTCGCCGCGATCGTAAGCCCGGAATCCATCCAGCTTGGTCTGTTCGTTCGCCAGCCAGGGATTCACCCGCGCTTCGATCTGGCTGTAGTCGCCACGGGCCAGCCAGCAATCCGGCTTGGCGATGAGGATCGGCCGTGTCAATTCTGAGAACACGATCATCGCCGGGCCGAATTGCTTTTCGATTTCAGCGATGGGCATGTCACTTAAAACTGCCTCAATCGCCTTCATCACGTCTTTGACGATCTTGCCACGCGGCAGGTTCTGAAGTTGCAGGCCGCGCGAGCTATAGCGCCCGGTGCCGGCGGCACCGCAGAACATCAGATAGGCGCGAACCCGGAAATCCAGGTTCAGTCGCTTCTCAATCGTTTTGAACTTGGAAGTAGAGGATTTGCCGCCGTCGCGCCGGATGACAAGCACCTCGCGGACGATCTCCGGAATGTCAGGGTCTTCTAAAAGTCCCTGTATGATCCAACGTCCGATCTTATTGTTCTCGGTATCGACGCCATACGTTTTCAGCCACGCGACGATACGCTGCGGTTGGGTCACCTTTTCGACTTGGCCGTTCGTCAAACGTATCAGCTTGGCATTCAGAAACCGGGTGGCGTCGGCGACCGCGGCCGACAGCTTCGCGAGCAACTGTGTGTCAACAGCGATCCCACGCATGTTCATGCGCTCGCTGCATGCCCAAACCTCGTGCTCAAATTCAGACAACGGCGGCAGGTAGGTATCGACTTCGCGCTCTGCGTAGCCGTCGCCCAAGGCGTATTGGCCCAAGCGCACCATGCGGTGATGATCTTCCAACCAGATGTACCGGCCTTCGGCATCGATGCCGACCGGCCGACACATCTCCATCATCAGCTTGTGACCCTCCATATCCTTGCGGTGTTCCAGGTTCAGGGCCTGACACACCTTCTCCAGCGCCCGTGGCAGACCGCACGCCGCGGCCCGCGCCGCCGTGCAGGACCACCGATCCAGGTTGTGGATTGCAATGCGCACCGCGTCGCTCAGGAAGCCTTGGCGCCGGCCGACCACGATGGACATGGCCCATTCAAACGGCGCGTTATGCGCAACGATCGTGACGTTTGGGTCTAGCAGGGCTTGTTCTAATTTCGGTGGGATCGGATCACCGCGGAGAATCCACCATATCTGGAATGGCTCATCGTCAATCGCCCAGGACAGCACGATGGCTTCCGTGTGCGGGTGCTCCACGTAAACCGCAACGCCTTGTGACGGCAGGTCCACCACGCCGCGTGTCTCATAATCGATATGGAGTCGCCTGGGCGTGGACGGTTCCCAGGCCTGCATCATCGCGTCAAGACTAACCAGAGCGCTCATTGGGAAGCCTTCAGCCGACCGGTTGTGCTACGCCACCCCCAGCCCTGGTATGGTCCTCGAAAAGCCTGTCGATATATGGAGCGGAGTCGGATAGTTGCAGATGTTTCTTCGGGTTTTGAGACATCCAAGCAACTCCGGAGGGTTCTAGGGGGAAGCGTTTGTGCCCTAGATTGCAGGGCGTTAGCAAGCGTCTCTGACGTTGACGGGTAGTTGAGCCCGGCGCATAGTCACCGGCTCCATTCCTGAGCGGTTCCATGATCCTGATCGGCTGCGACCCAGGCGTGACTGGCGCGCTGGCTCTGTTCCTGGGCGACGATCTCATGGCTGTCGTTGACATGCCGTCCGATCTTACCATAACAAAATCAAAGGGTTCTGAGATACGCGATTTGATCGGCGGCCCGGTGGAGCACAAGCAGCGCCGCATCAACCCTGTCAGGCTTACCGACCTACTGCGGCCGTGGATTATCGACAACACAGTGATCGTGGTGCGCGAGAAGGTTCAACCGCGTGGCGGGCAGGGTGCGGTGAGCAGTGGGACTCTGATGGAGACGGCCGGGCTGGTGGATGGCGTATGTGTTGCGCTGGGCGCGACAGTGTTGCTTGCAGAGCCCGCCCGATGGAAGCGCGTCATGGGACTAAACAATGACAAGAAAGTGTCATGTAAATGTGCCATTAAAGAATTCCCTCGACTCAAACATGAGTTTAGAAGGACGTCCATAGACCATAACAAAGCCGAAGCGGCGCTCCTGGGACTCTATGGAATTCGTCACCTGATCCGATGAATGAAAATCTAAACCCAGCCTTATTCGCTTACCAGAAGTCCGGCGCCCTGTGGCTGGCTTCCATGCAGAACGCGATTCTTGGCGATGAAATGCGTGTCGGCAAAACGCCGACCGCGATAGCCGGCGCTGACCTGATCCGGGCGAAGACCGTCCTGGTGATCTGCCCTGGCATCGCGCGCATCAACTGGGAACGCGAATTCATAAAGTGGCAACTCAAGCCTCGTACCACGCAATGCCTCATGAAAAGCAAGCAGCGGTTCGGTGATGCCCAAGTGGTGATCGTCAGCTACGAACTGCTGAGCGAACGGCCAGTGCTGGTGGAGATCTTGTCGCGGTACTGGGATCTGATGATTATTGACGAATGCCATCTGGTCAAGAACCCGGCGGCACTCCGCACCCAGATCATCTACGGCAAGGACTGCGACGCGCAGAAAGGCATCGCCGCTCATGCCAAGCGCGTCTGGCTGCTGTCCGGCACTCCGATTCCGAACAACATCCACGAAATGTGGGTGCATGCGCGAGCGCTGTTCCCGCGGGCCGTGCGCGGCCTGGAGAAATACCAGGACTGGATTGACCATTTTTGCTACTCGGTGAAGGGCGACTTCGGCACCAAGATCATCGACTCGCGCAAAGATAGGCTGGAGGACTTCGTTGACCGGTTCGCGCCTTACATAAAGCGGCGCCTATTGCGCGACGTGCAACCTGATCTGCCGCCACTGCGGTTCGGCATGATCACGGTGCAGCCTGAGAAGATCCCGCCGCGTGACGAAGAGATCGCGGAAACCGAAATGGTCATCACGGCCGCTCTAGCGAAGGCGCGTAACAAACCAACCGAGGACGAAGCGGAACTGGCAGCTTTAAGTGCCATTGATCAAACGCATATTTCATCCCTGCATAAATGGACCGGCATTGCGAAAGCGAGTGCGGCGGCCGAATACATCGCCGAAGAGATGAAGGCCGGATCGCGCAAGGTGGTGATCTTCGCGAAGCACCAAGAGGTGTTCGAGATCCTGCGGAAAAAACTACCAGGAAAAGGCGGTGTCATTAATGGGAGGACGCCGCAGGCAGATCGCCAACCGTTAATCGACGCCTTTCAAGGAAAAGTGGCCGGCAATGAATTGGACTGGCTGGCAGTTCACATTGACATCGGATCCACCGCGATTGATCTTACCGCGGCGCGCGACTGCTTTTTTGTGGAAAGCAGTTGGGTTCCGAAGGACATCCTTCAGGCGGCCATGCGTCTGATGGGCATCAACCAAAAGCTGCCGGTTATGGCACGGCTGATCGCGTTGAAGGGGAGTCTGGATGAAGCCATTGTAGACGTGGTCACACGCAAGTACCGTTCTATCACCAAGATCGAATCAAACTTCGTCTCCTAGCCATAAGGTACACTATGGAAATCAAGTTCAACATTGAATCCGCAGAGGATGCGGAACTGGCCGCTGACGTCTGCACGTTCGTTGCCGGCCGCCTGGGCGGCTATGACCCGGAGACCGGTGAAGTCGCTGCCGGTACCACCACAGCAGCCGCACCGGCAAAGCCCGGCCGCCGCGGTGGCCGCAAGCCGAACGCAGAGAAGCAGCGCCTCGCCGAAGCCCAGGCCGAAACCGCGCTGAAGCCGGGCGCCGCGCTCGCGGGTGAATCGCCCGAGTCGCTGGCCGACGCGCTGAAGGGCTCGCAGGTTGTCACCCAGCAGGGCGGTGTGACGGTGCTCACGACGGGCGCCGCGACCGAACAGCAGGTCACCGACATGAAAGCCAAGCTGGAGGGTACCGGCGGTAACGCAGGCCAGCCGGGCGCCGATCAGCAGACCGGAACCGGCCAGCCCGCAGGCGGAACCGGCAGCGCGCTCGGCGACATCTTCGCAGCTTCCACGCCGCAGGCTCAGGCTGGCGCAATCACCCAGGGCCAGACCGCCGCGCCGACAGGCGACCTCGCATCCATCTTCAGTGGCGCAGCAGGGGGCGCCGCGGCTGGTGGTGGTGGTGCGGCGGGCGCAGCAGGTGGCGGCGCGAACAACGATATGGCTGCGCTGTTCGGCAAGCCACCCGGTGCGGACACGTCGCCGTACGACGCGATGTCCAAAGAAGATCTGGACAAGGCGATCTACGACTACGTCAACACGGTCGGCGGCATGAGTTGGGGACGCGCTGCGCTGAACACGCTCGGCCTGCGCACCTTCAACGATCTGACGGTTGATCAGATCCGCAGCCTGTTGAAAGACCCGAAGCAGGTCAAGGTATCCTGATCTGACTCTTGGGAGCGGCGCCGGGAAACCGGCGTCGTTGGCTTATGTGGACATTTCAATCTCAACGAAACGGCAGCGTCGAGACGACTCGAGGCGAATGGCGTGAATGCTATGTCCAAGGCATGGCCTTTGCGACAAAACTGCCCGGCCCGGAACGCCCGACCGTTATTGCCTTCCTCCGTGAAGCTAACCCCGACAAGCCCTGGCACTGCGCCGGGGCTGATTTCGTCTTTCGCATTTACCAACCCCGAAAGCATCCGCCAGTGTCCGACGCACCTGTACTGGTCCCGGAAGCGCCGCTTCATGAGGACGTCAACCATTCCGATCGCGAGCACGCCGATCTTGGCGCCAGCAGTTGCCCCAGGTGGTGGAACTGCGCCGGCAGCCTGAACCTCACACGCCGACTGAACCCGCCGCGCTACACCAACGAGCACGCGGAACGCGGCACCGCGGTGCATGAATGCGGCCATGTCTGCTTGCTCGGCGGCCACGACGCAATCGAGATGATCGGTCGAACCTTCAATGGGTTTGAGATCGATGAGAAGATGGCCGCCGACGTTCAGATTTATCTGGATCTCTGCCGCACCTTCACAGGCGATGGCTGGGAAGCCTCCACTGAACGCAAATTCAACCTGAAGAAGCTGAATCCGCCAGCACCGATGTTCGGCACATCCGACTTCTCGGCGGTGCATCGCGTCCGGCGCCGGCTAAAGGTGGTCGATTACAAGAACGGCTACCTCTATGTGAGCCCGCACACGTATCAGCTTTTGTACTACGTGCTCGGCGTGCTGTGCTCGCTGCCGGATGACGTGATTATCGAAGAGATCGAAGTCTTCATCGTACAGCCGAACGGCGACGGGCCTGCGGTCAAGTCCAAGACGTACACGGTCATGGATGTCTTCAACTGGCACGTAGAGTTGTTGGAGCACGCTCGCGCGACTCAGATGGAAGACGCGCCGCTGAAGGCCGGCGAATGGTGCAAGTTCTGCCCGAACGCCGGACGTTGCCCAGCCCAGGCAGAGATGGCGATGCAGACGGCGCAGATGGAATTCACGGCGGAGCCCATGCCTGGGCAGGACGTCGTCACATACTCGCCGCCGGACGTCCGCGTGCTCACGATTCCGCAGATTGACGCCATTCTATCCAGAGCGAAACTGGTTGAAGACTGGCTGGATGCGGTGAAACTGCTTGCCAAGGATATGATCGAACGCGGCGAGCCCGGACTCGATAACTGGAAGATCGTCCAAGGTTTGGGACACCGGTATTGGGTGAATTCGGACAACGCGGTTCAGACGTTGACAACGACGTGCCGTCTGACAGAGGATCAGATTTGGGACAAGAAGCTGAAATCTCCAGCAGAGATAGAACGCACCCTGCTTCCCATTCTGCGTGCAAACAACATCAAAGGCGAAAAGGCTAAAGGCGTACTGAAGCAGATTCTCGGTCCGCTGACTGATCGGCCGAAAACAGCACCGCGCTTGGTGCACTCGTCCGATCCAAATCCCGCGCTGCCGGCGCGCGGGGAAGAGTTCACAGCGGAGCTACCACCGCCGGCCGCACAAGTCTGACAGTCAAACACGTTACACAGTTAACCAGTCACACAGTCACGAAAGTCTGCAATGTCAATTTTTACACCGAAGTGCGTCATCTCCTATCCGCATCTCTGGAGCCCCGCTCCTGTGCGGAACAACCCCCAGTTCCAGCGGCAGCAGCCGCAGGAACCGCGCTACGGCTGCCTGCTTCTGATTCCGATCACGCTGGATGAGGAAGATCAGGCGCTTTACAACCAGATCATGGCCGCGCTGCAAGAGGCCGCGATTCGGAAATGGCAGAGCGTGGACGTGGTTCGCCAGATGCTTCAGAACAACCAACTTCGCATGCCGCTGAACCGGAACAACCTGAAGCGCGACGGAACGCCGAAGTGGGACAACACCAAGTTCCAATGCGTGATCAACGCCCAGAGCAAGGATGCGCCGGGCGTGGTGTCGCGCTGGGCGGATCCGAATGACCCGAAGCGCCGGCCGTTGAAGATCACAAACGCGGCTGAGATCTTCGCCGGCTGCATCGTCAAGGCGTCGCTCGGCGCCTACGCCTATGACCAGTCCGGCAACTGCGGCCTGGGTCTGGGACTGCGCAACATCCAGCTTTGGCAGAACAAGGACGTCGAACGTCTCGACGGCAAGATCGCGGCGGAGGACGAATTCCACGCCGAGATGCCGCCTGCCGGTGCGCTGTCCAGCCTGCCGGGCGGTGGCGGGCAAGCCGGCGGAAGCGTGTTCGATGGTGCCGGCGCTGGGCCGCAGGGCGGCGGCAAGGGCGCGGCGATCTCCGACCTGTTTAGCTGAACACGGAGCCCCGACTCAGGTTGAGTCGGGGCTTCTCTTTGGCAGAGGAGTCTCACGCCATGAGCCAAGCCCAACAGCCCGGTGTTGGCCATAATTCCGGACAGCCACCTGCACCCAAAACCGCGGACAGTCTGGGCGACAACCCAGGCACAGCGGAGCGCCAGCACGCTGTTGACCGTCTGCGCAGTATCGTGGACCGGATCGAACGACTCGAGGAAGAGAAAAAGGCCCTCGCGTCCGACATCCGCGATATTTACCATGAAGCCAAGTCGGCAGGTTTCGACGTCAAGGTGCTCCGCGCGCTGATC